CATTACCCTGATGATGACCCATATCAGGAGAGCAATGAAATCTATTATAATATGGTAGATTTCTTAGATGACTCAGAAGTACATCAAATCTGGGAAATTGTCGGCAAGGCAATGGACAGAAATAATATTGTCACAACAGACAATGAAAGTCTATCAGTCAGGGTGTATGATGAAATCAATGACGAGGACTAACTCATGGACATTCAAGACTTTGACATTTACCCACTACTGTCATTCAGACAGCGTGAACAACTAACAGACTTATTTTGTGAGGTTGTTGCTGAACATGGGTATGACCTTGATACCTTTGACTGGAATATCATAGGCACAGGAGCAAAGAAGCAATGAGTACTCAAAGAACTATCACACTCTTAGATGAGTGTCATGGTATCATTGACGAGCGTGATACTGCTATGTCACATGACTTAGTTGAGTGTATGTTTCATTTGTTAGACATACATCAATTAGAACAATTACAAGACATCATTACAAATCAATTTGCTAATGAATATTATGACTCTATAATCAAATGACTATCTCAAAAACACAACTTGAATATCTTACTCGACCACTAACTGAGGATACTGAATTTTTTATTCATAAATCAGATTTAGAACTCATACTCAGGACATTCAACTATCTCTTACAAAAACCTGTCACAAATGTGTTTACAGATTCCCCACTATGGGGTTGTCAATGTAAAGAGTTAGCAGAACATTTGACAATTCAAATCAGTTCAACTCTAAACAGAAGTACTCGTAAGAACTGGCAACTCGTCAAGTACAATAACCCTAGTAGTGGTAGGTATGGGAGACACCCTTACTCACATTATGGAACATACCCTGCTATTAGAGAAGAGAAGTACCCTTTCAATCATACAGTAGGTAAGTACTAATGAAAACTATTACTTACACTAATGATGAACTACACGCTTTTAGTGAGCATGTAACATGGTGCATCTATGAACAAGATCAACCAGTAGATGATAACTTAGAAAGTTTCATTCACAAAACATTATATGATAATCAAGCAAAAACTGTTGCTAACGATTATAATGAATGTGTTGACACATTATTGGACAGTATGAACAATGCCTGATATTTCACATTTCACAAGAGATCAATTACTTGCTTTGATGAATACCGTAGATTTTGCTATGGATAATGATGCAAGTTATGAGGAATATACCATTATAAAAAGTGGCACAACTGATCTACAAAGTATAAGAGATATACTGTACAATAAGATCATAGAACAGGGGTAAACCTATGACACATTTCAACTCATCATTTCCTAACTCATCAAAACAAGTTGGTTCGTTTACTGACATTATAGGTAGAGAATATACCATACTTCGTGAGCGTGTAAATGGTTACGTCCAATTCAACGTCAATGGTATGATCTTTGACAATTTCCAAGAGGTTCGTGAATACAGAGAAGAACTACAGTCTCATGGAGTTCGTGTATCGTGAAACAGAACTTATACTTGAAACTATTACGCAGACCGCCATTTTTCAAGATAGTGACTATTAGAGAAGAATTATCTAAGGTCACTCAAGAGAACTGGCGAGACATCAAATTAGACATTGACAACTATTTCAGAACATCATCATGACTTGCAATTTACCCCCTAACGCTTCTAAAGAAGAGATCACAACTGACATGGTCGAACAGTTTGTAGAGATACAACTGGACAACGCAGACACTCAATTCTTATATGAACTTGCTAAAGATCATTTACTGCAAGCATATGAGACGCTAACGTATGAAGAGGTAAAAGAAAGGATAATCTCATTATACGATAAGGAACTATGGTTAGAGTTGTTAGATAATGCAACTTTTACCTACAATAGCAAGAATATACCAGAAAGATATTGAGTGTACCAGTAATAATATTGTCACATTATCCATTGCAAGTGTTGATAGTGCTGATTATCATGTGTTTATACACATCAATTTATTATTATGCAAATCAGACTAGATGAGCGTTATTCACAATACTTAGAGTGGTGCGGTTGCCCTCGTCCTAAGTATACTGCAAGATTTTGTGATGACCTATTAGGTTATTTCGATACTCAAGAGGAAGCAATTACAATGTGTTTAGAACACCGCAGAGATTCACTTATTGACATGGGGTTATTATGAATTTCATAGTAACTGATGTTGAATATGATTTCAATGACTCACTAAGTGAGATATATTCTATCTCAAAAGATGAGCAAGATCAAATAGTTGCTGACACGTTAGGATTATGGTCAGCAACTGATGAGGACGATTTGATAGAGGAAATCACTTGTGCTAGTGGGTGGTGCATCAAATCTATTGACTATGATATACAACTCAAGGGTGTGCCAGTATGAATACTGTCTACTTTGACTTGTATTTCAAATCAGATCAATTATTATACTAAAAGATCAAACAATTATTCTTATGAACTCAGGGTATCACACCACATCTAACACCGATCTAAACAATGAGTTATCAAACTTTATTGATTATGTCGATTCATTCTATGGTCAGAATGACCCTGTTTATCCTATGAAATCTATTGTAGGCGATCTACCACTTGATAAGAGTGCTATTCTTGATGCCACTTATGAATACCTCTCAACTATCTCTAAGAGAAATTCTGACACCTATACATGGGGTGGTGGGGATTCACTTGATAGAGAAAGGGTTAGAGATATTCTATTGAATAGTGGATACTTTCTTACACACTTACAACATAAGGAGTTTTAGAGTGAACATTTCAGAAATTCAAAAAATCAACATGTTCGATAGGTATGTTATGCGAGGTGGTTTAGATACACTAGACAGCATACAAGAATTATGTCAAGAAGTTATGACTATGTGTGGTATGGACATACCAACGGATAGTGATATGTTCAATGATATAGTAACTGACGTGATAAAGAAATCAATCCCTAACACTCATAGGAGACTCAAATGAGAACATTTTTATATAAAGACTATCTCAATGACAATTATGGTAAGTTTTTACCTATTCAGACTATTGAGAGTGAGTATTTTGGACGTCACTTCTTTATTGACATTGCCTTTGAGTTCATTACAGCACCCTCTTATAAGGACGGTGGGTATGATGAGCAAGGATTTCAGTATGTAAGTGAAATGGTACAAGAGAATGGACTAGACGGTATTGACCTATCAAAACTATTTGACATCTATCGTGACCTTACATGGCAAGAAAATCATGATAGCAATGAAAAACATAGTAGTGAGTTCGCTTCATATATTGATGACGTTGAAAAGGGAAATATAGAATACTTATGACAGTTATATTACTGTCACATGAGTATTCTATTCTCATTCAATAAGGATTATACTACTATCAGATACAACAATTATTATGAACCCAAATCAACCAACATTCTTATTCACATGTGAGACACCTAACAAATTTGTAGGTGGAGACGTGTATTCTAATGATCTCAATAGTATAGAGGACTATTGCATAGAAATGGGTATAGATCATGGTTACAGTATTGTTAGAAACAATGTAACTGGGGAAATCGTATTTGAGCATGGCGATCAAATGATGCAACAAATAGAGGACGGTATCATATAATGGCATATTGTGATTCATGTGGTAACTATGATGACTCTCATGAGTCATCTAAGGACACTCAAGACTATCAACCTGACTTATATTACTATTGGCAATATCCCTTAGAAGAGGACTATCTAATGCCCAATGGATATGAGTGCATGTGTGAAATATGTTTTGATATTGCTAATGAAGAGGGCAAAATTCAATGGAAGTGTGCCAGTTGAGATAGTGTCACATTCGTTATTGATTTCTTCGTTCATTCGTTTATTATATTACTATAACAAACATTATTTCAAATGAGTAATCTAAACAATGATCTCTTACTTGAATCACTCTATGAGCAAGTAATCGAAGAGAATCCAAATTTATCTGAATCAGAACAGATAGAACTTACAAAACAGTTATTCGAGGACATGATACAATGATCTATGAACCAAAAACTGAGACTGTCAAGTTTTATAATGCAATGGCACTATATTTTGATGACAGCATCACATTTGAAGAATTTACAACTATCGTGGAGGATTTGAGAAATGAGGACATGTAAGGAAACAAGAGTGATTCTATCCCCTAAGGATAGAGCATATCTCAGAATAGAAACAAGTTATCGTGATCTCGCATATATCTACTTCACTATGATAGAGCAAGATTTTCGTGTATTGAACAAACCAATGTGACAGTTATCAAACTGTCTACAAATCGTCCAATAGTCTCACTATTCGATTATTATGATACCATAAGCAATTCATTTTATTATTATGCAATTTCAAATCGGAGACTACGTCAAGACTACTGAAGAGTTCAATAACTCTCAATGTGTCACATGTGTAGGTAAGGTTATTGGTCTAGGGGATAACTATGCTATCGTAAGAAATTATGATAGTACTTGTGAAGAATTAGACTTTATGAGTTTATTTCAATCTGACTTGCAATTAGTGAGAGATCTAATCTGATCTCTCATTTATCCTAATTAGAGAGGCGAAAGCGTGTATCAAATTATACATTACTTCGTCTATGCGTGTATGTGTGTACGCATGTGACACTTTTATTACTGTCTACTACTGTCACTATTACTCACAATACCGACTAATATAGTATCAAGTAAATCTTTTATTATTATGACTCTTTCAATTACAAAACGTGAGGTATTATCTCAAGTCAGATATAATCTCAAAGTTGAATCTATGAGACGTAAAAACATAGGTATCAAACAAATGAGTAAATTAGATAAAGTCTTTTATTGGTCAGATTTTACTGAAGCATTGTATAGAGATCAAATTATAACTGAATCTCAAATCCGTAGGTGGTCTAATCCTTATGAATTTCGTAACTATTAGAGATAAAATCAAAGAGTGTGACAGTTATATTAGTGTCACATTCTTTGTACAATTCTCATGAACTTACGTTTATCATAGGGTTATACAACATTTATTCAATCGTTATGGAATTTGATCTCAACCAACTAACCAACAAATATCTTTGGTCTACATTCTCAAAACCGTCTCAAGATACGTCTTTGTTTATGAGAATGTATTGTAACCAAAAAACTGTCAATACTGATGACCATAAAATTGGTAATACTGAGACTAAGGTACGTCAAGACGGTTCTAAAATTGTAGATGTATTTCTACATGGTAACCTTATATGCTCATATGACCCTACCAACTATGAGAATGAAAAGGTAAAATTGTATAGTGCTAATCACTTCACAAAAACAACTAAGGATAGACTCAACGCTATTCTATACTTGCATACTAATAATACTGTTAGAATCAAGCAAGTTAGAGGTAAGTGGATAGTATCAGATACAAAAACAGATACGGAAATAAATTTCTATGAGGGCATGGTAATTTTTCAAAAACCACTCACTCTTGCTGATGTATCAAATGATACAAAGATAGAAACTCAAATGGTTGTGGAGTGGACGGTATAAAAACCGTCCATTTTTACTTCCATTATTCAGATTATGCTTTTATAATGGATACATAAGCAATTTTATTTCAATCATGACTACTCTAAAAACAATTCTACTAGATGCAATAAACAATGATCTAGCATCTAGCACTTATGATAATCCTATTCTAAACAATAAGGATTATAAAAACTGGTCAGATAGTGACAAATTTGAATGGTGCTTTGATAGGTACATGGTAGAGGTAGGTGGTTATGAATCCCTAGAATATTGGTTCTCAGGGTTAGCACTTAGTTCAATTCCATTTACTTATTATGAAATTGAAAAGTTAGGATACAATGCTGAGACATTCTTTCAAGACTTATCTGACGAATTACAACTAATTACAGGTTATTCAGACAGAAAAGCATTTTATAACAGAAAGATACGCTCATAGGTATCATTTTATACCAGGCGCATAGGTTAGACTTCTTCGTCTAATCTATTCGTCTATTATACTAATTACTTCGTCCATTCGTCTATTTTTCTTATTATGTTCGTCTATTCGTCTAAATTACTGCAATTACTAGGTATTTCGTCTATTCTCCTAGTATGCTTATATGCTCATATTGTTTATAATATAACCCTATTATCTACATTATGAACTATAATAAAAAGGTATAAATAAATGTTTTTTATTTCTTTATACATTATTATAAATGTGCTATGTAATTGTACTCTTAGCGAGCATGCTATAAAAAGTCAAGTACATTTGATACAATGCTCACAAATCCACACATGAGTTTTCCACAGGTTTTTCCACAGAGTTTTCCACAGGCACTATGATACACTCACAGGTAACAAATGTTACACAGCACAATGATACAGCAGCATGTATCAAATGTTACATGCACACTATGAGGTATAATATGATACAATAAAAATAACAGTACATTTGATATTCTGTCAAGTACATATGATACAATCTCATGTATCAAATGTTACATGTATCAAAATATACAATGTATAAAATGTACATATCTTTTTTCCAGGAATTATGCTAGACTTAGGAGGGTGACTTTTGTAGAGATTATTTCATGGCAGGGGGAGTGTCGAACATTTTCTAAAGTCCTACCCCAGACTTGCTATAACCAGTATAGCAAAATCAGAAAAAGACTGCTGTACATATGATACAATTTGATGTGACATATGATACAAACTCATGTAACAGAAACAGTTGAGAAATTGGCACATTGCCTATTGTGTAGATTTGAAATCCAGACTAATATAGGTACATACAAAACATTATTTCATTCTTTATCATGTTCGGAACTGCACCTAACACTTACAAAATCAACACTAACTTCAATAATGTTGAGTTCAATGTAAGTACTAAGGCATGTCTCAAAGTTATTAGAAACAATCCTAAGGGAATCAACCTAACTGACATAGTTAGAACTTTACACCCTGATTTTGATTTCAATCTTCTAACTAAGCATAACTTCGCTAAAGCAATTCAACCCTTAGTCGTGAATCGTCAAGTGAAAGCGATTATGTCAGCATCTGGAAAGCGTGTTCAGATGTACAAACCAGTGAAACCTTCAAAGCGTGTTATCTTTGCTCAGTTCATAAAAGATATTACTGCTTAGTTTCCAGGATTTGACAGGTGGGTTCGTTCCGTTTACCCACCTCTGTTTTATAAATCATGTAACACAGTTCGTCCCATCTGTCAACCACATAACAAGCGTAATGTTCGCACCTCACACTCTCAGGTATCAGATTATACAGTGTATAATTTGTTACCTTTTTTATTTAATGTTAGCGTTGCCGATATTAATAAGTACCGTCTTTCTAACCTACAAACGTTTACCAACGAGCGAGGTACCGAGAAATCAAAATTTTTTTCCCGTACCAAAAACCCCCTATAGGTTTTAAAAAGCCTAGATACTCTGTATCGTTGCTCGGTATATTATGATAACTTTTGATACAAGTCCCTTAGAGTACTATAGGGGAAAAGGCAAAGATCCCATACGTGGCAGTACTAACAATGACACCTCTACATGGTCATTCATGTTAGTCAAGACAATTACATATGAAAGAGAAGAGCAATACCAGAGAGTAATCGACGCTTTAGATAATTTGACCAGAGAAAATTTTTCGAGTATAAAAGTGCCCTCCTTTGCTTTTTGTGCCGAGGGTATGAGTATTCAGTATCAGGTTCAGTATATCAAAGGAGGAAGTATTATATCCAGAGAGGAATGGTATACTCTATATGATGAACTGGTTGAAAGAGATAGTGAATACAGTTTTACAGATTATAAAAGAAAGAACTTCATCAAGTATCATGGTAACATCTATCCAGTAGATCTGAACAGTTATAGCAAGACACCGATTGAAGTCAGACGTACCCTGTGGAAAAGAGAAGAAAAGATGCCAAAGACATTATTCAATCAACAGGGAGAGAAGATATTCTACTAAGGTTTGACAACAAAGTACTTGTGTAGTACTGCAACCTGTTCGTCGTACTTAGCAATGGTATTGAGTTCTTTCTCGATTGCATCTGTGATATCTGAATGTTCACCGATACCAGCAGGGTTGGATAGGTAGACTTCTACATTTGCTACATGCTTGGCAATGTCTCCTTTTGCATGATCGAGTAATGCGTTGACTAATTGATCTCTCATTGTGAATTACGTGCATCAAAGTACTTTTGCATTGTAGCACCATACCATATCAGTACGGATACTTCTGCGAGAATAATGAAAGGAATAATCATTTTGTATAAGCGTTGATAAGTGGGTTGTTTAGGATTGCAGGATCTGCAAGAGATGGTTCATAGTCTTCTGGTATATCGAAGTCGATGTAATTGAAGTCTCCTCTTCTCTTTAGGTCTTCCATTTCGATGAGAATGGTAGCAGTTGCACCAAGATCATCTACCGCTTGTGCCATACGTCTGAATCCTGTGCCCACGATGAATTGTCCCACGACAACTGCAAGTGTCGCAGTTCCCCAGAAATAATAGTAGAAGGAAGACTTGACTTGTGCCTTTGCTTTTGTATAAGCATTCGGTTTCAGATGAGCAGTACTCATCAATGGTTCTCCTGCTGCTTTTGCAGCATCACTTGCTGCTTTAAGATTCGCCAGAGATTGTATGTCAGATTGGAATCCTTTTTTGGACTTCATTATAAAACTTGTGTCTCTCTATATTATAACACTAATAGGAATGTTCTTCAACCCCTTCTTCGACTTCAAATGCTGAATAAGATATATCTTCTTTAAAATAAGATCTGTATATTCTTCCCCATATGATCTTAAACTCCCCTTCTGATAGATCTTTGAAGAGACATTCTCCTCGAAAGTAAATGTGGTAAATCATTCTTCTGGCGTTTCTGTAGGGTGTTTGAATACTAACAATTCCTCTCCGTACTTCACTCCCTCCATTTCGGGATGTGGTGCCGGAAGTTTTGTCTTAGGTTTATTTACTTCTTTGAATACTTCTCCCATGCTCCGGAAAAAGAATGCAAACGTCATTCCTGCAAGTGCAAAGAATCCGAGTAGATATACTGTAATGAAAATGGTGTTCATTTCTTTTTGGTTCTATTTTCCCATGCTATGAATGCTTTATAACCTAAGTAACCTCGTGCCAAGTCCACTGCTACGAACGTTATACATCCGATCAGTATGACTTCCATTACTGTATCAACTCTGGTAATGGATCTCCCTCGTCAGGCGGGAGCGTACCTCTTCTCATCCGTAAGTCTCTCAACTCATCGAAGTCTTTCTTCTTTGTTCCACCATCATACGGCCATGCATAACCTTCACCGATCATTTCCTCATTGAGTGATACAGTAGCATCCCCAACATATAACCAACCAAGAAGCCGACCATACTTACCCACGCCACCTTTGAGTTCGGTTCTGATAATAAGTTCATCTTCTCCTTTTATAGTATCGTCAAGTTTCTTCTTCAACCAGTTAGTCGCATCTATACCCAGTGCCTTCTCTTCTAGATCTCTTGTCCTCTTCTCAGGAGTATCGACTCCGGCAACCCTCACTCTCTCCTTCTTCATCAAATCAAATCCCAAATCAATCGTCACATCTATAGTGTCGCCATCGACAACTCTGTTGACTTTGACTACACGAAAGTTATAACAACTCTTACGACTTGGTGGAACCATCACTCCCATCATTCATCTCCTTATAAGCCATACTCAGTATATAGTAGATATACCAAGACACGATTACGAGCAGAATTGCTATCATCCAGACGACTCCCCAGACTATCACAGCATCTTCTCCACAATCGGTTTCATGAATTTTACGATATCAATATTTCCCTGCTTTGTCGGATGGAATGAATGGGGGTTTACCATACCTTTTCTCTGTAGTAAATCAATCCGATGGCAGTCATCAAACCAATCTGAGAAATGGAACTTGTCTTTATTACCTCTCCAACCATTTCTTCTTGCCAGAGTCGTACACATATCTTCTTCTAATGCAGGATTTGGTATGACACCAGTAGTATTCAGTGTCTCAAAGAATGCATAGGGCACTCCGAGTGCATCAAAATAGTGCTGCCAATGAAGTATATTGTTTGTCAAGTCTCTCAGAAATACTTTTTCGTCAAAATGTTCCTTGAAATAGGCAAAAGTATCGAATCCAGTCTTCTCCCTTTCTCTCAATCGGTTAGTAGGATCGTTTTTTGCTTGATTGAATGACACAGATGAGTAACTTTTGAGTCTATTGAACCATAATTCATCACGATAGATGGATGTAATACCCCATAAGACAGCAGTATTTTCCCAATCTACCTCATTTTCTGCAAAATATTTGGTTGCACGACGGAATTGTGACTGATTTGATGACCCACCCTTCGATATATTGATGTTTGTAAGGTTCAATTCATCACAAAGTTTGAGTCTCCAGCATGTATCGTCTACAAAATCTCCTTTTCCACCTTCTTTTTTGAATCTTGCCTTGTAAGTTGCCTTGTCGACAGGGTTTTCTGCATCATAATATGACCCAATACCAAAAACCCAACTGCATCCGAGTGTTATAAGGTTCATATTTTGATTACTTCGTCGAATAACTTTGCTATTCTAGCATGTGCTTCACGAGTTGGGTGGTATGAGTAAGGATTTACTAATTCTTTCTTCTCTAAAAACTTCATTCTCCTACTATCATCGTTGTTGAACTGCGAAACATGGTACTCATCAGGGTCATAATTATCAAATTCAAGGTCTTCACATAGTATAGACATCAAATCTCTGTATTTTCTATCATTGAAGAGCATCCTATCTATAGGAATAGGGTAGTCATGATGGTTGAATGTGTCAAACCAGTAGTTTTCAATACCCATTCCTTCAAAAAAGAGGTTCCAATGCCTCATCTTATGTGAAAGTTCTTTGATTTTTTGCTTTTTATCGAAGTGCCACTCCAAATGATGGTTGACATCAAACCTTTTATGCTTCATATTGACATCTCGATTCATTCCATGACCATATAATACGTTCTGATACCCCGATTTACCTTGATGGTTCTTTGTCAACCATATCTCATGCCTGAAAACTGAGGTGATACCCCATAATACTACGACTCTTTCTCTAGGTTTCTTCTTGAAGTAGGTGGTTGCTCTACGAAACTGTCTATCATTACTACTACCCATCTGTGAAAAGTTGAGATTAGTACACTTCCACTTCTTTGTAAGCAATCCTCGGAAGGATAATTCATCACAGAGGATGTCATCATCATTTTTGTCCTTATATTCTTCTTCCTTCATGCCCTTCTTGTATGCCACACCGACACCACGAGTCCATGAACAACCTAATGTGACTAATAACATGGACAACTCATCATTATTTTGAAGGATCTCTGATATTTGTCCTTGAACAACTTACGAAACATGATCATTGTCATGATATGTGTCTGTTGGAATGCTATTTTTTCCATGATGAAGGTAGATACCCAAAGGTATTTTTGAAATCTGTGTAATATCTAGACATGTAGAGGTGAGCACTATGCAAATCCTGCTCTTCTAGGTCATCTATATCACTTTCCCACTGATCTTGTAGGAATGGGAGGTGAGGAGCACGACTTCCCATGTTGGGAACGTAACAATTGTCATGAAGTTTTGTAATTTTATACGACAAAAAGTTACTTAGTGCTTCGAGTTGCTCTTTTTCTTGATTTTTATCCCACAAATCTTCCATTATGGTAACATAAGTATTATCTACACCGAATACAGAGGCAAATTTACTGTATGCTCCGGAGAAATCACATAAAGAACTACAACAATCCTGTTTTAGAAGGTGAAAGAACAGTTGTTTGTGTTTTTTCTTGCGAATTAGGAATCTAGTCTTCATATCTTCCTTATGTTCGACGGAATATTCAAATTTTTTGTTCAATAAACTACCAACTTCCGAAAAATAGCGTCTTACTGGGTCACGAAACTGAAAAGTGACCTTTACATTGAAGTGTTCTCGCAATTTAGGAGCAACTTCCGCCCAAAATTCGTATGGAAGTGCGTAATTTCCGTTTGTGAAGTCGCAAACTGCTGCATAAGTGTCTTTTACGGTCTCCCAATGACTCTTCCAGTAAGAAATGTAGTTTTCTATTGACGGAGGACTTGCCAAATACGGGTCTAGCGGAGTTTTAACCGCAAATTTGTTTTTTTGCGACAAGTATTGACCCCAAGGATGATTAGAAGGACGCTTATTGTATAAATTTTGACCAGAACAGTATATTTCTTTGAAATGATCTTCGTATTTTGGATATTCGCATAATCTTTTGAGATACCAGTTCTCTTTCAGGTGTCCCATGTGTGCATATTTGTTATCAAGCGTCAAAGTATAGTGGAAGGGAGTGGTCGCTGCCCATCCGACGCCAGGATTCAATAATAATGTTGGTTTAGACATATATACAGTAGTTATGGTGGAACAAATGTCCTATGACGTCTACCTAGATAATGAGATTGTTTTTTCTGTACTTACTAGACAGCAAGCAGAAGAAAAACGTGACCAAATGCAGAAAATGATTATGGCAGGACTAAAAACTGATTATACTGCCGAGCAAATCTCGATAAAGTATCACTCGTAATGAAACCCACCCTATTTCTGAATGTTGGGACCGGATGGTCTGGTACAACTCCATTATATTATACATTAGGGTGGTACAATAAGTATTGCCACAGTGGGCATCGTAAAGAGAAGGGATATTTGTGGTTGATGGACTTATCCGAGACCAGAAACACATTTGAGAGGGTCAAATTCTACAAACAGTTCTTCGGACCTTCAAAACAATCAACTACAAACCGAAAACCCAAGATATTCACACATGAGTCGAAATATATTGGTGGAAACTGGACACCAGAGGAAATAAACTATTTTTGGAGTCCTCCATTTACGATAGAGAAGTATATTGAGTATTATATCAAGCATTGGGACTTTATAAAACACGATTACAAGGCAGTGAGCGATTTTTCCAATCCTAACGGACAATGCTCTCCAGAATTCCTAAGAAAATATGCTCCTGCACTCAAATCCGTGTTTGACGTAAAAATTCACGTTGTCTTCCGTGATCCATTACGCAGATTGTGGAGTTTGCGTCAAAAACAAAATCCTAAAGACCCAGTTAGGCAATTTATGAAGATGGGAGTCGATTTTGGGTATGTACAGTTCTTTCTAAAGTTTGTAGAAGCGTTTGGACTCGAAAATTGCCATATGACGATTATGGAGGAATTTTGGAATGGGGAAACGAAGGAATTATCGGATTTTATCGATTATGAGATAAAGGAAGTGCACCCAAACGCATATGTGCCCGATTTAGGTCCTAATGCTCCTAGAATCCAATATTTGGACGATCAGTGGGAGTCTGATATCATGCATATGCCAAAAGAGGTAAAAGAGTACGGATTGAACATGTTGAAACCCGTCTATATACATTTCAAGGATTACTTCGGTGATCTTCCCGAACAGTGGAGTAAATTATGATCTGGCCATTGAATAAAATCGCTACATGGTGGAAACTGAAGAAAATTAGAGAAGAAGACCCGTATATTTACGAAGATGACGAATATGACGCAATGTTGGACGAAGATAACGACTATGAGGATTTGAGTGAAGGAAGATGATTGGTTTCTCCGAAGGATTCCATGATAGTGCTGTTGCGTGTGTCAATGGCGGTGTAATTACCTATGCCACGCATGGAGAACGCTTTTCGAGAAAAAAGCACGACAAAAAGTTGTGTATAGAAGCTGCTGCGACTGCTCAAGCATTAAATATCTTTGATGACGTAATATCCTTCTATGAACGACCTCTACCCAAGAGAATCCGGCAATTTACCGCAGGACAGAAGGCATGGAGGCGAAATAGAGAATTATGCATGCAACCAACGTATTATTGCGAACATCACATGTCTCATGCTGCTGCTGCGTTTCAAACCAGCGTTTTTGAGGAAGCAGCATGTGTGGTGGTCGATAGTATCGGAGAATGGGACTGTAGTTCGATCTGGACTGCAAAAATGGTTGATGGTAAGGCAAAATACAAAAAAGTATGGAATATGCGATATCCCAAGTCAATTGGACTGTGGTATTCCGCATTGACGAAATGGGCGGGTCTGAGACCGTTAGATGAGGAATATATCTTCATGGGCATGGCAGCGTACGGAGAAGCGAAGTATATTGACGAAGTTTCCGCATTATTGCACCAAAACAACCATAAGGGCATAAAAGGGTTACATGGTGCTCCGCACGACATTGCAAAGAGTGCAGAAGTGGTTTTAGAGTATGAATTGAAGAAAATCTTTGAAATAGCACTAACTTACTCAAAAAACATCTGCTATGGCGGTGGAGTCGCTCTCAACTGCGTTGTAAACACCAAACTAAGGGAAATGTGCAATTTATGGATTATGCCGAATCCAGGCGATGCTGGAGGTGCCTTAGGAGCAGCATTGATCCCATATGGCGAAAAAGTGCAATTCTCGCCATTCTTAGGTTATAATATTCTTAGAAAACCAGATCCTAATGAAATCGTCGCAAAACTCCTCTCAGAAGGAATCGTGGGGGTTGCAAATGGCCGTAGTGAGTTTGGTCCTCGTGCTCTCGGTAATCGAAGTCTATTGGCGGATCCACGCAAAATTTCAACAAAACACCAAGTAAATGCGATAAAAAGGCGTCAGAAGTTCAGACCTTTCGCTCCTGCGATATTAGAAGAGTATTGTACGGATTATTTTGAAATGCCAGGACATTCGAGATATATGTCGTATGTTTATCAATGTAAGCGTCCACACGACATTCCTGCGGTTCTACACGTCGATAATAGTGCTAGAGTACAAACTGTACCAGAATCATCAGAATCCATCCTCAGGGAGATCCTAGAGGTGTGGTATGAGCATACAGGTTGTCCTGTGCTTTTGAATACGTCATTGAATATAAGAGGTATGCCTATGGTAAATGACTTTTGTGACGCACTCAACTTCTCCGCAAAGTACCGCGTTGACGTATACTAAATAACGCAGTATAATGAATTGAAAGATCTTTCGGAATGGCAAAAGGATTCAAAGTGGTCACCACACCACCAGCAAAAAGTGGTAAAGCGGAAAAGTCTAATGAGTTTTCCATAGAAGCAGCAAGAGAGTTAGTCAAGGGCAAAACTTTCATATTCTGTTTACCTGGTAGAACTGTTTCATACGTCTATCTAAAAAACTTTGTACAGTTAGCATTTGAGATTGTACAGAAGGGCGGTACTCTACAAATATCACAAGACTACTCATCTATGGTAAACTTTGCCAGATGTAAGTGTCTAGGAGCAAATGTTCTCAGAGGTCCTGATCAGTTACCATGGGATGGTAAGTTGAAGTATGACTATCAGTTATGGATCGACAGTGACATCGTATTCGGTCTAGAACAGTTCTATAGACTTCTTTGGATGGATAAGGACATAGCGGGTGGTTGGTACGTCACAGAGGACGGAAACACCACATCCTGTGCACATTGGATGGAAGAAGAAGATTTCAAAGCAAATGGTGGTGTAATGAACCACGAGATGTTAGATGGTATACAAAAGAGAAGAAAACCATTTACAGTTGACTATTCTGGATTTGGTTGGTTGCTAATCAAGCATGGTGTGTTTGAGAATGAAAAAATGAAGTATCCATGGTTTGCACCACAGATGCAAGTATTTGAATCTGGTGAAGTACAAGACATGTGTGGAGAAGATGTATCATTCTGTTTAGATGCACAGAAGGCAGGATACGAAATATGGGTAGATCCTAAATGTAGAGTCGGTCACGAGAAGAATAGAATAATCTAATTTTCTATATACGATTGAGTATGCAATATAGGAATGGACGACAGATACGATATCTACGTCGACGGGGTCAAGACACATGAGAGCATATCCGAAGAAGAAATGGAAGAAGTCACTCAAGATTTGGCGGACGAATTCTACGAAAACGGTTGGCCACACCCCAAAGATGTAGAAGTAAGATACCTAGGACATGAATAGGGTTCCATGCGAACCCTTTTTTTGTGACACTAAATAGATAAATATACCGAGAACTCCTTCCACGACGGAATAGTGCCACTACAGAGAACATCAGAACCGTTCAGAGATATATCTTTGACCTTCAAACGTCATCCTGTGACGAATGATATTATAATGCTAAAAAATGAAGATGCAATCAAACGTGCAGTGCAGAACCTTGTACGCACCCAGATTGGTGAGAGATTTTTCAATACAAATCTAGGCACTAGAATTACTTCTTCTCTGTTTGAATTAGCAAATGATGATTATATTGAACCAATTCAAACTGAAATAGAAATGGTCATAACACAGTATGAACCAAGAGTAATTTTACAACAAGTCGTAGTAGAAAGCAGACCAGAACAAAATGCTTTGGATGTTTCTATACAATACAAGATTGTGGGACTCAATGCACCCTCACAGAATGTCCAATTTATTTTAGAACCAACTAGGTTATAATGGCACTACAGCAATTTACAAACTTAAACTTTGAGGATATAAAGTCATCCATAAAGGATTACCTTAGAGCAAATACTCAATTCAAAGATATGGATTTTGAAGGGTCTAACCTTTCTATCCTAATTGACATACTAGCGTATAACTCATATACCACAGCATACAATACAAATATGGCGATCAATGAGACATTCATTGATAGTGCCACTCTGAGAGAGAATGTAGTATCATTAGCAAGAAATATAGGTTATGTTCCAAGATCCAGAAGAGCAGCGAGAGCAACTGTCAATTTCAGTGCATCGGGTATAACATCTACAACAAAACAGATAACATTTCAACCAGGTGTAATTGCAAACGGTTCAGTATCAAATATAAACTATGTCTTCTCTCTACCTGAGGCTGTGTCATTCAATGCCTTCAATGGATCATCTAGAGGTGTGTTGGTAATATATCAAGGTCAATATGTCACTAACTCATATGTCGTAGACAATAACAATCCTAGTGAGAGATATGTTTTACCTAATGATGGTATAGACACTTCTACAATTAGTGTAAAGATAAGGAATAGTTCTACTGATAACACAACAACAAGTTATGAGTTAGCAGATAACATTATAGGAATTACATCAACATCTAATATCTACTTGTTACAAGAGACAACAGATGAGAAATACGAACTCTTATTTGGTGATGATGTATTCGGTAAAAAGTTAGAGTCAGGAAATATAATTGATATTAGTTACATAAAGACTAATGGTAAAGCAGGAAATGGTATAGAAAACTTCAATTTTGCTGGTCTTATAAAGGATGAAGATGGTGCTGATGAAACAGACTTTAGAATGTTCCTTTCTGCTAATGAAAAATCCGCTAATGGTGATGAGATAGAACCAGTAGAGTCTGTCAAATACTATGCTCCACGTTTATATGCAGCACAGCATAGAGCAGTGACTGCTAATGACTATGAAGCAATAATCCCATCAATATATCCAAATATAGAATCTGTGAGTGCCTATGGTGGAGAGGATCTCAATCCACCACAATTTGGTAGGGTATTCATAGCAGCAAAACCAAAGAATGGTTCGTTCTTGTCAGAACTAACAAAGAAGCAATTACTCAATTCACTGAAGAATTATTCCATAGCAGGAATAGTTCCATCATTTGTGGATCTAAAATTCTTGTATGTGGAGATTGATTCGTATATTTACTACAACTCAAACTTTGTAGGTGATCCTGACAATCTAAAGACAGATGTAATAACTTCACTATCACAGTATGCATCAGGCACTGAACTCAATAAGTTTGGTGGTAGATTTGCTTATAGTAAAGTATTGTCAGTTATAGACAATGTAGATACTTCTATTACGTCTAACATAACTTTAGTAAAAATGCGAAGGAATATCAATACTAAGATAAACCAATTCGCACAATATGAATTATGTTTCTTGAATCAGATATATGCACCAAATGAGAAATACAATATTCACTCAACTGGATTCAATGTATCTGATGTGGTGGGTACTTGTTACTTTAGTGATATAAAGGTCAATGAGGACTCAGGAACACTATTCATGTTCCAGATTCTAAATGATGAGAGTATCAAAGTTATATCAAATAACTTTGGACGTATTGATTACAAGGAGGGTGAGATAGTATTAGACACAGTAAACATCACATCAACAATAGAGAATGATGATGTAATTGAGGTAGAAGCAGTACCTCAGTCTAACGATGTTCTTGCCAAAAACGAATTGTACTTGCAGTTTGACATATCAAAGAGTGATTTCTACACAAGAATAGATAGCATCTCTACTGGTGCTAATACATCAGGTTCTAGATATCTTCCAGAGTCAAGTTACTTTGCAGATAAGAAGGTTAGAGGAGCAATTATCACAAGCACCACTACAGAAACAACTTTAGTGGGATATGTGAATGGTCAACCATATTATGGAGAATTCCATGTTATGGCAGGAGGAAACAAGATGACAGGTGCAACACATACAGTTGCAAGTCAGCAGATTACAGATACACCACAGACAATTAGCAATAGCGGATACTAATGATAGAAACCTCGTTATCTAGAGTCAAAATCAATGAAGTAGTTCAGAGTCAAATACCTGAATTCATTGATGCCGATAATCCTAACTTCGGTGATTTCTTAAAACAATATTATCTCTCTCAGGAATTCCAAGGGGGACCTGTTGATATTGCTGAGAACCTTGTTGACTACAAGGGTTTAGACTTTCTAAACAATAGGAACCTAATCGGATTCACTTCACTATCTCAATACCTCAAGGGTAGAGAAGATACGATATATGTTGACTCTACAAACGGGTGGCCAACCTCTTACGGTTTGTTGAAAATTGATAATGAGATCATTACTTACACAGGTATAGGAAAGACAACATTTACAGGTTGTATAAGAGGTTTCAGTGGTATAGAGAATAATAAAAAAACGAATCAACCAGAATATCTAACATTTACAAAGACAGGTATAGGAACACATGCTAATAATTCACGTGTAGAGAATCTTAGTAATGTATTTCTACAAAATTTCTATAAGAAACTAAAAACACAGGTGCTACCTGGTTTTACTGAGAGAAGTTTACATGGAAAGGTTTCTAAGGGTAATTTTATAAGACAAGCGATAGACTTCTATCGTTCAAAGGGAACAGAAGAAGCATATCAGATATTATTTGGTGCACTGTATGGTGAAAAGGTTGAGATGATTCAACCAGCAAAGTTTTTGATCAAACCATCAGATGCAGATTATATTAGGACAGAAACTATAATTGCAAAACAGGTTCAGGGTGATGCTCAAAAGTTATCTGGACAAACATTGTTTCAGAACACTAACCCACAGACCAGTGGGTCGATATACAACGTAGGTAGTAGTATAATTAATGGTGAAACATATTACAGTTTCGCTATTTCTGAAGGAACAACCTTTGGAAAATTTGTTCAAAAGAATAAAACCTATGTTACATCAAGTACTCCAGTTGGATCTACTGTTATTAATGTTGATAGCACTGTGGGCTTCGACACCTCAGGTAAATTCAATATTGGGAACGTTTCTTACTCGTATACAGGAAAGAACTACACGCAGTTCACGGGCATAACAAGCACAACAACTCTTATAGGGTTAGGTACTACAATCACACAAGGACCTGACGCTTATGTGTATGATGATAATACTTTAGTCACAGTTGAGATAGTAGGATCTCTTACTAAATTCAACGGTTCTGCTCTAAACCAAGTAGAAGATAGTTCTATAAATGTAAAGACTGTTGGAAAGGAACAGGATAGTCTAAGATGGTCTAGTTGGATTCATAATGTATCTCCCAAATATAATGTTGTAACCTTTAGAACTCTGTCATCATCAAGTTATGAGTTGACTCTGAATGCAGAGCACTCATTGTACTTTGGTGACGAGATAGAAATAGTAGATGCAGATGGTGTAATACTGAATGGATCAGTTGTAGCACTACTATCTGACACAAGAGTATCTGTAACATGTGGAACACTATCAGAACTGAAAGAATATTATGTACGACGAAAAATCAAGACTAATCTCGGTGCCTCTGCTGACATACAGAACAGTTACTCTGATTCTTCAGAGAATGTGTTTGTTGCGTCCAACTCCATCCCTCACTGGACAATCAATCCACAGAAAAGAATAAGATTATTTGATACTGTCAATGAGTCATTAGGTACAACAATCAATATTGCAGATCACAATTACTATGATGGTGATCTTGTTACTTACACAGTAGCGGTAGGAAATAAACTTACTAACTTCAATGTGGGTGAGTCATATTATGTAAAGAGACTTACTCCAAATAGCATTGCTCTTGCATATACTGCTGAGAACATTAGAAGTGGAAAATATATAACTGCGTTTACATCTACAGACTTAGCATCTCTTTCAGTTCATAATCTTACACCAAGTCTCTTTTATGGTACTGAGATAGGACCTCAAAAACTATTACGTAAATTCCCTAAACCAGTATATGCTGACGACCATGAGAAGACTAAACAGGGTGGAGTAGGTTTATTTGCTAATGGTGTTGAGATATATTCATACAAAGCAACAGACACTGTAAACTTTGGAACATTAGAAAGTGTTGATGTTCTTAACACTGGTGATGATTATGATGTTATAAACCCTCCTAGTCTATCTGTGACACAGGTAGGACATTCTGGGGTCGGAGCATCTGTTATAGCACAGATGAAAGGAGAACTTACCGATGTTCTTGTAGAAACACCAGGTTTAGATTACTTGGAGACACCAACAGTATCAATCGTAGGTGGAAACAATAAAGATGCAGTTGTAAAAGCAGTTATGAAGATTGCTCCAATCACATTGGAGTTTGACAGCACCTCACAAGGAGGTATCGTAAATACTGCGACTGATAGATTTGTATTCTCAGACCCTCATGGATTAGTAGATGCAGAAGAGATTATATACACCACCAATAGTAGTACACCCATAGGGATAGGCACTACACCTGGCACATTAGTTGATACATCTCCATACTTTGTAGTAAAAATCAACGACCATGAGTTCTTCCTATCAGAGTCTAAGAATGAAGCATTGTTAGGTATAGGAACTATTCCTATATCACAGAATGGTGGTGGATTACATCAGTTCAAAACAACTCGTAGAAGACTTACTGTAGATAAGATTGGTATAGAAAATTCTGGATTATTCTACAATAGAAGACTAGAGACTGTATCTGGTATAAACACTTATATTGATCATATCAATATTGATAGACATGGTTTTGAGTCAGGAGAGAAGATAAAGTACTCTTCATCTATAGGAGCTGCTGCTGGTCTAACAAATAACTCAGAATATTATGTTATAAAGATTGATGCAAACTCCTTTAGATTATCATCATCAGAAGATCTTTCAGACCATGTTGATATAACATCTACAGGTAGTGGTGTACATACATTCCAAGATCCTCCCATCAACATTGTTATCAATGGTAGACAGGGAATCAGTACATTCAATGCTACAGCACAACCATTGATACGTGGTAAGATTATAGGAGCACATGTCAATAATAAAGGAACTGACTTTGGATCTAAGGTTATAAACGATGACTTCAAACCAGATGTTACAGCAGTCATAGGTGACAAAGCATTCTTACAACCATTCATTATCAATGGTAGAGTAGATCAAATAATAATCAAATCAGGTGGTGAGAACTTTGTCAGTATCCCTGATATAGTGATCACTGGTGATGGTGTAGGTGCAAAGGCAAAGGCAGTTGTATCTGGTGGTAAGATAGTTGCAATCAATATGATTGAGAAGGGTGCAAACTATACACAGTCAGCAACAACTGTAAAAGCAGAAACACCTGGTGATGGTGCTATATTCTCATCTAATGTAAAAGAGTGGACAGTCAATCAGGTAGAGAGATATGCAAAGATAAATGACGTCATGCCTGATGATGGATTCTATGAGGTTCAACGTGATTCTGAATTAGGTAACCCATATGTAAACTATTATGTTCCTCGTAATCTAAGAACATACCTAGGTGACAATGGAAGTGAACACTCTCCTATCTTGGGTTGGGCATATGACGGTAATCCAATCTACGGTCCTTACGTTTACAAGGAAGCAGATGGTGGTGGTGGATTAGATTATATCAAGTCATCTTACGATAAGTTGACTGGTGAAAGAACTAACGGACCTTCTATCACAGAATATCCTTCTGGATTCTTTGTAGAAGATTTCACATACACACCTGGTAAAGGTGATCTAGATGAGCACAATGGTAGATTTGGTGTAACACCAGACTATCCAAATGGAGTATATGCATACTACACAACTGTACAACCATCTCAAGTTGCTAATGCTGGTAACCCATTCAACCGTGCTAGAGTTCCAGTATTCCCATATGTAGTGGGTGACTCATACAAATCTAAAGTAGAACCACTAAATCTAGGGTATAACTTTGATCAAGATGTGGATCCTGTATCATACGGTTTAATTAGAAACGTCAAACCTTATAATATCAATGATTATGAATTTATCTCGAATTCTCAGAAGAACACAAAACTCGCTTCCAAAATCATACGTGCAAGCAGTGGTAGTGTTAGTGGAATTGACCTTATCGATGGCGGTAGCGAGTATCGTGTTGGTGACGCTCTACTATTTGATAATGAAAGAACCGATGGATTTGGTGCAATTGGATCTGTTCGCAAGATTTACGGACCACAACTCAATAACATCACGACAACAGTACAACGGTTACCAGACACAACTTTTATATACTCTCCTGGACAGATTACAGGTATAACAACTGTACCTCATGGATTCCTAACTGGAACAGATGTAAACATAAGAAATGTATCTGGAACAGAGCATGATGTAATACAGGGTATGCATAGAATTACAGTTCCTAGAGTAATCTCAGGAATTGCAAGTGCTATAGAAGACTTAGGTGGTGGTGGCAACTCAGGTCTTACCACCAGCATCAGACTTGTTGATGATGTAAACAAATTCAAAGTAAATGACATCATCAGAATTGATCATGAAGAGTTGAAGATATTTGGTATTGATACATTACAGAATGAGATAGATTGTCTAAGAATACAAAATGGAACTCCTGGCACAGGACACACTGTATTCAGTAAAGTTGAAAAATTAGTAAATGAATTTACATTCCCACTATCAGGTTGCCCAGAAACACCTGTAGATTACACAGTTTACTTTGATGCTGCAAATGTAGTTGGTGCTGGTTTGTCAGCAGGAACTGGTATAGGTCATACTATCAATTCAAAAGACTTTGGTACACGTAAGATACCAACACAGACAATCTTCTTACCAAGACATAGTATTCAGCATGGTGAGAAACTTTCATATTCACCTGGTGCTGGTACAACTCTTTCATATCAGGCACCTGGCGTTGGTACTGCATCTGGTTGGTCTGCACCTTTACCATCAGAAGTATATGGTTATGTTATAGATCAGAATCTAGTAGGTATCGTAACAACTGTTGCTGGAATTAGATCTTCCTCAGAAAGAGTCTTCTTCTACCCAGACCAGACTGGTATTGGTAACACACACTTCTTCCAGACTGTCAGAGGACAAATCACAGGTGACATAGACATTGTCAAGGTTACTGCTACAACTAATGAAGAACATACCCTGAGACCCCTTGATATCATTGACTTGTCAGTGGTCTCTACTGGTACAAGTTCTCTTACTATGTCTTATGATTCTGCTACTAGATTTGTAAGTATAGGTTCATCTGTCAACCCACTCATAAAGGTTAGAGAAGGTGACTTGTTAGAATTTGATGTTTCTAATGGTTCATTACAGAATACTAAATTAGAGTTTTACGAAGACCCAGAGTTCAAGAAGCAATTTGTAGGATCTGGTGTCTCTGCTATGGAGATCACATATACAGCAGCACATGGTGAAGCTGGTGGTAAAGCATCTATAAGATTCACACCACAAGCACCTAAGGTTGTATATTACAAACTGGCATCTCAGGATATATCAAAAGTTATTGAGACTAATAAAGATATTGATGATTATACTAAGATAATTGTTATACCAAGTGAGTTCACTGGTAAGGGTACAATCACTTCAGTAACCAGCACCTCCTTTGACTACTTTATAGATCAAGAGGCAGAAAGAGTAGGTTATACTACCAACACTGCTGTGATGTCATATACAACTGAATCACAGAACGATCACGGTCCTATAGCACAGGTTCAACTTGTGTCTGGTGGTGTAGGGTTCAAAGATATACCTCAAGTCTCAGTGGCGAGTACAACTGGTAGGTCAGCACTCATAGAAGCAAGAGGAGATGATATTGGTAGACTTGATGAAGTTCAACTTATAGACATTGGTTTTGATTATCCTTCTGATAAGACACTAAAACCACAGGCAGCGATGCCACAGGTTGTATTCCTAAAAGATAACTTCTCAGTTGACACTGTAGCAATTACATCTACAGGTGGTAAGTATCTGACTGCACCTGACCTTGTTTTATTCAATACTAAGACAAAACAAGAAAATAGTCTTACTCAATTCAGAGCAGAGTTGAGTGGATCATCAGTATCTGATGTACAGGTAATCAGTGGTGGTGGTAACTTGAGAAGTGGTGATAACAGTCTATTCTCTGTCAATAATACTAACGGTGTTGGTATTGTTACCGTCACATATAGTGCTCCTACAGTCACTGTGACACTACAGACACCTACCACTGGATACGATGCAAGTAATCCTATACCATTTGCAGTTGGTGATAGAGTTTTTGTTGAGAACGTAGGTGTGACAACAGGTCATGGATATAATTCATCAACTTATGGATATGAGTTCTTTACATTGAAGTCAGTCAATCAAGCGACTGGATTAGTCAACCAAGCAACTATACAATATGATGTAGATGTAGATCCTGGTAATTATGATCTTGGTACATATGGTTCAGTATCTAATGAGAAGGATGTTGCTAAGTTTGATGTTGGTCTAAAAGAAGGTGAGTTCTTCAAAGGTGAAACTGTTACTACATCTAGAGGAAAGGTAGCAAAGGTTATTACTGGAGAAGGTAAATCAAGAAACGTTCTACGTGTTGACAATATAGTTGGATTCAGCACAGGTGACAGTCTAATAGGTCAGTTATCAAATGCTGGTGGTACTATAGACAAACTAGCAGATTATGAAGGATCATTCGATGTAGGTGTATTCCACAGTAAACCATTTGGATGGGAGAAAGATACTGGTAAATTATCTAACAGAGATCAAAGAATACAAGACAATGATTATTATCAGCAGTTTGCATATTCACTAAGATCACAAGTTGGTATCTCATCATGGGGTGAACCAGTTGATTCACTTGCACACCCTGCTGGATTCAAGAAACACTCTGATCTTCTTATATCATCTGTACCTGTAGGTCTTGGTAGCACTGCTAATGGTATCGTTGCTATAGGAACTGCTTCTGCATCTGTTGTCCTTATAGACGGTGAGGGTGCACTCAAGAATTATCATGATTACGATCTTGTATATGAGAACCCTGCTCCTGACTTATCTGTAAGTAATGAGGTGGTGTTCAAGTCTACTAGATTTGACCAATCACTTGTATGTCTGACTAACCGTGTACTAGAGATAGATGATATTTCACCACAGTTCTACTCAGATCCTAACCTATTGAGGGTTGTTGAAATTGATGCTTTTGATATTGCTAATCCCTCAGGTCCTCAGGCAATCAAATATCATGCACAAGTTGTTCTTGATGCTGCATTACAGTTAGCATACAACACAACACAGTATTGTGAATTTACTGTATTCCATAATGGATCTGATGCTTATCTAAACCAATACTCAGACTTGTCTGACTCGTTTGATCTTGGTGAGTTCATACTCCAGCAGAATGGTAATATCATATCTGTATCATTCAGTCCTTATAATACCACCTTGACTTATGATGTTACTTTCTATAAGGAGATCATAGGTAAGCAGGTAAGTACAGGTACTACCTCATACTCTAACATTGTCAAGTCTGGTGTAAGTTCTGTATTTGCAGCAAGTGGAAGTCCATCAACTGTGACATTACAGGACATTGATGGATCAGAATTCAAATCTGGTAATATTATAGTTGTTCACACTGGTGCTGATGATAAGGAGATTGAAGAATACAACTTCTTAGCAAATGGTGCTGGTATGATATACACTGACTTTGGTAACATGGACAGTGGTGACAAGATAGGTAATTTTGATATTATACAGAATGCTGGTGTAATCAAACTTAGATATACACCTAACGCTAACACAGCAGTCACAGTGCAGACATTGACCACTATGGTTGGTGTAGCAACAACTGCTACAGGTGCTAGTGTTGACAATATTGATATTGGAGATGCTCAGTTACATGCAACTAGAACAGAGATATCTGCTTCTGGTTCTCCTACAGAGACAACTCTATCAACAAAATCATTCAGTAACTTTACATCATTCAAGTATTTTGTAGAAATACATAATACTACTGACAATAAGTATTCTTGCTTCAACGTGGCAGCGAATGCTTTCGATAGTCGTATCAACTTCAACGTTTACAATAATCTGTCTACAGCAGATAATCCTAAACGTGATATACGTGCTATGAACATGGTTGCTAGTGGCACCAACGCACTCTTACGATTTACTCCAGCAGCAAGCAAAGCATATGTTGTACGAGTTTCTGAAATAAGAATAGACAAACCAGATAACGTCGCAGACGATAACACGATAACACTCAGCTAATGTCATTCCAATTAGGTTCCGTAAATAGACAGTTCAACACAGAGTCAGAGACTTTTGTACAGTCTTTCAATCTGACTCATGATGGTGATCCATTGTTTCATAAGAAATTTGATGGGTCTGATAACGCACAGGTATTGTTAGGTGATGATTCTTTTGTTATCAAAAATCATTTCTTTGTAACTGGAGAGCAAGTAAAATATCAGGCAGACACAGACTTATCTGGTAGACCAGTAGGTATACAACATGGACTGAATGGAGTTGGTGCTGCAACCACATTGCCACAAGATGTATTTGTTATCAAAGTAAGTGAAAATAATTTCAAGGTTGCTGCAACTAAAGCATTAGCAAAAGCAGGAAGTCCTATTGGTCTGACAACTGTTGGTGCTGGTGTAACACATACCTTTACATCAATAGACAAGAATTCAAAGTGTGTAATAGCGATTGACGATATCATACAGTCACCTGTATATAAGAGAAATGGTGCAACAACAACATTAGTCAATATCGCTAATAGAGAAGCGAATGTCACAGATGCTTCATTCATGAAACAGTATGATCTTCTACAGATCAACGATGAAATAGTTCGTATTGCTGCTCTTCATTTCAATGGTGTACAGAATAAATTATTGCTAGACAGAAACTGGATGGGCACTACAAAGCAGGGACACTCTGCTGGTGATACTGTGCAGTTAGTTTTTGGTGATTATAATATTGTAAATGATAAGATAACATTTGCTGATGTACCATTTGGTGGTACAAGACAAACTGTAGGTATTGACTCCAGTGATTTTGTTGGTAATACGTTTGGTGCTTTGACTGAAGTATTCCAGACTGGTACTAAGGTAAAAATTAGAAGTTTGAACCCACCATCACCGTTAGTTGCAAACGATGATTACTTCATCATCACAAACGCTGCAAATAACTTTTCTTTTGCTGCTACAAAGGGTGAAGCATTGGTTGGTATTGCTATTACTTTGACAAATGCTGGTATAGGAACTCATAAACTAATCGTTGCTGACATAGTAGAGGGTTCTTCTTTCCATGGTAGACAATTTATCAGATCTGACTATGCTGGTAATGTTATATTAGATGATATATCACAGAATTTTACAGGTATAGGAAAGACATTTACACTTACAGAAGATGGTAATAACACTACTGGTATCACTAGCGACTTTGGTGCTATATTGATAAACAATATCTTCCAAAAACCAGAGGTAGACTACAACTTCTTGAGTTCTCCGTCACCAGGTATTACGTCTGTGAGATTTACTGGTAATGAAGCACCTGGCGTTACAGAGATATTGTCAGATGATGATGTAAATGCTAACAGACTTCCAAGAAAAGGTATATTAGTATCTGTTTCTAACTCAGAAGGACTAGGATATCTGCCAGGTCAGTATGATGACATAAGATTAGAGAGTGCAAGTACTGGTATAGGTGCATCTATTGCAGTAGAAATAGGTGTTGGTAATAGTATTTCAAGATTTAGACTACAAAATCCTGGTTTTGGATACACAACTGGTGAGAATTTGAATGTTGTAGGTATACCAACCATATCATCTTATGGTTCAGACTTCTCAGCAGCACAATTTACTGTCGTAGATACAGCAGATGATGAGTTTACTGGGTTTGTATTTGGTAAATTACAAGTTCTTGATGATATATCTGATCAATTTGATGGTAGGAAGAAGATATTTACTCTCAAAGAGAACAACATAACGATTAGTATCGAAAAAGTTGAAGGATCAATATTAAGTTTACAAGATGTACTGATGATATTTGTGAATGACACCCTACAAAAACCAGGTGTAGCGTACAAATTTGAAGGTGGTACACAAATAGAGTTTTTAGAACCACCAGTTGAGGGTTCTGTCTGTCAAATACTATTCTACAGAGGTACTGATAAAGATATTTCTACAACAACATCTCTACAGACAATCAAAACTGGTGATGGTCTGTCAATCAAGAGACAAGATGAGAGAATAGTCAGAGGTATTTTAGCAAGAGACTCCTTACAGACTACAAACTATAAAGGTGTCAACATATCTGCTACAAAAATACCAAGAAGACCAGTTATGTGGTCTAAACAACAAGATGATTTGTTTATTGAAGGTGTAAAGGTAAGTAAATCAAGAGATATGTACGAACCAAGAATATTCCCTGCTACAAGATTGATAAAATCAGTGGATGCTGGTGACTCAACAGCGTATGTAATAGGTGGTACATTAGGGTTCAAGAAAACTGAGACGAATACTGGTTATTCTCCTACTACAGACTTCCCTATCAAAATTGTAGATGATAATTTTGAAACAGGATTTGGTTCTACTACATTTGAGATGAAACTTGATAAACAAACATCTGCAAATATCTTTGGAGATGAGGGTAATATCATAGGTGTTGGTGTAGCAGCATCAAGACTATCAATGCACCTACATCTACCAGCAGATAACTCATTGAGAAGTACTCGTTTTGGTGGTTTGACAAAAACTGGTATCAGCACAGGTGATTATATGGTGGTGAGTAGATCAAACGTTGGTACTGGATTGACATCTAAAAATACTGCTGATAATGCTATTGTTGGCATTGCAACAGAATTTATTGATGGAGTTTATCAGATTGCTGATATAGAAGATGTTACCGCACAGATAGTCAGAGTTCACGTCAATATTGAGACAGGTCATGGACTCAACTTCACAGGTCTCAGTAGTGCTATAGGTAATTACTACGGGTCATATTCTTGGGGTAAAGTGGTCACAGGATCCATTGGAACCTCCTTCGCAGTCAACACTTTGGACGGTGTTACTGGACTATCCACTGCACCACAAGTCATCAGAGATGAAAAATTACTTGTGGACTACCCATAAATAGATTGATAGAAATTAATTAGGTAAATGCCAGCGATTATAACTGATCAGATTAGAGTGTTGAATGCTGAAAACTTTGTCAGTGGGATATCAACCACGGACAATTCTTATTATGTCTTCATAGGATTGCCTAATGCAACCTCTGTAGCATCTGACTGGAACACCAATACTCCTTCCCCCATTGACAATTTTGATGAACATGACAATGTTTATGATACTTTGATTAGTGCCAAGAAGATAAATTCAGCAGACGTGTTGAGAGTTATAAGAAAAAGAGAATGGACAACTGGTTCAATTTACGAGATGTATCGCCATGATTATAGTATCAATAATACAACACCTCAAACGAGTTCCACAAGTTTATATAATAGTAATTACTACGTTATCAACTCTGATTTCAGAATCTATGAGTGCATCTATAATGGTGCTGCACCTTCCAACTCTGGAAAAGGTATTATCTCATTACAAGAACCTCTTCATACAGATTTGCAACCTAGACTTGAGAGTGATGGATATATTTGGAAGTATCTTTTCACAATCAAACCTAGTGATATCATAAAGTTTGATAGTGCAGACTTCATACCAGTTCCAGCAAACTGGAAAACTTCTACTGACACAGCAGATGTAAAGAATGCTGCTGTAGATGGAAAGATTGAAGTTATTACAATAGATGATATAGCAAGTGCTTCATATCAGTTCACTGGTACTAAAAATAATGTACCTATCAGAGGTGATGGTTCTGGTGGTTTAGCATCAGTGACATTTACCAATGGTAAACCAACTGCTGTTCAGGTAACAAACGGAGGTTCAGGATACACATTTGCTACTCTGGATTTAGATGCTGTTGTTACAGGATCAGGAGCATCTTTCTCAGTTATCATACCACCACCTGGCGGACATGGTGCTGATGTATACCGTGAACTAGGATCTAACAAGGTTCTTGTTTACAGTAGGATTGAAAATGCTGATGTAACTAACCCTGACTTCCCAACTGGTAACCAGTTTGCAAGAATTGGTATTATCAAGAATCCTGAAGTCAATGGCAGTACAAACATACTGACAGATCCTAGTGCTACTGGGGTTTATGGATTACGACTTGCTGGTGCAGCGTCAACAACAATGACCGTTGAAGTTGATGGTATTGTAAGTCAAACTGTAGGAACAGGTGCTACTGCTTTAGGTAGAATCGTCAACTACGATCCAGCAACTCAAGTATTGCAGTATTGGCAGGATAGATCAGTTGCTTCTGGAGACGCAACTTCCCTTTCCCAATTCGCACTAAATAGATTCACGGCTTCCCCTGCTACAGGCGGGAGTTTGAACGTTGTTGTAAAAACAACAGGGGGTACAGAAACCCTTGCAATTGATAATACGTTTACAGGAGTTTCTACTACAGTAAACAATAGAGCATATTATTTCGGTCAAACATTTACCTCTGGTATTGCTTCCCCAGAGATTAAGAAGTACTCAGGAGATATTATCTACCTTGATAATAGACCTGAAGTCACAAGAGCAACTAACCAACGTGAAGATATAAAAATTATCTTAGAATTCTGATACGATGCCACAGAACACCAACCTAAACGTCAGTCCATATTTCGACGATTTTGATTCTGAAAAGAATTATAACAAAGTCCTATTCAAACCCGGAACTCCCGTTCAGGCAAGAGAACTAACGACTTTGCAATCTATTTTGCAAGGGCAAATAGAGAAGTTTGGAAAACATATATTCAAAGAAGGGTCAATAGTTATACCTGGTAAGTTTAACTATGACTTTGACTACACATATGTCAAAATAGAATCTACATTTTTTGGTGTTCCTGTAGAAGGCTATTACTCACATCTTGTTGGACTACGTATCAAAGGTAAGGACTCTGGTGTTACAGCGAAGGTTATAAAAGTATTATCACAGACAGAGTCTGTGGATCAAGCAACAACTCTTTATATCAAGTATGAGGGTAGTTCTGATGATTTGACTCGTGATACATTCCTTGATGGTGAAAATCTGATTACATTATCTACGTTCACCTATGGAGTAACAACAATTGAAGAAGGATCTGACTTTGCTACTGCGACTACTTCAAATGCTACTGGTACTGGTAGTGCTTTTACAATTGTCAGAGGTGTATTCTTCGCTAGGGGTGCTTTCGTAGAAGTAAAAACTCAATCTATGATACTAGATCAGTATTCTAATACTCCTAGTTATAGAGTTGGTTTCAATGTTGTAGAGAGTATTATAACTGCTGTAGATGATGATACTTTATATGATAACGCTGCTGGATTCAGTAACTTTACTGCACCTGGCTCTGATCGTCTGAAGATTGAACTAAAACTTACTAAGAAACTTACAACAGATTTCAATGATGAAAACTTCATTGAATTGATGAGAGCACATGAAGGTGAAGTAAGAAATATTGTTGATAGAACTGTATATTCTGAGTTGGCAAAGGAGTTTGCACGTCGTACATACGATGAAAGTGGAAACTATTATGTCACTAAGTTTGATATAGAAGCAAAAGAATGTCTGAATGATAGGTACTCTACTTTCGGTCAGTTTACTTCAAATCAAATTACAGAAGATGGAAACAAACCATCAAAAGATTTACTATGTCTCCGCATAGGTCCTGGTAAAGCATTTGTGAAGGGATATGAGACACAAGTGATGGGTAACGCATTTGTTGATGTTGTAAAACCCAGAACTACCAAGACTATTGAGACAAGAGCAATACCATTCGTAGCAGGAAATAGACTTAGACTAAACAACGTATTATCTGGTGCTCAAATCAAAATGGACACCACAGATACTATAGAACTTAGAGATGCAAGACTAGAATCTACTAAATCCAACTCTGTTGGTAATGTAATTGGTCGAGCAAGAGTGTATGATTATAAACTTCAGAACTCCGGCTATACCAATAATTCATCAGTGTATGAGTTATTTTTATACGATATCGTAACTGATACATCAATTACAATCAACAACGCAATATCTCTAAATGCTCCTGCACTTATAGAGGGTTCTAGATCTGGTGCTAGAGGTATGCTGAAGACTGACGTTTCTAACTCAGCATCACTGACCTTATCTGAAACTTCTGGTAAATTTGTAAATGGTGAACAGATTATAATAAATGGTGTATCACAAGGTTTCATCATAACTGCTACTACAGAGTATGATATATCTGATGTAAAATCAGTCAGAGGAACTGGTGGTGGTAGAACATTTACTGCTGATGTTTTACTAGAAACAAAAACAGATTTTGGAGCAAGAGGATTTTCAATCAGTGCTCCATCTGGTGGTGTAAGCACACTATCATCTAGTGGTACAGGTTGGGCAAAATTCCTGAAGGTTGGTGATATCATAGAATACACTCAGAGTGGTGTAAACCTTCCTTGTTACCATAAAGTTACTGCTATCGCTGCTACTGGTCTAACTGCAACTGTAGATGATGTTGCTGATGTATCAAATGTATGTGATGGTACACTACCAACAGGTGCTATTCAAGTCAGTGGATTGAAAGTTGTTTCTGGTCTACTAAGAGAATCAAAAGATGCTTTCTTATCAGCAGATATGCCACACAATTATGTTGCATCTGTTGACCTCACTGATTCTACTCTCTTTGTTCGTGAAGAGGTGGTAAATCTAACCTCTAATAGTGGAGGTCAGATGGATCTACCTTCATTGATAGGTACAGAATTTGTGTATGCAGGATTTGATGAGGAAAGATATAACATCATGTACAATGATGGTAGTGTAGAGGATCTAAAATCTGACCAATTTGTATTGACTAATGGTGGTAAGGGTGCAACTATATCTGGTTTGACTGCTAACCAATCATCTAATGTTGATGTACATGTAACTAAACAGAAGTCTAAAGTTACATCTAAATCAAAGACACTTGTAAAGTCAGGTGAATTGGTGGTTACTGGTTCTAAGAATGCTGGTGCATCTGGAGATGGTTCTGGTCTTACAACAAGTGCAATATATGGTAAGAGAGTACAAGATAGAGAGATATCATTAGACGTTCCTGATGTTGTTGAGGTTCATGCTGTATTTGAATCATCAAATGAAGGTGATCCAACAATACCAAAAATTACTATGGCATCTTTCACAGGTCCTAGTAGTAACAACTCAGATATTATCGTTGGAGAGGTAGGTATAGGTAAGTCCTCAGGGTGTGCAGCGTACGTTCTAGCACGTTCTGGAGCAGATGGAGTAGAAATATGTGTCAAGAACTCTAAGACCTTTATAGAGACTGAGGAGATATCATTTGATACCTCTGGTGTAAAAGCAAATATCTCTGTTGTCTCACCTGGTGATCCTAATATTCGTTCAAACTTCTTATTAGATAATGGTCAGAGAGATGAGTATTATGATTTTGGACGTCTGGTAAGAAAAGGAACTGCTGCTGAACCAAATGGTAGATTGAAAATCTACATGGATCATTACACTATAAATTCTGAAGATTCTGGTGACCTAGTTACAGCATCATCTTATGAAAAGGCACAATATGATTCTGTTCCTACATTGAATGGTCAGAGAAATACTGATATCATAGATTTACGTCCACGTGTTGCTAATTACAGTGGTTCTAGATCTCCATTTGAGTTTGCTTCAAGAAACTTTAGTGCTACTGGTCAGTCATGTGCTGTTTTAGAGAGTAATGAGAATATAACATTTGATTATGACATCTATCTTGGTAGAAAAGATAGGTTATACATCAATCCTAATAGTAGTTTTACTGTTGTAGAAGGTACACCAAGTGAAAACCCTGTGTTACCTGATGTTATCAACGGTAGTTTCTTACTAGCAGATATTGAGTATGCACCTTATGTGTATAACGCTCGTGGTGAAGTCAAAATAGACTACAAAGCAAATAGACGTTATACCATGAAAGATATTGGTAAGTTAGAGACTAGAATTGAGACATTAGAAGAGGTTACATCTCTATCACTTCTTGAGACTAAGACATCTGCACTTACTATCAAAGATCCAACCACTGGTCTTGACAGATTCAAGAACGGTTTTGTTGTAGATCCATTCAACAATTATGACATAGCAGATAAGACACAGACAGAGATAAAATTTGAAGTAGATGGTGGTAAACTTACTGCAAGAAAGCATCGTGATTCTATAGATCTTCTTATGGGGTCAAACACTGTAGTAGGTTTGACTGGTGCACCTGATCCTACAGTAGATCCTAGATTTGCTACTGATCTAAATTCACCTAATGTCAAGAAAACTGGTAATGTGGTTACTCTTGATTACACCGAGGTAGAAGATAGAAATCAACCATTCGCTACACGTCTTGAAAGTGTAAACCCATACATGTATAGAGATTGGAATGGTAGGTTACATCTTGATCCAGATCAGGACGTTTACATTGATAGAAATCAAGTATCCATAGAACAAGGTGTTGGATTCTCTAATGACTTCTATTCACAGACTGAACCTCAACCATTCATGCGTGAGCAAAATATTGAGTTCAATGTAACTGTTCTAAAACCTGACACTAATCACTTCGCTTACTGGTCTGGTACAGATATGATCGAAAACTCATATGTCGTACCAAAACTATTAGAAGTAACACCTATTAGTGGTTCATTTGAAGTAGGTGAGACTGTAAGAGGTCTTGCTGTATCAACACAGAACGCAAGTCAGGGTGAGGATATAAGATTTAGACTTTGCACACCAAACCATAAAGCAGGTGCTTTCTCTAGTCCTAATCTTGTATACAATATAAACCCATACAGTCCTACAGTTGGATTATCATCTTCTTATTCTGAGACATCTACAGTCTTGAACGTTGACTGTGCGTCATTGAATCAGAAATCAGATGGTAACTTCTTCGGATTCATCACCAATGGTATGCTTTTGATAGGTGAGAATAGCGGAGCACAAGCAACTGTATCTAATGTCAGATTGGTAAGTGATGACATTGGAACATTACAGGGTTGTTACTACATTCCACCAAATACATTCCAAGATGGTTCTAACGTTGCATTGATTACGCAAGTAAAACCTGAGAATAGAATACCTGGTAAAAACATATCGAATGCAGAGCAAGAGTTCTTCTCAGAAGGATTTGAAATTACAGAAACAACTGTAATAAGAACAGAACCAAACCTTCCTGTTCCTGTCATCAACAATATTACTAATGTTACCAATAATATAACCAATATACAAAATATAACAAACGTTACTCATGTAGAAGATGACCCACTATGCCAGAGTTTTGAAGTCGGTGAAGACAATGGTATATTCATGACTGGTGTGGACTTATTCTTCCAGAGTAAATCTGAAGTTATCCCAGTAAACGTCCATATTGTTACTCTTGAGAATGGTTTCCCATCTCAAAAGATAATGAAGAATAGTCAAGTTGAACTACAACCATCTCAGGTCAATATATCTGATGACGGTACAGTTCCAACTAGATTCCAATTCCCTGCACCTGTGTATCTACCACGAGGTGACTATGCAATCTATCTCGGATCTCCATCTGCTGATTACGATGCATGGATATCACAAGTTGGTGAGAATGATATTACAACTGCTAATCTCAGTCAGTTCCAGCAAATTGTTGTATCTAAACAGCCCACACAAGGATCACTATTCAAAGCACAAAGTAACACCACATGGACTGCTTCACAGTTAGAAGACTTAAAATACATAACACACAAAGCAAAATTTGTAGAGGGCGATGGTACAGTTAGACTCTACAATCCACAATTAGGCAAGTACAATGAAAGAAACAAACTCGGAGAAAACCCAATCGAAACATTCTCTAAGCAAGTCTTTATCGGACTTGGATCGGGAACTGACACTCCGCACATCACAGAAGGAACTATTATATCGCAAAGCAATAACACGACTGCACGAGGAGTTGTTGGTGCAAAACTCTCTGCGATCTCACAAGCAGCGAACTCACTCTCAATCACCAACGGGGGAGCAGGATACGAAGACAACAACTACGAAGTAACACTCTCTGCTATTACAGGTAAGGGAACTGGTGCTGTAGGTATTCTAACCGTATCATCTGGTGTAATTACACAAGCAACCATCAAGACTGATAACACAGGTAGTGGATATAACGTAGGTGATACCTTGACTGCAAACTTAGGTTCTAAGGGATTAGGTCAAGACTTGATACTTACTGTTGGTGTTACCACTGTAACTAATGCACTACAACTTACAAACTGTTCTGGTGCAGACTTCAATACTTCTGATACTATCACTATCATACCTTCTGCTGGTGCAGGAGCTGGTATAGCATCAGCCCAGAATGCTATCATTCCTACAACAGTGACAGTGGATTCCAATCAGTATGATGGACAACACTTCAAGGTATATCATCCAAATCATGGTCATCATGATATTGGATCTGTAGTGACATTTGATAATATTACTGGTGATTCAGTACCAACAAAACTTACTGTTGGATATGCTGCTAGTGTTACATCCAATGTATCCGTAGCAAGTTCTACTGGATTCAACTTCTTTGAAGGTGCTCAAGTCTCCGCAAGTAATCCTGGTTACGCATTGATAGGGGATGAAATTATAGAGTATACCTCAGTTGGAACCAATGTTCTATCGGGAACAATAGTACGTGGTATCGATAGTAGTCTCGCTAGTGATCATGCGATCAATGATCCAGTGCAGAAATATGAGTTGTCTGGTATATCTCTTCGTAAGATAAACAAGACACATAATATAACAGATACCAATTCTATACCAGATCAGATCTCACTTGATCATTACTATGTCAAGATAGGTGGAACTAAACTGTTCAACAAAGATAAAGTTGGTGGTGGAACTAGAGGACTAGCAACTTCCAATATCATATTTGACACAGTCAATCCAAACATCAATCATAGTGTACCTGTTGGTACTAAGATTACTGGTAAAGTAAGAACCATCACAGGTAAGAGTGTTGGTGGTACAGAGACACCTTACTTAGATAAGGGATTCCAAGATATCTCTCTATTCGGTAAAACTAATCTTGGATCAACAAGAATGATTGCTACTAGGGAAGTAGAAACAGCGAAGAGTACAATCCTTCCATTGCCTGGTGCTAAATCATTTACATTTGAAGCAACATTGTCATCTGAAGATACCAATGTTTCACCTTCAATCAACGTATTTACAAGTTCTATTCTTACAGAATCAAATCGTATCAATAGACCTATCGTAAACTTCAAGATAGATAACAGATCAAATCTCTTAGAAGATCCACATGACTTTGTATATCAGACAAAAGAGATTGGATTAGAGAACCCATCATCTTCACTCAAAGTGTTATTTGCAGCAATGCGTCCACCTAGTGCTGACATGAGAGTTCTATATCGCTTGAAGAGAGCAGACACATCAACGTTTGACAAAAAGTATGAACTATTCCCTGGCTTCAAGAATTTAGATTCTGCCGGAGATGTACTCAATCCAGATAACAATGATGGACAGTCTGATAAGAAAATTCCAGCTAGTTTGAATAATCAGTTTGTAGAGTATGAGTACACAGTAGACAATCTACCACAGTTTACTGCCTTCCAAATCAAGGTTGTATTCAGCACAACGAATCAATCTGAGTCTCCCGAACTAATGGACTTCCGTACAATCGCAGTCGCATAATGTGCACAGAAGCACCCAGAAAAACAGCAAAGAGACTTATAAAAAAAGCAAAGAAACATCCAGAGCAGTATTCTGCATCTGAGGTTCTTTATGCTAAACTTATAAGAAAAGCAGAAAAGAAAAATGCCAATTAATGCATGGAGTTTAGCAGCAGAGGTTCTTGAGGGAACCCTAGATGAAACTTACCCCATTATCAAAAATGAAAAAAAGGATCAAAGTGAAGGATCATCCGAATCTGGAAAGAGATCCGAAGACTAATGCTATAGTCTCAACTGATAACTCTGGTTATCAGAAATATATGAATCAAAAAGAAATTATTCAGAGACAGCAAGATAGGATAGAGTATCTAGAATCTGAAATCATTGTTATAAAACAGATGTTGATGAATAAATAGATCTGAATATACTATTTCCTAATGGCAGTCCCAGTTGTAAATATACAAATTGAACAGGGGACTGATTTCTCTGCCACATTCTTTGTGACAGATGCAAACGGTTCCGACCTCAATCTAGTCAATCATAGTATTGATGGTAAGATGAGAAAGCACCCAGAATCAGAAGGTTACATTGGTTTTGGTGTTACTTTTGGTTCCGAACCTCTTGATGGGAAAATAGTTTTATCATTGACTAATGCACAGACAGGTATCATTACTGCTGGCAGATATAATTATGATGTCATAGTAACCAATGACACTACCAGTAAGAAGACTAAGGTAATTACTGGTCAAGCACAAGTAAACGGAACTGTGTCCTAATGAGAGTTCGCCTTGCTAACAGTAGTTTTCATGTTCGCATAGGAAAGGGATCATCCTTCTCCAATGCTTCTGGACTCAAGGTAAAATTAGGAGGCGGTGGCGGTTCAGGCTCTGGAGGATCCGACGTGGAAAGACTATCAGAACTAACTGATGTTAATATAACTAACCTAACTTCAAGTACTAATAGGTTTGTTTTAGTTTATGATGCACCTACATCATCATTCAAATTTGTAAATCCTGATGAGGTAATAGATGCAGCAGTTGGGTCTGGAACTGTGCCAGGTGGTGCTCCTGCTGCTGGAGGATTATCAGCAGATTCCTTAGGATATATTGAGAACGAGATGGACGATAGATTGGATAATAAGATAGATTTAGACGCTGGAACTTTCTAAATAGTAACATAGTGCTGTCCTTACAGCTTTTTTGAAAGGTACATACCAAATAGAGAATGTTATAAACACAATACTCTAGGAGAGTAGTATAGAAAAATGCCCGCACCTATTTTAAAGTTTAAAAGGGGTAATCTAGTTGATTTACCCGCCTTACAAGCTGGTGAACCGGGTTTTACAGTCGACAAGTATGACTTGTTTGTCGGTATAAACTCCACCAGTAACGGTAACAAAATAGTTGGTTCTGCAAGGTATTGGACAAGAGAAACCACAACAGCTGGTTCAGGTGTCAACCTAGTAGAAGGAACAGATAATGGCACAAGTGCCATAACAATCAAAGCACCAGCAAGTTTGGCTGGTGATCAAACATATATTTTTCCAGGTTCACCTACATCAGGTGGTTTCCTAAGAAGTGATGGAAGTGGAAACCTAACTTGGGATACAGGTTCAGGATTCAATGGAGGATCATTCCCTCTAAGTGCACTAGACATAGATGGTGGTACTGATATAGGTGCTGCTATAGTTGATGCTGACGAATTTATAGTAGATGATGGTGGTAGCGGTACAAATAGAAAGGTAGACGCTTCAAGAATAAAAGATTACGTCTTGGGTGGCGGTCAAGGTGCTAACTTTAGTGCTATAAACGTCAGTGGTATTACAACTGCCACATTCCTCAAGTCCACTACAGCAGTTATTGGTGCTGGTTTGACAGTTACAGGAGCATTGGATGTAGATTCCACCTCTAACTTCGCTAACACCGTTACAATTGCTTCTGGTGGTGCTAACGTAACAGGTACAGTTTCTGCAACACAGTTCACTGGATCTGGTGCAGGATTATCTGCTGGTACAACACCTATCTCAACACTAGACATTGATGGTGCTACCGATATCGGTGCTGCAATAGTTGATGCTGACGAGTTCATCGTTGACGATGGTGGTAATGGTACTAATAGAAAGGTAGATGCTTCAAGAATAAAGGACTACGTTCTTGGTGGTGGACAAGGTGCTAACTTTGCTGCTATAGCAGTATCTGGTATTACTACAGTTGCATACGTAGATGCTACACAACTAAAAGTATCTGGTATCTCAACATTTACTGGACAGACAAACCACTCAACAATCAATGCTTCAAGCACTATTACTGGTACTGCATTCCATACAGGTGCTGAAGGATCTGCAATCAGAGTTACATCAAACACAATCTCAGGTCCTGCAACAATCACTCTTGACCCTGCGGGTGTAGGTGATAACTCAGGTAAGGTTGTAATCGCTGGTGACTTCCAAGTAGACGGTACAACAACTACAGTCAACTCAACCACTATGACAGTGGATGATAAGAACCTTGAGTTGGGTACAGGTGCTGCTAACGATGCTGCTGCTAATGGTGGTGGTATTACAATCGTATCTGGTGAAGGTAACAAGACATTCCAGTTTGAAGCAACAGGTGACAACCTAGGATCTTCTGAGAACCTAAACATTGCATCTGGTAAAGCATATAAGATCAATAACACATCAGTTCTAAATGCAACGACTCTTGGATCTGCTGTTGTAAACAGTTCTCTTACTAATGTTGGTACACTAACTGGTTTATCTGTAAATGGTACTGCATCTGTTACAGGTCAGATCACAGCAGGAGATCTAAGAAATTCTAGTGATGGTCTAATACCTTTAGTTGGTGTTCAAACTGCATCTGGTCACTCAGGTTTAGTTACAGCATTCAAGTTCAGAGGATCTGGTCTTGATAACTTCATCGTTTCAGATGGTGTTGCTGACGTTATCCTAACTGGTGTTGCTGCAACAACATATACATCAAGACAGACACATACTGCTACACAAGGTCAAACTACTTTCACAGTATCTGCTGGATACTCAGAAGGATTCATTGATGTTTATCAGAACGGTGTTCGTCTTATAAACGGTACAGATTACTCTGCTGAAAACGGATCTACATTCGTTATGACAGAGGGTGCAACTGTAGGAGATGAGTTTGAATCAGTAGCATGGAAGACATTAGGTAACGTAGCAACTCTACAAAACCTAAACGTTGTAGACAATCTAACGGTTACAGGAGTCACGACCTCAGGTACATTTGTCGGTGATATAACGGGAGACATAACGGGTTCTCTTGCCAATGCAACCGCAAATACTCTACCTCTTGCTGTAATAGACATTGACGGTGGTACTGATATAGGTGCTGCAATAACTGATGGTGATCTATTCATCGTTGATGACGGTGCTGGTGGTACAAACAGAAAGACTGCTGCTTCCAGAATCAAGGACTATGTTCTTGGTGGTGGACAGGGTGCTAACTTCTCTGCTATCAATGTTTCTGGTATAACAACTGCAACATTCCTCAAGTCAACAACTGCAACAGTTGGTGCTGGACTAACAGTCACAGGTGCATTAGATGTAGACGGTGTAGCAGACTTTGCTACGAACGTGACAATCGGTGGAAACCTAACAGTCAACGGTACAACAACCCAGATCAATACCGTAAACACAACCATTGAAGATACATTACTTGAACTTCAAAAGGTTGATGGTGGTGCTCTAAGTTCAGACACCAACAAGGACGTTGGTTTAGTCATGAACTACTACAGTGGATCTGCTAAGAAAGCAGCGTTCTACTGGGATGACAGTGCTGCAAGATTTGTTCTTGCTGGAGAAGCATCTGAGACATCTGGAGTCATGTCACCAAGTGCATACGGTGGACTAGAGGTGGGTTCCTTATACGTGAATGATTGTGCAGGACAATCACAAGTTATTTCATGTTCTGGAACAACAAGAAGTCTGGAGAATATAACAGTGGATGGTGGCTCGTTCTAACACGAGTAAAAAGTGATATAATTAGGGGTGTATACACACCCCTTTTTTTATGGATCAAGTTCAAGAACTACAACAACTATTACAAATCTATATCAGACGTTTGAATGAAGAGACATCAAAGTCAATAGCATTTGAAGCAAGAATAGTGCAGTTGATAAATCAGATAAACTCTATGCAACCAGAAGGTAAGGATGCTGGTAATTTTACAGCACCTAAAAAGAATGTAGGGAGAGGTAAGACAGCGAAGTAATGGACTCGTATTTCAATGGAATCTGGAAAGACACGAATTATCAATTTCTTAAGTATAGCGGCTATAGTCTGGTCGATTACGTTAATAATCAGAGACCTGATAGCGTCCTAGATGTAGGATGTGGTTACAATAGACTCAAGGGAAAGATACATCATCTTATAGGGATAGACCCCTATAATGATTGTGCTGACATGAAAATATCGTTGGAGGAATTGGTAACAAATCCTGATGATCCCATATATCAGAAGAGTGCATTTGATATAGTGTTGTGTCTAGGGTCTATAAACTTTGGTGATGAGAAAAATATTGACAATCAACTAAGGTTATTGCATCCGTTGTTTAGAAAGGAGATGATATTCAGAGTAAATCCTGGCATACCACATAGAGGTGTAGAAGGTATTGAATGGTTTGGGTGGTCACAGAAAAAGATATACTCAGTTGCAAGAAAGTATAATTATTTTGTAAAAGATCTAAAAATGGAATACACAGAACAAAACGATCTTAGATATTACTTCGTATATGCCAAATAAAGTACCACTTCTGATGAATGGAGGAGTATCCTTCGCTGCTACCACACCATTGTGGTACACATTGCAGTGGGATAATAAGATATGTCATACTGGGAATCGTAAGAAGACTCACTGGTTGACTATTCTACAGTTCATGGAAGCAGAGAAGTATGGTTATAAGCAATACGTAGATCAGAATGGTAGAACATGGCACGATTGGGCAAGAAAACATCAACAGACACCTTTTGAACCACCATCTACATCAAAACCAGCATTTCTACAGAAGTCAACTTTTACACGAGAAGAGGAGATAGAGTTATACTCATTACCAACATCCCTTGAAAAGTATATTGAATATTTTACAAGACATTATCATAATTTGAATGGTGAGTACAAGTATGTTGCTGACTTCTCCAATAAGATTTGCTGTTTACATCCAGAGTTCTTGATGGATATACGTGACAGAATGCTAGAAGCATTTGACATAAAGGTAACTCTACTTTTTAGAGACCCAGTTCGTAGAATATGGTCTAACTGTAAATGCAATATGGATAAGGTGTTTCGTAAATCAGCAGATAAGAAACCACAGTGGCACTATGATAGGATGTATCAATACCATGTAGATGCATGGGGTGAAGAGAATGTTTATCCAATTATAATGGAGGATGTGTGGCAAGATCCTAGTGGGTTAGCAGACTTCTTAGATGTGAAGATTGACAAGATGCATAGGAATTGCTACTGGCCAGAGAGAGGTATGGATATACCAAAGTATGAATGGTTGAGAGATCAATGGCAATGGGAGGTACGACCTGTACCATATGATTACTTGAGGGAGAAGTTAGATTTTCTATATGTAAATTTTGAAAAGAAGTTTGGGTACATACCTAAGGAGTGGCGTAAAAGAGAATTTGATATATGAAGATACCATTTCTCTTCAATGTTGGGTGTGCATATTGTGCTACCAGTCCTCTATGGCGTACTCTCCAGCACGATACAAAGTATCTGCATACAGGACATCGTAAGAAGACACACTGGTTATACGTCTTACAATACCAAGATCAATTTCAGTGGAATAGGGAGCAGCAAGATAACAAAGGTGCTCTAGCAAGTTACAATAGATGGCAGGGTAGAGCATCTAAGTTTCTTGCAGTACCAAGAGGACATCTGATAAGTGATGACTCAAGAGAAGAGACAAAGTTTACTAGAGAAGAAGATAACTATTTCTTTTCTCTACCTACATCTATAGAAAAATACATTGAATATTACAAAAGACATTGGGACTACTTGGATGGAGAGTATAAGTCAGTAGGTGATTTTTCTAACAAACCAGCAATCATGGATGAGGATTACCTCTGCTATCTTCGTGATGCACTGTCTGATCACTTTGATATCAAGGTCACTATGATCTTTAGAGACCCTGTTCGTAAGATATGGTCTAATGCATTTACTCAGTATGACAGGATATACACACCTAAAGGTAATGTGCAAAAGTCATCACTGTACCATGAGATATATGAAAAGCATGTCAGAGTATGGGGTAAGGACAAAGTATTCCCTATGGTGATGGAAAGAATATGGGAAGACCCTACTGAATTATCTAATTTTTTGAATCATCCGATACCAAAAATGCACAGAAATGTATATTATCCTGAGAGAGGAACTAATAGAGATGAGTTTTCTGAGTTTCCTGATCAATGGGTAAATGAGAAAAATCCTATAGACTATGACAGGATGCGAGAAGAGTTTGATTGGTTATATAAAAGTTATGAAAAGACATTTGGAGAGATACCAAGTGAATGGTGTAAAAAAGATATAGATAAATAACAGTGTAGATAAGTTAAATACAATGCTTTCTGGAACCGATTTCGTCAAGAAGATCAAAGAGGGAAACAAAGAACTATTTGAAGCATCACGCTCAAACGTTCGTCGTTTCTTCGCTTCCAACCCAAGTGATGAGTATCTAGTCGAGCATTTTCGTGGACGCATGGTCAACGAAGCTCAGAATATGTACGCTATCGCTGGTCAGGTTGCTACCGCAGATCCTTCTACAGACGTAAAAGACTTAGAACTTCTAAGCCGTCAAGCTATGGACGAAGCAAAGCACTTCCGCATGGTAAAGGAAGTTATCGAGCACATCACAGGAGAAGAACTTGATGTTGCTGCTGCATTCAAGGCAGAAGCAGAAGCTCCACAGGCAAAAGGTGCATCACTTTTAGATAAGTACGAAGCATCTAATGATGAAGCTGCACTTGCTGCATACCAATTGGTAGCAGAAGGAAGAGCAGAAGCAGTATGGAATGAAATGGCAGAATGTGTAGAAGATAAGTTCATCTCTTCACGTTATGCAACTATCGCTAAAGACGAAGGATTCCACTCAAACCTAGGTGGAAGAGCACTTTCAAAATTAGTTGAAGGTAGCGAAGCACTTCAGTCTCACGTACTTGCTTTAGTAGAAAAAATGAGAGCAGACCTCTTAGAGATCAGCAATCAGAACACTGCTACTCCTCTAGCCGTTGTCTAAAGGGTCTACGTCCCTTACGGATCTCATTATCTAACCAATGTTCTTTGATGGGATAGACATACTTATGATTGGCATCGACAGTTACAAAATTGTCGATGCCTTCTTTCGTTACAGGGAACTCTAATATTCTCCCTAGGTACTCCATGTACCTTTCTTTGTATAAGAAAAATGCCTCGTGGTCTATGAAATGGTGTCTAAGATCTGCATAGTAATCTAGTGCAATATCCATAGTCACTTCACCACCAACTCTTTTTTGCTGTAGTTCGTTTATATTTCTATCTCTACATACAACCGCAATGATCGGTTCTACTCCCATGGTGACTGCTCTATAAGCAACCTCCCTGATCTTTGGTGTGCGTCTGACACCATCATAGAAGAATGGTACAGATACATTTACACAGAAGAAGTCTCCTTCTGGGAATTCTAATTCCTCTGGGTATACCCAGTATCTGGCAAATGGTTCCTCATCACTTGGCACCCAATAATTATCTTTGAGTGCATCCCATCCTTTGACCATGGGGTGTGCTGAGAGAAGTCTTGCGAAGAGATGGTTACCAGAACCCTGTGGTCCTGTAACGATTAGTAATTTTTTACTCATAGGTCACCCACTTTTGTTCTTCAGTAAGGTCGATGTTTGCAGTGTTTCCTGTTCCTACAGGATCAAATGAATTTTCTGGTTGACAGCATATTGGTTCTGAACCCTCATCATACGCATGATCTGTTTGCTTATAGTGCGGTTTATCTGGTAAGTTTGGATTCCATGGAGATGGACATGCTGTTCTATTGCAGTCGTCTAGAGGACTGTCTTGTATGTAAGAAATATATTTGTCATTAGCATCTAATTCTAATATCTCACTGATCTTATCTCTCTTGTACCATGCGATTGGCATGCCGATATCTAAAGATTTTAGGTACTCCTCTTTGTAAAGGTACAGAAGTTCGTAACTGAGGAAAACAGGTTTATAAAAACCAGACAACTGATCCAAGAAGTACCTAACCGTAGACTCTCCCCTAAGTCTCGTCTGCTGATGTCTAAGAATATTCTGGTCGCGTCCGACCACACAAATTCTAACCTTTATCCCAAGTGACTCGACCTTATTTGCAAACTGCATGATGTTTGGACGTCTTATAGTCCCTAATTCCTTGATGCCGAGTGGGACACTAATCGAGGTAAAATAATATTCGCTTTGTGACCAATCAAATTCGTCAAGTAACTCTGGATCTTTCCAGTACTTAGCGAAGGGTTCTGATATACGGTGTGCCTCCCAGTAATTATCCAGAAGACTTTTCCACCCAAAAACATCATCGTGTAGTGAGAAGATTTTTGACCACAGATGGTTGCCCGATCCTTGAGGTCCTGTGAGTATCACGAGTGTCTTGTCCATACCTAAAATTGAAACCCATACTAATTATAACACATAAATACTGCTGTGACAGTGTCTACTGTTTTTTGATAGGTATATACCACATTAGGAATGGCAAGTCCAACAATTAAGATTAAGCGATCTAGTGTCGCTGGAAAGGTACCGCATTACCCTACAACGCTTGATGTAGGTGAGTTTGCAATCAACACTGCTGATGGAAAGGTATTCATAGCAGCAGGAGTTGGTGCGGGAGTAACTGTAAGGGAAGTAGGAATATCAACTGCTCAAGTACTCGCTTCAGGTATAGGTACATTTAGTTCATTAGTAATCACTGATGAAGGACATGCGATTGCTGGTATATCTACAGGTTCAGCAAGGGTAGAGACAGCAACAGATGCTGGTAATCAATGGCATCACGTAGGATTTTTCGATCATAGAACTGGATATCAAAAGGTAAAGACAAACGGATTGACATACAATCCAAACACTGGAAAGTTATATGCTGGTATAGGAAGTTTTGGTAGTGTAACTGCAAGTGGAACTCTTGATGTAGATGGTGCGACTACCTTAGATGGTCTTACTAATGATGGGGATGCAACATTCAATGGTGACGTGTATATCACCGATACTAGCGGTGATTCTAGTGCAGGACCTATACTTGACTTCTACAGAAATAGTGCTTCTGCTGCTGACGCTGACTATCTTGGTCAGATAAAGTTCCAAGGTGAAAATGATGCTGGTCAGAAGATAGTTTATAGTAAGATAACAGGTAAGATATTAGATGCAAGTGATGGTACTGAAGATGGTATCTTAGAATTTGCATTCAAGAAAGCAGGATCAAATAATATATCAGGTAGATTCAGAAGTGATAGTTTACAACTACTGAATGGTACAAACTTTACTGTTGCAGGAGATTCTACATTCACTGGAGTAGTAAATGCCAACCATGGTGTTACTGGTAATATAAACTCAAGTGGTATAAGTACTATATCAGGGTTCACATTCCCCTCAACCGACGGGAGTGAGGATCAGGCACTTGTTACGGATGGAAATGGTTCACTGTCCTTCAAGACCCTATCAGGTGGTGGAGGAGGTGCTGTAGGTGGTGCTACAACTATTAGTGCATCAAATACTATAGCAACAATGGGACAGACAGCATTTACTGCACCCAATGTATTTGATGATGGTGAGCAAGCAACTGCATTCTCTGTCTTGGTAACTCTGAATGGTGTAAAGATGAGACAAGGTGCATCTGCTGACTATCAACTATCTGCACCACAAACTGTCAATTTTAACTCTGGGGTGAATGTAGGTGACAATGTACAAATTACTGTCTATTTTGGACACACGTTTGAAGAAGAGTTATTTACAGCAACGCAAAATCAAGCAACATTTACGCTTGCTGGATCTCTCGCTGCTGCTAAGAACTACAGAGTTTTTCTCAATGGGGTCAGACTCAGAAGAGATATTGACTATCAAGCGTCTGCTGCTGTTGTACTGGCTCAAGCTTGTGCAGCTGGAGATGAGGTGGATATATGCTCAGATCAAGCCGAAGACCAACTAACTGCTTCTGATGGACAGTCTGCATTTGCTCCATCAAACTCTGATACATCTTCTGATAACATGGAAGTATATCTGAATGGTGTGTTACTACAAAAAACAGTTGACTGGACTATAGGTAGTCCTGCTGTAACAATAATCAACCCTGCGACTGGTCTAGATGTAGGTGACGAGTTGGATGTAGTCGTAAGACGTTCATAAATACAGGAAAGTATATCATAAATGGCTAACCCTGCAACGAGAGAAGAATTAGTAAAGTATGCGAAGAGGCAGTTAGGTGCACCCGTACTTGAAGTCAATGTTGCTGATGAGCAAGTCGAAGACTTGATGGATGATGCTATCCAGATATATCAGAACCGTCACATGGACGGTGTTGAATTGATGTATCTAAAACATAGGATCACACAAGATTTTTTAGATTCAATCAAAGCGTCAAATATTGCTGGCTCTTCTACATCTACTGGTATTACAACAACTACTGGTACTGCTAATATAACTGGAATAGGAACTACAACATTCAACTTTGTAGAGAATCAAAACTTTATACAGATACCTGATGCAGTCATAGGTATAGAAAGAGTATTCAAGTTAGATAACAGATTGATCAGTACAAACATGTTCAATATCAATTACCAGTTGATGTTGAATGATGTATACTTCTTTAGTTCTATGGAACTTATGGGATATACTTTGACGAAGAGATACTTAGAAGATCTAGACCATATACTACACCCAGAGAAACAAATTAGATTCAACAGACGACAAAGTAGATTGTATCTGGATGTTGATTATTCCAGCATGCAACCCAATGACTGGTTGATCATCAGATGTTATCGTGTATTGAATCCAAACGATTATACTAAGGTATACAACGATCCATTCTTGAAGAAGTACTTCACTGCATTGATGAAGAAGCAATGGGGTCAGAATCTCATCAAGTTTGCGGGTGTAAAATTACCTGGCGGTGTAGAACTAAATGGTAGACAGATATACGAAGATGCTCTAGGAGAGATTGATCAACTAGAGAGTAAGATGGCAAATGAATATGAATTACCACCACTTGATCTAATTGGATAATGGCACTAAACCCCTTCTTTCAGCAAGGTACTCCGTCTGAGCAAAATCTTGTTCAGGACTTGATAAACGAACAGATCCGAATGTATGGGGTCGAGTTTGTTTACATGCCAAGAAACTTTGTGAATGTAAAAACTATAATGAGAGAGGTCTCTAGTTCTACTTTTGACCAATCAATTCCTATTGAGGGTTACATTGAGTCATATGAAGGATTCGATTCTGGATATAATTTACTAACAAAATTTGGTGTAAGATCTACTGCTGAGATGAAGATTGTGATATCTCAGGAGAGATATAAGAATGTGGTGTTACCTCTGGTACAGACAGGTTTAGCAAATCCAACTGAACGTCCTAATGAAGGTGACTTACTATACTTCCCATACAGAGACTTACTGCTAGAAATCAAATATGTAGATGATGTTAGTCAGTTCTATCAGTTACGTAAGAACTACACATACACACTTACCTGTGAACCATTCGAGTACGAAGACGAGGTTATCGACACTGGTATTGCTGCAATAGATGATGACATGGCAACTGTTGGATATGACGCAACATTGAAGTTAGTTGCTGTAGGTAGCACTGCGAGCATGATAACAACAATTGTGAATGGAGGTATTGGAAGGATCGATCTCCTAAACGGAGGTACAAACTATACTGCTGACCCACGTGTCAAGATCAGTCCTCCTGTAGTATCTACTGGTATCACTGCAACTGCTGTTGCTATTACAACTAATATAGGATTCACTGACAGTAGAAGAGTACAAAGTGTATTCATAACGAATCCTGGTGCTGGATACACCACACCACCTACAGTTCAGTTCTTGCCTGATGATGGTAAAGGTAGTGGAGCAACAGGAGTAGTTGCAATATCTACCACTGGAGGTGTGGGTGTTGTTACTATAACCAATGTTGGTACTAAGTATACTGTTCCCCCAACTCTTACGTTTGACAGCCCACCTGGTGCAGGTACAACTGCAACTGCTGTTGCTGTACTGAATGATACTGGTGGAGTTGGTGCTGTACGTATTACAAACGCTGGTTCAGGTTATGCAACTGTTCCAAGTATAACTGTCTCTGCTGCTGGAACCATAGGTGTTGGTACATTCTCCTTTGGTGAAATCATTACTGGTCAGTCCTCACTTAGCACTGCATTTGTTACATCATGGGATGCTCCCTCTCTCACTCTTACTGCAAGGAATCTTGCTGGTGACTTCAATGTTGGCGAACTTATCGTTGACAATGAGGGTTCTGCATACAGACTACATAGTATTGATTACGATGACAATGATGCGTACAACAGTGGTGATGACATCCAAGTTGAAGCAGACGACATCCTAAACTTTACAGAGAAGAACCCATTTGGTGAAGTATAATGATAGGCAATTATTTTTACAACGAGACAGTTAGAAAGACCGTAATTGCTTTTGGAACTTTATTTAATAATATAAAGATCAAAAAGTTTGCGAGTGATGGTAAGTCTATAAGTCAGATCAAGGTACCCATAGCATATGGTCCTATACAAAGATTCTTAGCAAGAATAGAACAGCAATCAAATTTTGATGATAACGTAGCAATCACACTGCCAAGACTATCATTTGAGTTGACTTCATACACATATGATCCTACAAGAAAGGCATCTCCTGTGCAGAAGTTTACCATGAAGTCTCCTAATGAGAAGGTAAAAATCAAGAAGATGTTCTTGCCAGTGCCATACGATATTGGATTTAGACTTAGTTTTGCTACCAAACAACAAGACGATGCTCTGCAAATCATAGAACAGATATTACCATTCTTCCAACCATCATATAATGTAACAATCAACATGTTGGAAGGTGTGGAAGAGAAAAGAGATATACCATTTACTCTGATGTCTACTACATTTACTGATGAGTATGAGGGTGACTACTCTACTCGTAGGTTTATACAGTATGATCTAGACTTTGTTGCTAAGACATACTTCTATCAAGAGGTTCCAACAGACGAGAACGGTATTATCAAGAAGGTTCAAATCGATTACTCTACTGCTATACGAGCACCAAGAGAACAAAGATACGTTGTCACACCTCAAGCAACTAAAGATTATAACCAAGATGAAACTGACAAACTTACAGAGTCTATCGATACGAAGAAGACTCTTATCAAAGTTACCTCTGGTGCATCATTCTCTACTGGTGGTTACATAGAGATTGGTAATGAAGTTATGCGTATCAAGGAGAAGGATTTGAACAACTTAGTGGTTGTTCGTGGACAGTATGGATCTAAGATTGCAGAGCATAGCAAGGGTGATGTTATAAATCTTGTTAACGCAGTCGATTCTGACCTTATTGAGATGGGTGATACCTTCGGGTTCAGTGAGACTAGATCATTCTTTGACGCTGATGGTCAAGAGTGGAGTCCCGCATTAGGTAATGACGTATGACAAAAGATTATGATCCTTTAGATAAACAATCAACCACATTTAGTCCTATAGATGAAGCATTAGAAGTCAAAGCAACTGATGTAGTCAAACAATCTAAGAAGGTAAAGAAGGTTGATACTACACCTAGAGATGACTTTGAATATTCTCGTGCACAGTTATACAATATTGTAGAGAAAGGACAAGAAGCAATGAATGGTATCCTTGATGTGTGTCAAGATACTCAACATCCACGTGCATATGAAGTTGCAGGACAACTTGTCAAAGCAGTAGGAGATGTAACTGATAAGATTATAGACTTACAAAGAAAGATGAAGGACTTGGAGAAGGAAGATAAACCTACACAAGTTACTAATAACTCTTTGTTTGTTGGTAGTACTGCTGACCTACAAAAAATGATCAAGAAAGGATTAGCTGGTGCACCTGTGCCACAACCTAAAACTCCTAGTGTAGATCTAAGTTCCTTAGATATAGACAGGTCTCCATAAATAACAAAGAAGATAGAGAGTGCCATGGCTGACACATACGTAAAAAGTGATAGAAACAAATGGGGTCTTCCAAAAGGATTGAAGTCTTCTGGTGGCGGGAAAAAGGATGGAGGAACAAGTCCTAGTGTTTTCAAGAAGGTGAGAGATACTCTGACTATGAGTTTTGATTATGAAAATCTTGATGAAGCGACTAGAAGAAATATAAAGAATCCTAAGTATAGAAATCCAGACGGGTCATTCAATAAAGAGAAGTATGATGCTGACAAGGGTAGTGTAGAAACAAAGAAGGGTGGTGGAAGACCACGTAAGAAGGGTGGTGCTATTGTAAAAACTCAAAGTTCATCTATAACACCAGCATCAAAAAGTGAAATAGTAAAGGCAGAACCTAAGGGTGAGATTACAAAATCTGAACCTAAGGGTGAGATAACAAAATCAGATAAGGGTGAGATAGTCAAGTCCAAAGGTGGAGCAATAGAGAAGAGCAATACTAACAAGGCAGAACCTGGCAAACCAAAAGATGATAAGATTAAACTTACCAAAACCAAACAAAGTTTAGGAGTAGGAAAAGCATTGAAGAAAGCAGGACCTTATGTCAAGGCAGCAGCAAAAGTAGCACAAGTTGCATACAAAGGTATAAGAGCTGTAGGTGGTGCGACTAAAGCATTTGATCCTAAGAACAAAGGATGGGAGTCATATATACAGAGAACTACTGACCATATAGTTGACTGATGCCACAAGCAAGTGACATATATCTTGGTAATCCCAATCTAAAAAAGGCGAATACCAAGCAACAATTTACTGAAGAACAAATTGTTGAATTTATTAGATGTAAGGATGATCCAATATATTTTACAGAGAAATACATTCAAATCGTCAACGTTGACGAGGGACTTGTACCATTTAAGATGTACAAGTTTCAAGAGAAATTACTAAGAAGATTCCATAAGAACCGTTTCAATATATGTAAGATGCCACGTCAGACTGGTAAGTCTACGACTGTGGTTTCATATCTACTACACTATGCGATCTTCAATGATCAGGTAAACATTGGTATCCTTGCTAACAAGGCAGCAACTGCAAGAGACTTGCTTGGTAGATTACAACTAGCATATGAGAACCTACCTAAGTGGATGCAACAGGGTATCATTGCTTGGAACAAAGGATCTATGGAACTAGAGAATGGTTCTAAGATCATTGCAGCATCTACATCTGCATCTGCTGTTCGAGGTATGTCATTCAACATTATATTCTTGGACGAATTTGCTTTCGTTCAAAACCATCTGGCAGATGACTTCTTTGCGTCTGTGTATCCTACTATATCTTCTGGTAAATCTACGAAGGTTATAATAGTATCCACTCCACATGGTATGAATCACTTCTATCGAATGTGGCATGATGCAGAGCGTGGTCAGAACGAGTATATTGCAACAGAGGTGCACTGGTCTGAGGTGCCAGGTAGAGATAAGAAATGGAAAGAACAAACTATAAAGAACACCAGTAAGCAACAGTTTGCTATTGAGTTTGAGTGTGAGTTCTTAGGATCTGTTGACACTCTTATCAATGCAGCGAAACTCAAATCACTGGTATATGAACAACCAATAGAGCAGAATGGTAAACTACTTGTATATGAAAGACCATTCAAGAAAAGAGATTATATTGTAACAGTTGACGTAGCAAGAGGAGTTGGTAAAGACTACAGTGCTTTCATAGTTGCTGATATTACAGAGTTCCCATACAAGGTTGTGGCAACATATAGAGACAATGAAATCAAACCTATGCTCTTCCCTTCTGTAATTGCAGATGTGGCAAAGGGATATAACAATGCGTATGTCCTATGCGAAGTAAATGATATTGGTGATCAAGTAGCATCTATACTATTCTATGATCTTGAATATGAGAATTTACTCATGGTTGCTATGAGAGGACGTGCAGGACAGATAGTTGGATCAGGATTCTCTGGTGTGAAGACGCAGTTGGGTGTCAAGATGAGTCAGGTAACTAAGAAGTTAGGTTGTTCTAACCTGAAGACACTGATAGAAGAAGATAAACTTACATTCTGTGATTATAATATCATAAGTGAGTTGACTACCTTCATACAAAAGAGACAGTCATTTGAGGCAGAAGAGGGTTGTAATGATGATCTAGCAATGTGTTTGGTTATCTTTGCGTGGTTGGTTGCACAGGATTATTTCAAGGAGATGACTGACTCTGACGTAAGAAAACGAATATACGATGAGCAGAAGAATGCAATAGAACAAGACATGGCACCCTTTGGTTTTATATGTGACGGTTTTGAGGAAATGGGAGGCGAAACTGTAGAATCAGATGGGACAGTTTGGAAGACAGATGAGTACGGGGATCGTGCCTATATGTGGGAATATCGCTAGTAAGGACGCATTTTCATAAATATCAGTAGTCATTGTATGTGGAGAAAGAAGTTAGAATGGCACTTCGATTAGCATCTCCGGGAATTTCGATAAGAGAAGTCGACCTAACTCGTGGTGGCGTAGATTTTAGTATCAACGTTGTCGGTGGTTTTGTTGGACCTTTTAGAAAAGGACCGGTAAACGAAATTACTAGGATCAATAACGAGAAGGAGCTTGTAGATGTCTTCGGTTTACCAGGTGTTGGTACAACCGATTATCATTATGAGACTTTCATGGCAGCATCCAATTACTTATCCTATGGTGGTAAGTTGGACGTTGTTCGTTGTAAAGGCGGTGACTTAAACAACGCTAACGCAGCAGTTGGATATGCATCTTCATCTATTTTATTGGTAGAAGGCAAAGAAGATTACTATAACAACAATGCGGACGATCTAAACTGGTATTGGTCATCCAAGAATCCCGGATCTTGGGCGAACGAACTAAGAGTTGCAGTAATAGATAACGCTGTTGACCAAATACTTACCCCAACATTTACTGGTGGTAATATTGGTTCAGTTACAGTCGGTATGGGAGTTACACAACACCTCACTGGTCAAACAATCGGTGTTGGTACTGTAACAGCAGCAACTGGAATACTAAAAGGTATTGTTACTGGTAAGACAGCAACAACCGTAGACGTAAGAGTTGTAAGTACAGTCATAGACGGTACAGAAACATTACAGTCTTACACACAAAACTCACAGTTTGAGTTCAAGAACGGTACATCGCTTTACTTTGTAAACTCTAGTGGTAGTAACGTTGCATCAGCATCTGGTGGAACACCAACTATCGTAACTCAAGATTGGTACAGCACACAGAATATACTAACAAGTGTTGCTGACGGTGGAACTGATTTAGTTACACTGCCATGGAGAGCAGTACTAAACAAACCTAGAACAAACAATTACGTATCTACAAGAGACGGTGCCAACGATGCATTGCACGTTGTCGTTGTTGACGCAAACGGTGCGGTAACTGGTGAGATAGGTTCTGTCATGGAGAAGCATGCAAACCTTTCTAAGGCAAAGGATTGCGAACAGTCTGGTGGTAGAGCGATATACTATAAAGACTACATTGCAGAAAACTCTGGATTATTATTTGCTGGTGTATCACTGGTAAATGGAACTGATGCGTTTAGAGGAACAGCACCTCTAGCATCTGGATTCAGTTCAGGAACTACAGCAGTCACAGCTGGTGCAGGAGCATGGGGTCAAAACGCTAAGAACATCAAGTTCAACTCTGTTGGTAATGTAAATTACGAACTAGGAGGAGGATTAGACTACACTGGTATTGGAGTATTCAATGCACCTCTAGGTGATCTACTCACAGCATACGACAAGTTTGCAGATCCAGTAGATAGCGACATTAGATTCTTACTACAAGGTAGTGCATACAGAACAAAAGAAGAAGAGCAAGCAAAAGCAAATAAACTGATACAGATATGTGAAGGTAGAAAGGACTGCATCACATTCATATCACCAAACAGAGCATCACTTGTAAATGTAGCGAGTGCTGCGGATCAACTACAAAATGTACTTGAGTTCTTCTCACCACTCACATCATCTTCTTATGCAATCTTCGATGCTGGTTACCAGTATGTTTACGATAGATTCAATAAGAAGTTTGTCTACATGCCTACATCAAACGATGTTGCAGGACTATGTGTAAGAACAGATAGGGACAACTTCCCTTGGTTCTCTCCTGCTGGTCAGGCAAGAGGTGGACTCAATTTTGCTATCAAACTAGCATTCAATCCTAGTTTGGACGCAAGGGATCAACTCTACTCAAATAGAGTCAACCCAATAACTAACAAACCAGGTGCAGGAATCATCCTATTCGGAGACAAGACTGCATTATCTTACGAGAGTGCGTTTGACAGAATCAACGTTCGTAGATTGTTCATCACTATTGAGCAAGCAATCGAGAACGCTGCACAAGCACAACTCTTTGAACTCAACGATGCAGGGACACGAAGCAACTTCGTAAATATCGTTGAACCATTCCTAAGGGATGTACAAGCTAAGAGAGGTATCACAGACTTCTTACTTGTTTGTGATGAGACCAATAACACACCTGACGTTATTGACCGCAATGAATTCATTGCTGACATTTATGTCAAACCAGCAAGGTCAATTAACTTTATCGGTTTGACCTTTGTTGCTACACGTACTGGAGTTTCCTTCAGTGAAGTTGTAGGAACTGTATAATAGAGGAACCAAACAATGGCACTAGATAGAAACATTTTTTCTATACCTAACAACGAGAGATCAATCGACTCTTTCAAATCAAGACTCATTGGTGGTGGTGCTCGTCCTAATCTATTTGAGGTTGAGCTAAACTTCCCTTCAGGTGTAGGTATATTCGACGATGAGATAGAGAACACTACTCATCGTATGATGATCAAAGGAGCACAGTTACCAGCGTCTAACATCGCTGAAGTCATTGTTCCCTTCAGAGGTCGTCAACTCAAGGTTGCAGGAGATCGTAGATTCGATCCTTGGACAATCACAGTTATCAACGATAACGATTTCAAACTAAGAACAGCATTCGAGAGATGGGCAAACTACATCGTCAAAGTATCTGACGGTTCAGGAACCCTAAACCCTGCTGACTACTACACTGATTGGGTAGTAAACCAGTTGGGTCGTGCTAACACAGATCTAAATGTAAAAGGAAAGGACAACCCTGCTGCATTACCTGTACTAAGACGCTACCAAATGGTTGGTTGCTGGCCAAGTGCAGTAAGCACAGTTGAACTATCTTATGATCAGGTAGACGCTGTAGAAGAGTTCCAAGTAACACTTCAAGTTCAGTACTGGACTGCTTATGATGGCAATAATGCCGATTCTGTAGTATAATAGATAGAATACAAGTAGGAATATTATGGCCAAGCTTTTTGGTTTCTCAATTGAAGACGACAATAAGAAGAAGAAAGGTATAATCAGCCCTGTTGCTCCTAATAACGAGGACGGTGCTGATTATTTTCTATCTTCGGGATTTTATGGTCAGTATGTAGATATTGAGGGAGTATTCAAAACAGAATTCGATATCGTAAAAAGGTATCGTGATATGTCATTGCATCCAGAATGTGATACAGCGATTGAGCATGTCGTAAATGAGGCAATCGTTTCTGATATGAACGATAGTCCTGTAGAGATAGACCTTGATAACCTAAACATAGGTCAACCATTAAAGAAAGTAATAAGAACCGAGTTCAAGAAAGTAAAAGACTTACTAGAGTTTGATAAGAAGTCACACGAAATTTTTAGAAACTGGTATGTAGATGGTAGAATATTCTATCATAAGGTAATTGACGTACAGAAACCAGACGAAGGAATACAAGAACTAAGATATATCGATGCTCTCAAGATCAAGTTGATGAGAGTCAAACCTACTGATAAGGAGAAGGGTGTAGTTGCTATCCCTACACAAGATCAGGGTACAGAGACAGTCAATAAAGACACAAAGGTAACAGAGTTCTACACATACTATCCACAAGGTGTAGCACAAAAGTATGGATCAGTTGCTGGTAAGGGTATAAGAATAGCAAAGGATGCTATATGCCATGTCCACTCTGGATTAGTAGACAGAAATAAGAAGATCACACTATCATATCTACACAAAGCGATCAAAGGTCTAAACCAGTTACGTATGATCGAGGACTCTCTCGTCATCTACAGACTGTCTAGAGCACCTGAGAGACGTATATTCTACATTGATGTAGGTAACTTACCTAAGGTCAAGGCAGAGCAGTATCTACGTGACGTTATGAGTAGGTACAGAAACAAGTTAGTATATGATGCAAACACAGGAGAAATAAAAGATGACAAGAAATTCATGTCAATGCTCGAAGACTTCTGGTTACCAAGAAGGGAAGGCGGAAGAGGCACTGAGATCTCTACGCTACCAGGTGGACAAAATCTTGGAGAACTTACGGACATCGAGTACTTCCAAAAGAAATTATATCGCTCACTAAACGTACCTGAGTCAAGAATAGGTGCTGACAGTGGATTCAATCTAGGTAGATCATCAGAGATTCTAAGAGACGAACTTATGTTCAGTAAGTTTGTAGGTAGATTGCGTAAGAGATTCAGTGCACTATTCTTAGATCTATTGAAGACACAACTTATCCTCAAGAACATAGTTACACCAGAGGATTGGGAGAAGATGGCAGAGCACATACAGTTTGATTACTTGTATGATAACCACTTTGCTGAACTCAAAGAGACTGAGTTGATGAACGAAAGACTCAATCTTATGGTTGCTATTGAACCTTACATCGGCACATACTATTCAAGAGACTATGTGAAGCGTAAGATACTGCGTCAGACAGATGAAGAGATAGAAGAAATGGCAGAAGAAATGGAAGAGGAGAACGCAACTGGTGTAGGTGTACCGCTAGAAACGCAGAATGCTATCATGCAAGGACAGATAGAGAACGGACAGATTGGTACTAATCAGAAAACAAATATGGGTAAAAATGGTAAAGACCCTGAGGTCAACGGGAAATCTACAGAAGCACCCGAATTAAACATCAAGAAAGCTAAGATATAAATAGGGTTAGCGTTACTTTAAATTATAATGGACACCAATGAATTGCTAGACATGATGTCTTCAGATGAGGCTTCTTCATCCGAAGTTCATGATGCAATAAAAACCTTACTCTATCAGAAGAGTGCAGAGAGGGTGGATCAAATAACACCTACAGTCGCTGCTGCTCAGTTTGGTAAAGAAGAGGAACCAGCTGACGCTGTTGAATCAGAACCGCAAGAAGAGGAGTAAAATGCCACAGGTATTAAATTTAGTCTCTGATCATGGAGAACTGAGTAGTAACGATGCTACTACAGTTGCTTCTGGTGCAAAGGCTGTGAAAAGCGGTATTTTATACATTGCTTGTAGTTCCGAGAAAAAGTCAGGACACATCTCTGTATGTAATACCATCGCCCAAGCGGGTGTAGGATCTTTTCACGTAGAGAAAGGTGGAGACTTTTTATATCGTTACGGACACCCCGCACACGCAAAGGCAGTGTCTGTTTCAAAAGCAAATCCATGTGTAATTACACTGGATAGACAAGATACAAAGTTCAGAGTTGGTGATTATGTTACCATGACTGGATCTTCCGTAGGTGGTTACAATACTACCATTGCTCATAAAGAGATAACTGCTATACAGATACCACAGAGATCTAACGAATACACATGTAAGATCACTGTTGATGCGAATACATCATCTCTCGCTGACTTCACAGGTGAAGCAGAGTTGACTAAGACAGTTATTTTTAGACTGGCACCTGAAACATCAGACGGAAGTACAATGCATTTACACGAGGTAAATCTAGGATGAAGCTAATCTCAGAAGAAATTGAATCAGTAGAAGTTATTACCGAAGAAAAAAACGGTAAGAAAACTCTCTATATTCAAGGACCTTTTTTACAAGCAGAAATAGTCAATCGTAATAAAAGATGCTACCCATTAGACACTATGGTCAATGAGGTGAAGCGTTATAACGAGGCACATGTAAATACAGGTCGTGCTCTAGGTGAATTAGGTCACCCAGACGGTCCTCAAATCAACCTTGATAGAGTATCACACAAAATAGTATCTTTACAACAAGAAGGAAATAACTTTGTAGGTAAGGCACAGATATTGTCAACACCTATGGGTAAGATCGCTTCTTCTCTCATCGGTGAGGGAGTGAAGTTAGGAGTTTCATCTAGAGGAATGGGATCTATAGTCTCAAGAGACGGTGTAAACTATGTTGGAGAAGATTTTATGCTCGCAACTGCTGCTGATATAGTGGCAGATCCCAGTGCACCAGACGCTTTTGTCGATGGTATCATGGAAGGAAAGGAATGGGTTTGGGAAGGTGGCATGCTACGTGAAAAGGCATGCGAGGGCGCAAAGAGAGAAATCAATACTCTCGTAGATGACAAAATGTTGGAGGCAAATAAGCTAAGATTATTCGCTAACTTCTTGTCAGAACTATAATTCTATAAATAATAACAGTATTCATACATACGAAACGGAAAGTTAACCAATGGCTGCGAAAAAACAACTACATGAAATGGAGAACCAGGTTACCAAGGGCGCAAAAAAAGCAGACCCTATGCCTAAAGCTCCAAACTATGTGCCTGATAACAAGGCGATAGAAGATTTAGGAGGACCTACTCCTACAAACGGTAGACCAACTGATGATTCTCATAAGTTGAAGACTGCTACTGCTACTTTTGCTCAGAGTGGAGACCCTCATTTCAAGGGTAATCCTTCTAAGGTGCAATTACCCGGACCTGCTGCTATAAAGAGCACAGGATATGGTAAAGGTGCTAACGAAGAAGCTGAGAAAGAAGAAGAAACAGTTGTAGCGGAGCAACCAGTAGAGGAAACTCCCGTAGTAGAAAATGAAGAACAGGAAGAAGTAGCAAAAGAAATCGTAATTGACGTTGCGGATGACGTTGCTGCACTCTTAGAAGGCGAAGAACTTTCTAAAGAGTTCCAAGAAAAAACTGCTACAATTTTTGAGGCTGCTGTAAAGAGCAAGGTTGAGCAAGTTGCTAACCAACTCGAAGAGCAGTTTACAAAAGCATTTGATGAGGAGATTGCTTCTCACAAAGCAGAACTTACAGAGCGTGTTGACTCTTACTTAGAGTACGTCGCTAATGAGTGGATCAATGAGAATGCACTCGCTGTAGAAACTGGAATCAGAGGGGAACTCTCTGAGTCCTTTATGAGTGGTCTTAAGACCCTCTTTGAAGAACATTATGTTGAAATCCCTGACGACAAATATGATGTCTTAGAAGCAATGACTTCTAAGTTAGATGAAATGGAAACAAAACTCAACGAGCAGATTGAGAGCAACGTCGAATTGACTAAGCGTCTCTCAGTATCTGTGTCAGACAACATCCTTGATGAAGTAAGTGAAGGTTTGGCGTTATCTCAAAAAGATAAACTCTCCGAACTATCTAAAGGTGTTGAGTTTGAAAGTGAAGAACAGTACAGAGAAAAACTATCTACACTCAAGGAGTCGTATTTCAATGCGAAACCAATTGTAGAAAACTCTGAGACCAACCCTGAGGATGCGATTCCTGAGGATCATGGATCAGCAATGAACGCATACTTATCAGCGTTGACAAAGTTCCAATAGTCAATTTTTAAATTACACCCAAAGGTAAAGCCAAATGTTTAATTCTGGACAACTCCAGAAGAAGTGGCAACCACTCTTAGAGGCAGAAGGATTAGATAAAATCCAAGACAACCACAGAAGAGCAGTTACCGCACAACTTCTAGAAAACCAAGAAAGATTTTTAAGAGAGGAGAGAGCATTCTTATCAGAAGCACCTCCTACAGTTAACACAGACCCATCAGGCACAGGAGCAGCTGGTTTCAGTGGCGGTGCTGCTGTTGGCGGTCCTGTTGCTGGTTTCGACCCAGTTCTAATATCTCTAATCAGGAGATCTATGCCTAACTTGGTGGCATATGACTTAGCTGGCGTCCAACCAATGAATGGTCCTACTGGACTTATCTTCGCGATGAGATCTAAGTACGACAACCAGAACGGTACAGAAGCATTCTTCAACGAACCAGATTCTGCATTCTCTGCTCAAGACTCCGATACATCATTCACACAGGGTGATTACACAGGAGCAACTGACGGAGATTCAGACGTTGGTTTCGGTACAACTGCACAAGGTGGTGGCAACCCATCAATCTTGAACGGTGGTGCAGAGAACGCTTACTCAGTTGGACAAGGTTTCAAGACTCAACAGTCTGAAGCTTTAGGCGATGCTGCTAACAACGACTTCAGAGAGATGGCGTTCAGCATCGAGAAGGTATCTGTGACTGCGAAGTCAAGAGCCCTCAAAGCTGAGTACAGTTTAGAACTAGCACAAGACCTCAAGGCGATCCATGGATTGGATGCAGAGGCTGAGTTAGCAAACATCCTTTCTACTGAGATCCTTGCTGAGATCAATAGAGAGATCATCCGTACAATCTACAAGGCTGCAAGACCTGGTGCTCAAATCAATACAGCAACAACTGGTGTATTTGACTTAGACACAGACTCAAACGGAAGATGGATGGTTGAGAAGTTCAAAGGTATGATCTTCCAACTTGAAAGAGATGCTAACGCAATCGCACAGGAAACTCGTCGCGGGAAGGGTAACATCATCCTTTGCTCTGCTGATGTTGCTTCCTCTCTAACAGCTGCTGGTCAACTAGACTACACTCCTGCACTCAACAGCAACATGAATGTTGATGATACAGGTAACACATTCGCTGGTACACTCAACGGACGTTACAAGGTATACATCGATCCATTCGCTGCTAACCTAAGTGCTGATCAGTACTACGTTATGGGATACAAGGGTTCTAACCCTTATGATGCTGGTCTATTCTATTGCCCTTACGTTCCACTACAGATGGTAAGAGCAGTTGGACAAGACACATTCCAACCAAAAATTGGTTTCAAAACCAGATACGGAATGGTTGCTAACCCATTTGCTGAAGGTACTACACAAGGTCTTGGTAGAATTACTGGTAACAGTAACAGATACTACAGACGTGTTAAAGTTACAAACCTTATGTAAGCGAGTTGCTTATATACTTACAAGACCCCTTTACAGGGGTCTTTTTTTATGCTATAAATATGGTAGTCAAATAATACTATGAAAGATCAAGGATCTATTGCTACTGGTGAAACACCAGAGACAAAATGGAATCGAGGACTTGACATTTTTATAGAGTCTGTTCATGCACCTGATCATAAACTCAGAGGTTGTGCACATAATCAGCATTGCTACACAGAGTTGATGGATATTAGAGAACATGTGCTAGAATATCTGCAAAGTTTACGAAAATAAATGAACGGTAGAATCAATAAAGTAATGATGGTTGCGAGAACCATGAGAATAAAACAAGGTATAATGGAAAAGAATTGGTATCCTGAGTGGAGTGATAAAGAAAGATGGGCTGCTCAACAAGCCCTAAATAATGTTTTAGATGTTCTTGATGAATACTGGGAGTAATGGCAGACACTAGGGTTAGAGGTGCTACACCTCCGTTCAAACTAAATGAACCTACTAATAGGAACTTCCTATCAATAGTTGGGTTCAAGTTCTTGCTGAACCGTTGCCCTAAAGTTAGTTTCTTTTGCAATCAAGCAAACATACCAACTGTAACTCTTGGTACTACAACGCAAGCATCTTACCTTCGTCAAATACCTATACCTGGCACAGAGTTATCTTACGAAGATCTGACTCTTAGTTTTATAGTTGACGAGAACTGCGAGAATTACTTGCAGATATATGATTGGATTACTGGACTAGGATTTCCTGAGTCACTACAACAGTATGAAGATCTGAAGAAAGTAAATAGATTTTATCCTGACTCTGCTGAACGAGATCAGTTTGCAGAGAGGTCTGATGGAACATTGATGGTTTTGAATAGTGATTACAACCCAAGTATCTCTATCAAGTTCAAGGATTTATTTCCTGTCGCACTATCTGGTGTACCATTTGACTCAACAGAAACAGAGCAAAGATATTTTACCGCAATGGTTACCTTTAAATATACTATTTTTGATGTGATTGACGTAAATGGAACCAAGGTCTAAGACTTTAAGTCTTGAGATGATTCAAGACATGTGGGAAAAAGACGCAAAGATGAATCAAGATGAACTCGATACTGAGTCTCTGCGAATCCCACAATTACACGCTACTTATTATGAACTATATAATACGATACTGCTCATGCGAAAACGTGAAGAGCAGACACATTGTAATGTTCTACTAGATCGGAGAAAGTATTACACAGGTAAGGCAACTGCATCTGTATATGAAGCAGAACCATTTCCTTACAAGGTCAGAGACAAGGATGACCTCAAGTTATATCTTGAAGCAGACGAGAAACTCAGAAAGACCAAACTAAAGATCGAGTACTATGACACCATGTTGAAGTATATCGAAGAAATACTAAGACAAATCTCCAATAGAACTTACCAGATAAAAAACGCTATTGAATGGAGACGTTTCAACGCTGGTTATGGCTGATCTAACTATAAGAAAGAAGAACGAAGTCTTTCTAAGAATTGATTGCGACCCACACATACGACACGAGTTACAGGACGAGTTCACCTTTGATGTACCAGGTGCTAAGTTCATGCCTCAGTATCGTAGTAAGTACTGGGACGGTAAGATAAGATTATTTAATTTACAGAAGCAGGAAATATATGTCGGTCTGTTAGATAAGATCACGTCTTTTTGTAAGAGATATGATTACGAATTTGAATTTGAGAACTCCAAGTATTACGGACTGCCATACGAAGAGACGGAATCAATTTCGTATGAGGGGGTAAAGGACTATCTAACTCGAATCTCGAAATACAAACCTCGTGATTATCAGATTGATGGGGTGACTGATGCATTACAGAAGAATCGTAGATTGATTATATCACCAACAGGGTCTGGTAAGTCCTTGATGATCTATGCAGTTACACGATACCACGTAGAACATAAAAGGTCAACCCTCATTATTGTCCCTACTACCTCTCTTGTAGAACAGATGTATAAGGACTTTGTAGATTATGGTTGGAATGTCGATGGAATTTGTCATAAGATCTATGCTGGTAAGGACTTGATGAGTCAGAACCCAGTCATTATAAGCACATGGCAGTCAATATACAAGCTACCTAAAGACTGGTTCAATAGATTTGATGTTGTAATTGGTGACGAGGCACATCAGTTCAAGTCTAAATCATTAGTAAGTATCATGACTAAACTCTATGACACAAAATATAGGTATGGTTTCACAGGTACGCTCGATGGTACACAAACTCATAAGTGGGTACTTGAAGGTTTGTTCGGACCCTCTTATAAAATCGTCAATACTAAGGAGTTACAGGAGAAAGGCTATCTAGCAACACTCAACATCAAAGTTCTATTACTCAAGCATGATCCAAAAAGATTTGATACCTATCAAGATGAAATAGAATATATTATAGGTCATGAGAAAAGAAATAAATTTATTAGAAACCTAGTACTGGACTTGAAGGGTAACACTTTAGTTCTCTATAGTAGGGTTGCCACCCATGGAGAGGTGCTATTCGACCTAATAAATAAAGATGATAGAAAAGTCTTCTTCATACACGGTGGTGTAGATGTCGAAGAAAGGGAATCTGTCAGGAGTATAGCAGAGGTTGAATCCAATGCTATAATTATTGCATCCTTTGGAACTTTCTCCACTGGTATCAATATCAAGAACCTCCATAACATTGTCTTTTCTTCTCCTTCTAAGTCCAGAATTAGAACTTTACAATCTATCGGTAGGGTCTTACGTAAAAGTAATTCCAAGTTGAGTGCCACATTATATGATATAGCGGATGATACTAAGAAAGGATCAGTCCAGAACTATACTTTGAATCACTTGATTGAACGAATCAAATACTACAACGAGGAAAAATTCAACTATGACATCATCCAAATCAAAATTTGAAGAACCGTATGAGGACTTTCTTGCGGCTATCAAACTTGTAAGTGGTGAAGAGATACTGTCAAAGGTTGTTGTGTGTAGTGATGATGACGATAGAATTATCCTAGAGAATCCAGTTGTATGTCAGGAGGTTCGCACCCCTGGTGCGAATATCCCGTTGGGATATAAATTTGAACCTTGGATGAAATTGACTGATGAAGAAGTTTTCATAGTTGATATGAATAGAATTATTACAATGTCTGAGATAAAAGATAAGGAAGTAAACAAAACATATTCCACGATCATCAAGCAAGGGTTCACTCGCTCACACCCTGATATAACTAAAGAAATGGGATATATAAACTCTGTAGATAAGGCACGTCAACAGTTTGAACAACTGTACAAGAAAGACTCTAAGGATACAAAAGAAACTTAATACCTGTCCTTTCAACCCCCACAGGGTTATTGTACACACTTTTGACAACCATGTCAAGTATGCTATAATTAAGTACAGAAACACGCACAGTAATGCCACGTAAAAGATCAGAGCACTACGTCAATAACAAGGAGTTTCTTGCTGCAATTATTGATTATAAAGACCAGATTATCATTGCCGAGAAAAGAGGTTTACCTAAACCTGTAATTCCCAGATACATTGGCGAATGCTTTCTAAAGATAGCAACTCACCTATCATTCAAACCAAACTTTGTAAACTATATGTTCAAGGATGATATGGTATGTGATGGCATAGAGAACTGTGTTCAATACATTGATAACTTCAATCCAGATAAGTCTAAGAATCCTTTTGCATACTTCACACAGATAATACACTATGCATTTCTAAGAAGAATACAGAAAGAGAAACGTCAGTTAGATATAAAACAAAAGATAATAGAAAAGTCTGGGTATGACGAAGTCTTCGTCGCAGACGAAGCGGATAAGTCCTCTGAGTACAACTCTATCAAAGATGCTGTACAATACAGAACTAACAGATGACTTACGATCTCACAGAGGAAGAGTGGGAGTGTGTTCGTGTCTGTGTATCTAATGCACCGATACCCTACGATATCACTAAGAAAAAAATACCTGCTGATATCCTAGAAAAAATAGGAAAACCCATCGAACATCGAGAAGAGGGTCTATCCATAGCAAAATACGATCTATCAAAGTACGGAATCCATGAGAGTTGACAGACACAGAGACATCGCTGATGACCTTGAAGCAGAGTTATTATCTGAACTAGAGGGCATCACCACACAATTACGTGGCACTATGAAAAGAATGACTAGAGTAAACTCCATGGGGAGATCAGCAAAAGTCATTGAAATTGAGTATGATGTAAACGAATGAAAGTTGCTATTATCACAGACCAACACTTTGGATTCAAGAAAGGTTCTAAACTATGGTTAGATTACTTTCAGAAATTTTATGATGACATATTCTTTCCTACATTAGAGAAGCATGGTATAGATACTATACTTGATCTAGGAGATACCTTTGATAACAGGAAGGGTGTGGATCTATGCTCTCTCAATTGGGCAAAGTCCAATTACTTTGATCCTATTCGAGATAAAGGAATGTCAATGATCAGTATCGTTGGCAACCATACTGCTTTCTATAAGAATACTAATGACATCAACACTATAGATCTGATGCTCAGAGAGTATGATAATATACGTATCGTTGAAGAGTGTGAAGAGATAACTGTAGGTGGGTTACCAATACTGTTTATACCTTGGATCAACCCAGAGAATGAGGCAACAACATATAAAATGGTGAAGGATAGTAAGTGTAAGGTTGCTATGGGTCATCTAGAACTAAATGGGTTCGTTGCCACACACGGGCACGTAATGGACGTAGGAGCAGACTTTGAGTGTTATGACCACTTTACCCATGTATTCTCAGGACACTATCACACAAGGTCAAATAACGGTAGGATATATTACCTAGGCAATCCATATCAGATGTTCTGGAATGATTGTGATGATCCAAGAGGATTCCACATATACGACACAGAGAAACTAACACTCAAGACAATCAATAATCCATATCAGATGTTTAAGATTATCAATTATGCTGATACACCTAGACAACTGACTAAGTTTGAGGAGTATAGGAATAAGATAGTCAAGGTTGTAGTTAGACAAAAGACTGATGATAAAGAGTATGAAAGATTCATGCAATCATTAGCAAAAGTACATCCATATGATATCAAGGTGGTAGAGAGATCTGTAAATATGCTTGCACCTGAGGAGAACGTAGCACAGACAGAAGATACGATGACTCTACTCAACACATATGTCGATGATCTAAGCACAGATCTAAATAAATCTAAGATCAAAGACATTTTGAGAGTCACTTATCAAGAGGCATGTGAGGTCATCTGATGCATATTATTACACCAAAGCATAGTCAAGACGAGGGAGCATATGCAGTCGTCAACGAATATGGTGAGAAGGTTGTATTCTTTTTTGTAGAGAAAGATGATGCCGATAGATATGCTATGATGTTAGAAGGTTCGGGTGAACCTATTATGAAAGTAATACATGTTGCTGACCGTGTAGCAATTGCAGCTTGCGAAAAAACAGGAACAAGGTATACTATAATAGGTAAAGATGATTTTGTTATTCCAGTTGATCCTAAGTGATTCGATTCAAAGAAATTCGTTATAAAAACTTTTTGTCCTCAGGGAATCAATTCACATCTATAAAGTTAGATGCGAATAAAGATACTCTGATTGTTGGTGCAAATGGTTCGGGTAAGAGTACGGTTCTAGATGCTCTTACATTTTCTTTGTTCGGTAAACCGTTCCGAAAAGTTACGAAGGGTCAGTTAGTCAACAGCACAAACGAAAGAGATGCTGTTGTGGATATAAGATTTGATATTGGAGATGTACCTTATAGGGTTGTAAGAGGTATCAAACCAAATATTTTTGAGATCTATAAAAATGGAAAAAAATTCAATGAGGACTGCTCTGCTAACGATCAACAAAAGTCTTTGGAAGGACAAATACTCAAACTCAACTACAAATCTTTCACTCAAATTGTTATACTTGGCAGTGCTTCTTTCGTTCCCTTTATGCAACTATCTGCTCCACATCGCAGGGAAGTTATAGAAGACTTACTTGACATCAAAGTTTTTTCTATGATGTCAGATATCTTGAAGACTCAGATCAAACAGTCAAAAGATAACTTGAGAGTCATGGAACTGAAGAAAGAATCAGTTGCAGATAAAATAATAATGCAGAAAAGATTTATCAAACAAATAGAGGAAGAAGGTTATGACAGCATCAACACCAAACAACAAGAGATCGAGAATTGTGATACCGAAACAGAAGAGTATCAAAGGAGTGTTGAAGATCTCATCTCCAAAGTCAATAAAAAGGAGAAGGATATACAACAATATACTAAATCAAGTAGTACTATAAAAAAGTTAGAAAAGTTAAAATCAAAAATACAAACTAAAGAATCAAACTCTAGTCATGAACTAGATTTTTTTGAAGCACATTCGGTTTGTCCTACATGTACACAGAATATAGAAGAGTCATTCAGAGTAAATAGAATTGAACACCTCCAAGGAGTTCTTGCCAAACATCAAAGTAGTTTGGATGAAATCACCACTGCTATAGAAGCAGAGGAAGAACGAGAACAACAGTTTCTCAAACTCCAGAAGGAGATTACTACACTATCTAATGAAGTTTCTCAATTCAATATTAGAATTGCTAACAACAACAAACGAAGAGGAAATCTTGAAACAGAAATTCAAAACATTACCGATAGACTTGAGAATAAAAATTCTGAGGATGAGAAACTAACAGAGTATAAGGATAAACTAAAAGACATACTAAACAATTTACAAACAACTCAAGAGGAGTTCGATTATCTAGAACAGGGTAACGAACTACTCAAAGATGATGGTGTAAAGAAAAGTATTATAAGAAAGTATCTACCTCTGATCAACCAACAGGTCAATGAGTATCTACAGAGGATGGATTTCTATGTCAACTTTATGTTAGATGAAGACTTCAATGAAACTGTGCAGACACCTGTGCATGAGAAGTTCTCTTATGCATCCTTCTCTGAAGGAGAGAAGATGAGGATTGACCTTGCACTTCTGTTTACATGGAGAGAGATAGCAAGGATGAAGAACAGTGTCGTCACAAATTTGCTAATCATGGACGAGGTTTTTGACTCATCACTAGATGAGTTTGGTACAGACTACTTCCTCAAAATTGTACGGTATATCATCAAGGATGCTAACGTGTTTATAATCTCGCACAAACAGGATCTATACGATAAATTCAATCACTGTCTGGAGTTTACTAAGGACAAGGGGTTCTCCAAACTAAAAGTTTGACAAGTGCCAACTTTGTGGTATCATATATAATCATACAAAGGAATCGAAAGATCGTACCCCTGCGTAGATAAAAAAGACACCCATGTCGGGGTCGTCTAACATCCGCAGGATTTTTTTATGTCTTGCGAGATACTTTAAAACAATAATGAACATTAAATCAATCTTAGCAGTCGCTGCTGTAACTGCTTTCTCTTCTCCTGTATTAGCAGGACCTTACGTTGGTGTAGACACCAAGTCAAAATTCACTGGTAACAACTACAGTGCAACAGAATTCACTGGTAAGATCGGTTATGCTGGTGCTTTAGGCGAAGGTGGTACTAAGTACTTCGTAGAAGGTGGTCCTATTATAACTGTTGCTGACGGTGGTACAGAAACAACTGAATTAAGAATCAACTCTGGTTTAGCATTTGCTCTAACAGACTCAGTTGGTGCTAAAATCGGTGGTAAGTTCACATCTAACGATGGTGGAGACAACAAGTACGAATTCCTAACTGGAATCAAGTACAGTTTCTAAGAAACAACTTACATAATACAAGGGGTGCTTGACACCCCTTTTTTTATGCTATATAATAGATGAACCTAGGTTAGATTATGGATCAAGAAGAGGCGATGTTTGGTGCCGAACCCAAACCTAAGAAGAAACCATCTAATGATGGTAAGTATAAGTGGATATCAATTGGTGTGGTAGGCAGTCTATTCGCTGTGTCACATCTTGGTATGATAGGACATATTGTAAGTAGAAAAGATACACCGAAGTTACCTAACTTGAATATACCTGTAGGACCATACACTTCATATAAGGCAAGTGTATCAGAGGATGGTTACGCTATAACATATAAAGCAAACGATCCTAAGACAATGCACATCACTACAAGTATAAAAGAGAAAGCAGGTTTCTTAGGGTTAGCAAACAACACCAAAGAAGTTACTGAAGAGTATGTCATGGATGGCATAACCAATCAGGGAGGACCTGTATCTAATCATAGATCATGGCAAGATCCTGCAACTCTAGGGAGTCAAACGAACACACAGGGAGATGCGGTTGCTAGATCAGAAGCATGTATCAAAGCAATCGGAAGTGCAGAAGGAACAGGAAGACTCGTGGGTACCTCGGTTGGTGCTTCTGCTGCTCCTGCTCTGTCTAACATCCCCTTTATTGGTTGGGTCGCTGCTGGTTGGGTGGCAATGTTTAGTGGCAATCAGGGTGCTGACATAGGTGGCAGCATGGCAGAAGGTCTAAACGAAAACTGCTAATGTGGGAAGGTATACTTATTATTGCAGTCGGGTCTGTTGTCTTCATTCTTGTTGACATATGGATCAGGGAGAAATTCGGAAAGAAATAGCATAAATAGTAACAGTTCTTTACAATTGAATGTCAGAAGTTCAGCACATGTTGATCAAGGTGATAATGTTGATATTTGTCACCACTGTTCCTACAGCGTTAGTGCTGTCAATCTTTTTGCGGGTTTGGGGTAGAAATATAAGCAAGGATGATGCGTGACATAAGTGTGTCTTATGTAAAGTTTCTTGACAAAATTTTATTTTTTATATATAATTATGTAACAAAAGTTCACAATTACTAATGACTGTAACTACTGAATCAGGCGGACGTCAAAATGCGTTTCCAACTGAAACAAAACCCTACGTTGATGAAAGCGTAGTATATGAAGGGTATCCTCAAAATGCTGAGAAAGTAAATGGTCGTTGGGCAATGGTTGGTTTCATTGCACTGATTGGTGCTTATGTTACAACAGGACAAATCATTCCTGGTATCTTCTAATGGATTTTTCACATTCCTACTGGAGATATGCTGAGAAAGTCAATGGACGTCTCGCCATGCTCGGTCTAGTGATCGGCACTATCAACTATGGTCTATTCGGATGGATAGCACCAGGTTTATTCTAAGCAAACAATTACAAGGTACAAACAAATGACACCAGAAGCAGAAAAGTTTAACGGTTGGATGGCAATGATTGGATTCGTTGCAGCAGTTGGAGCATACGCAACAACAGGTAACATCATTCCAGGTATATTCTAATGAAAGACAATATCGAACCACAAAAGAAAATTGCAGAAAGATGGAACGGTAGACTTGCTATGTTAGGTTTGATTGCAGCAGCAACTTCAGACTTATTGACAGGTCACATGTTCTTCGGTCAGTTCTAAATGACAGATCTCTCTGTAGTAAATGATATATCACCCTTTCAAGCAATACTATGGTGCTTCTATCCCATAGGAGCACTTGTATTTCTTGAACTATTCATCCGTGCCATCAATGATGACGACGATGATGATTTTGATGGTGGTAAAGCAGTCCCAGTTTATCAAGGAGCAACCTAATGCAACACTTACTATTCACAACATTAGTAACAGCATACATCATATCAGGTGTAGGCAACATCGCTTTCGCATGAAGAAAGTATTTTACAATCCATACTATCCATTGATAGAATTCGGATTTTTTGTTATTGTAGGCACAGTAGCAGGATTCGCAGGAGTAGTATGAAAGGTTACACACCACTAAAACAAGTTCCCAGAATATTTTGTTGGGCAGTCGTCTTTGCAATATTGTTTGGTATAACTACCACAGCATATGCAGACGTACCAGTATTATATGTTCAAGTTCCTCAGTGGACTGACGATTGGGCGGTGTGTGCAGTAGACATACCTGACGCAAAATGTCATTGGTATGTACAACAGGCAGACAACACATTTGGTGAAGGTTTCGATTGGGAAACTGCTCCATGGTTTGATGCCAACGGTTTATACGATGTCCCCGCAATGCAAGCATCGACAGCAGTGGAGAAGTTGCAAGATAGATAGTATGCTATCATGGCAACATGGAAAAGATAGAGATCGGTAATAACTTCCACAACTTCTTAGAGGTTGTAGAAAAAAGATTTATAAAAAATGAAAGATGGGATAGGTCGTATGATTATCATGCGGATCCCATCTTTTTTACTAGCATCACATTCTTAAAAATGTTGCTAGAAAATAATCAAAGACTTGACTTGCCAAGTAAGTATCTGGTATTCAATGATCAGGAGGATGTGACACCAAGAAAGAAGTTTGATCACGACCTACTGAAAAGAAAATTTCCTAAGTGTATTGACACACCTGTTGTAGGATACTATCCTCCTACAGGATTTGTAGGTTGGCATACTAACTACAAGGTGCCAGGTCATATAATATTGTTCAATTGGTCAGAAGATGGAGAAGGGTTCTTCAGATTTGCCAAAGGAAATAAAATGGATACTATAAAGGATGGTAAGGGTTGGAGTTGTAAGGTGGGATACTTCGGAGAGAATGTAGAAGATCAACTCTGGCACTGTGCTAGGACAGAGTGTCGTAGGTTTTCTTTTTCGTATCGGTTTGCAAACAAACAAGATTGGCAGGATGCAGTTGACTTGATACTGGGTTAGTGTTATTGTATAGATGTTAGACATTTATCATGAAACTCAGGGAACCTATGAGACTATCTGAAAAGACAACTAAAATTCTTCAGAACTTCACGTCTATCAATCAGTCATTGCATTTCAAAGAAGGAAATACATTGAGAACTATGTCAGTCATGAAAAATGTTCTGGCAGAGGCAGAGATTGAAGAGTACATACCACGTGAATTTGCAATCTATGATTTGCCACAGTTCTTGAACACATTGTCATTGACTGCTACACCATCTATTGATGTGTCTAGTAACCAGTCACATGCAACAATCAAAGGAACAACAAATCATCAGACAAAATTCTTCTTCTGCGATCCTAGTGTCATTGTGGCACCACCAGAAAAGAAGATGGAACTTCCTAGTATAGATGTGGAGTTCAATTTGTCAGAGCAAGACCTAAAGAGTTTGCTCAAAGCATCATCTATCATGCAACTACCAGACCTATCTGTTGTAGGTAATGGTAATAGTGTAGAAGTGATAGTATCTGATCGTAAGAATGATACATCAAATGTTTATAGTCTTACTGTAGGAAAAACTGAACACACATTCTCATTCAACTTCAAGATAGAGAATATCAAAACACTTATTGGTGGATATACTGTTCAGATTTCTAAGAAGAATCTTGCTAAGTTCTACAGTAGTTCATATAAACTTACATACTTTATTGCATTAGAACCTGATTCTAAATTCGATGAATAATTACGGACTAGAGATAGCGTTCTGGGTTATACTAGGACTCTATCTCGTATATCTCTGGGAGGAGAAAAAGTGAATAGTGAAGGTAACGAAGACAAGGGTACACCTAGAGTAAACAAAGACGCTGTCAAAAAGTTAGTCAAACAATACAAGAAAATCAAGAAGTACCACAAGTCAAACATCTTTCAAATCAGACAACTAGATGACTAATGAATTTCTATGGGTCGAGAAGTATCGTCCCAAGACAATCGAAGAGTGTATTTTACCAGACTCAACAAAGAAAACCTTTGCTGAGTTTGTACAGTCTGGTGAATTACCTAACTTATTACTTGCAGGTCCACCAGGTGTAGGTAAAACTACAGTTGCAAAGGCATTATGTAATGAGTTAGGTGTTGATTATTATGTAATCAATGGTTCTGACGAAGGAAGATTTCTAGATACTGTAAGAAACCAAGCAAAGAGTTTTGCTTCTACTGTCTCGTTGACGAGCAGTGGCAACCATAAAGTAATCATAATAGATGAAGCAGACAACACGACCCACGATGTACAACTCCTCCTTAGGGCAAATATTGAAGCGTTTTATAACAACTGTCGTTTCATCTTCACCTGTAATTACAAGAACAAAATTATTGAACCTCTCCACAGCAGATGCTCGGTGGTCGAGTTCGGAATTAGAGGGAAAGAAAGACAAGAACTAGCAGCAAAATTCTTCAAAAGATTACAGACAATACTGGCAGAAGAAAAAGTAAAGGCAGAACCTAAAGTTTTAGTAGGACTCATCAACAAACATTTTCCTGACTGGAGAAGAGTTCTAAACGAATGCCAGAGATATTCTACAAGTGGTGAGATTGGTAGTGAAGTTCTTACCGCACTATCTCCAACGAATACAAGTGAGTTGATAGGTTTTCTATCTAAGAAAGAGTTTCAAAATGTAAGGAAATGGGTAGTACAAAATCTTGACAATGATCCCAACTCTATACTAAGATCAGTATACGATTCAATATACGAAAACTTGAAACCGTCCTCTATTCCAGAAGCGGTTCTCATCATTGCAAAGTATCAATACCAATCAGCATTTGCTGCTGATCAGGAAATCAACATGCTTGCAGCAATGACTGAACTCATGGTGCAATGTGAGTTCAAATAATGTATAATTAGTATGTACGAAGTTTTATTATGGACGTGACTCCCCAACAACCAGTCGGAATTATCCAAGAGATACCTGTTTGTCTCCCAGAACCACCACCAGAAGGTAGAACAATGATTCAGCATGTTGGAGTTGCTGGCATTGTTATCTTCCTAGTATCAGCAATCGTTGCATCATTCTGGTTGATTGGTAAAGGATTGACTAAAGAACAACTAGCAGATCTAAAGAAAAAAGAAGAGGCACCAAAGCGAAAAACTAGAAAGAGAACAAGTGCCAAAAGTAAAAATACTAAGTCAGAGTAGTATGAAGTGTTTAGTTACAGGCGGTGCGGGATTCATAGGATCTCACATCGTCGAAAGACTACTGGAAGATGGTAGTGAAGTTGTCGTTGTGGACAATGAATCAGCAGTTAGTAATGATGAATTCCACTGGTATGCATCAGCAAGTAATCATAAGGTAGACATAAGAGATTATGATAAGATAAGACCATTGTTTGATGGTGTAGATTGTGTTTTTCATTTAGCAGCATTCAGTAGAATACAAATTGCTATGAAAAATCCAGATGCTTGTATAGATGTCAATTACGTTGGCACTAACAATCTTCTGAAATGTGCTGTGGAAGCAGGAGTAAAAAGATTTGTAAACTCTTCCACATCATCCTCATATGGTTTAGCAAACACACCTCCTCTAAGAGAGGACATGCCTACAGATTGTCTAAACCCATACTCAGCATCTAAAGTTGGAGCAGAAATTTTATGTCAGATGTATTCAAAATTGCACGGACTCTCAACCGTGACCTTGAGGTACTTCAATGTTTACGGTCCTCGTCAACCACTAAAGGGAACATATGCTCCCGTGATTGGTTTGTTCGAGGAGCAAAAGAAAGCAAGAAAACCATGCACCATAGTTGGTGATGGTGAGCAGAGAAGAGATTTCACACACGTGTCAGATGTAGTAGAAGCAAATATGTGTGCAATGCAAACAAGTTGTGATGGAGTATTTAATATTGGTACTGGTAAAAATCATTCTGTAAATGATATTGCAAAATTAGTCAATAACCCTTATAATACAATACAAATACCATCAAGACCTGGTGAAGCAAGAGTTACTCTTGCAGACAATACAAAGGCAAAAACATTATTGGGTTGGGAACCTAAGAAAGAACTTCATGAATACTTTGAAAACTCCTCTAAGATATCCTGGCGGTAAGTCTAGAGCAGTAGAGAAGATATATTCAAGATTCCCTAATGGTATAAAAGAATATCGTGAACCTTTTTTGGGTGGTGGTAGTGTTGCATGCTACATCACACAGAAACATCACAACCTCCCTGTATGGGTAAACGATTTGTACTTCCCTTTATATAATTTTTGGGTACAACTTCGTGATAATAATGATTATGTTTACAAAGAACTACAACAACTCAAGAAGAGTCACCCTGATCCCTTATCAGCAAAAGATTTGTTCCTTGATGCAAAGGAGAAGTTGAACGATGAGACCACCGATCTCCCCGACAAGGCTGTTTATTTCTATATTGTTAATAAGTGTAGCTTCAGTGGGCTTACTGAATCGTCTTCGTTCTCCCCGCAAGCCTCAGATTCCAACTTTTCTATGCGAGGTATCGAAAAGATGCCCTATTACGGATTACTTATAAAGAAGTGGAAAATAACAAACTTATCTTACCAAGAGTTACTAGATGGTGATGATGCATTCTGTTATCTTGATCCACCATACGAGATAGGTTCTAATCTGTATGGTAAAAAGGGTGCGATGCACAAAGGATTTGATCACGATCTGTTTTTTACTACATGTGATCTATCAAAACAAGATTGTTTAGTCAGTTATAATACTACACAAGTTATAAAGAGTAGATTTCTAAATTGGACAGCATCAGAATTTGATCTGACATACACTATGAGATCAGTTGGTGATTATATGAACGAACAGAAACAAAGAAAGGAATTGCTATTGTCAAACTACTAGATAATATAGCAATATACAAAATATGTTATCTACACAATACCGACTGCGACTTGAAGGTATTTGCAAGTCGATTGCTGCCGGTCAAGAAGTCTCAATAGCAGACATGATCTGGGCAGAAAAACTTTCAAAAGCAAATACGAGTGCAAGAGGTATGTTGAAAACTGCAAGACGTATGGTAACAAATCCAAACGATTCTTTTCTGAATAGCTTGAACATAGGAGACCCCGATTCAAGTAATCATCGAAGGGGTTTCACATCACCTGATGAGGTGGTAGACTGGTTTCATCAAGAGAGATCAGATGACTGGAGACAACGTGACTGAGTATGAAAAGAGAGCACTCAATCCATGTTGGCAACATAAACAAAAGTGTATTGCCATGTTCACCCTTGATTCACACAACACTTCGTACTTATATCGAAGAGAAGATAGATCATATTACTGGCAGCATTGTAGAAAGGAAGCGGAAGACGACGTCTTCGTAGACGCTGATGGTTTACAACTTGATTTGTTAGGTGATCCTGTTCTATCTAAAGAATTTATTATGAATGCTATAATGTAGGTATATATACTCACATGAAGCAAATCAACACATTCGTCTTAGATATTACAATCTATATCTTAGACTTCCTCTACAGAGGTAGAGACTTTCAAAGGTTCTGGGTTCTTGAAGTGATTGCCAGAGCACCTTACTTTTCTTTTATAAGTGTGTTACACTTTAGAGAATCACTGGGACTGAGAGGAGAAGATCATGTACACTTGATGAAGGAACATTTTTATCAGGCACTCAATGAAACAGAACATCTTGAAGAAATGGAGCTTAGAGAAGGTAACAGGTATTGGATTGACCGCTTCTTTGCCAAACATCTTGTTTTACTTTATTATTGGATTATGGTTGGGTACTATCTTCTTAGTCCTAAGAACGCTTATGACATCAACTTGAAGATAGAGAAGCATGCTTTTGAGACATATACAAAGTATCTTCTATATCATCCAGAAGATAAAAAGATAGCAGAGATAGCACAGGATGAATTAGAACATGCAAAAGAACTACAACATGCTATGATGATGATATGATATCAGTACATCAACATTGGGATCCATTGAAAGTATGTGCGGTTGGTAGATGCTACCCACCGCATTTCTTTTCTAGGATAAAAAATAGTAAAGTTCGTAATGCAATGGAGAAGATTGCATTCGAGACTGAAGAAGATTATCAGAAACTAATAAGCAAATTAGAAGAGTTTGGTGTCACTGTTTTGAGAACAGATATAAGTGAAGACCCAGAGGTATATGTAAAGGATCAGAAACAACAACCTAAAGGTCAAGGACATGTGACAAAGTATCCTCCCATGTTTCCAAGAGATTATACTGCTATGATAGGTGGCACATTCTTCATGCCATCAAGAAACTATGGGCAGAACATTGACGTAGCAAAAATATTTGAAAGATTATGTAACTCAGAGATGTCAGACTTGACTCATCGTGAGAGACTTATGGCAAAAATGCTAGAGCAAATGCTAGAACCTCAGAAAAATTTGTCTACATCTATGTCATTATTCAAGTTTCGCACTCAAAAGAAATATCACCATAAAGTAAAAATTTTAACAGGTCTAGATTTTGATTATATGATAGATGAGATAGTCAAAGCAGAGACCATGCAGATAGGTGCACCTAATAAGTGTCCTAACCACAGTGAATTTTATCCCTATACTACTATAGAGCAGTGGTTGAAGGATAATAATGTGCCAATCGTATATGATCAGTACATAAACTCTGCTACTATGTTCAGAATCGGTAAAGATTTGTATTTTAGTTTCTGTCATGTCATCAATAAACTCAATCAAAAGAGTTTTGACAGGAAACTAAGAAGATTATTCCCTGATTATCGTATAAATTACCTCGCTAACACAGGACATAGTGATGGTAGTACATGTGTAGTCAAACCAGGTCTTGTAGTTTCACTAAAAGACACCGAAAATTGCAGTAAATTATTCCCTGACTGGGACATTTGTAGTATAACAGGGGAGTCTTGGGACAAAGTAGATGGTTTTCTTAAGATGAAGGAGAAAACTAGAGGAAAATACTTCGTTGCGGGCGAAGAAGACAACGATGACTTGATAGAATACATGGATAGTTGGTTATCACACTGGCAAGTATACGTTGAGGAGTCAGTTTTTGATGTAAATATGCTAGTTATTGATGAAAAAAACATCATATGCAATGGTTATAACGAGAAAGTGTTCAAATATTTTGAAAAACATGGTGTCACTCCACACATTGTAAATATGAGACATAGATACTTCTGGGATGGAGGTCTACATTGTGTAACCTCAGACTTACACCGTGAAGGAGAGCGAAAAGACTACTTCCCTGACAGAAATTATGTTTCAGATCTTATAGCATGAAGGATTTACTCCAAGATTGGTTTGATTTTTTACAAAAACCGAACAAATCATTTGATAATATGCCACCTTGTCCCTTTGCTAAGTCGGCATTCCAAAGAAAGAAGATAGAGATAGTAGAATACAAGAATATGCTCACAGTTATAGAGTATATGATGAAACCATGGGAGAAAGAGGTGGTTATATTTGTACTACAGGACTATGGTGCAGCATATTTACAGTGGTTAGCAATCAAATTGGGTATCATGTACCCTGATTTCATATTTTTAGAGGATCATCCTGACCTAGAAGAGAACATTGACGGTCAAATAATGAATAGTGGTAAAGTATTGCTGCTAGTACAGGAAAGAAAGGAGTTAGAGGACGCAAGAAGGGACTTGATGAAGACAAAATATTACGATAAGTGGACGTTGGAACTAAAACAAAGGATATTCAATCGGTAAATATATGTTATACTAAGTTTTTATGGAGGGAACTGGTGTCTGAAGACGTATCTGATCTGTGGGATGATATGGGCACACTAAACTCATTGTATAGTGAAATGTGTTGGAAAAATGATGAACCTATTGAGTTTATCCCTGATTACAAAAACGATTGCATCATTATTAGGCGAAAGAAATGGAACTAAAAGACTGGTTGAAGTCTATCAACGAGACTAAAACCAATCTTATTGATAATGACTCTACACTTGAACCAAAATACTTACCCTATATCGTGAACAGATGTATGTCTGGTCAGATAGACACTTTGATGTTTGCAAATGAGATGAACATCAGTAATCATCTAGATAACAAGTTACAATACGACTTTTTACTATATACTTTGAGGAAAAAGAAGAGATTTTCTCCTTGGATGAGAAAAGATGAACTGTCTAACCTTAGTATTGTGAAGGAATACTACGGGTACAGTGATGAAAAAGCAAGACAAGTTCTACCTCTACTTACCGAAGACCAACTCAACATTATTACACGACGGTTGAATACCGGAGGATTGAAATGACTTTTGAAAACGAATTTGCTTGGTCTCCTGATAAAATGGTTGAGATAATACTCAAAGAACCTGATGATTTTCTGAAGGTTCGAGAGACTCTCACCAGAATTGGAGTGGCATCAAGAAAAGAGAAGAAACTATACCAGTCATGCCACATATTGCATAAGCAAGGTAGGTATTACATAGTACACTTCAAGGAATTGTTTGCTTTGGATGGCAAACATGCTAACTTGACAGAGAATGACGTACAAAGACGTAATAGAATAATCAAATTACTTGTCGATTGGGGTCTAGTAGGTATATCTGACTCTGGATTAGAGACAATATCTAATATGTCATCACTAAATCAAATCAAAGTCATCTCATTCAAGAACAAAAAGGATTGGGTGTTAGAAACCAAATATAACATAGGTAAAACTAAAACAACTACTAAATAAAAACGTCACCATTCGTGCGTGACACGCTACATACGGATATACGCTACCGAAAAGGGGGTTTCCACGACCCCCTTTTTCATGTTTGATCATATAATTAGTATTGTCGCCTACGGGGACATTACAATTAGACGCTTTAGGAGGTCACCATGTTCGGAAACGGATCTATAACTTTGTCTGTGCCTGATACACAGAAGTATCTTGAAAAGATACAAAGAAACATGATTGGATTTGATGATTGGTTCAATGAGTTCGATCAACACTTCGTAAACACAAACTACCCACCTTATAATAGTATAAAGGTATCAGAAAACCAGTATAGGTTAGAGGTAGCACTAGCAGGATTCAAGAAAGACAACATCAAAGTCTTCACACAGGAAGGAAAACTTACAATAGAAGGTAAGAAAGAGGATGGTGTTGCACATGACTATGTTCATAAGGGATTAGCACAAAGAGCATTCACTCGTACTTGGGCATTACCTGAGGAACTTAAGATTGATAGTGTAAAATTTGAAGATGGTCTACTATTAGTAGAGATCAAGAAGGTTTTACCAGAATCACAACAACGTAAAGACTGGCTCTAAATAATACTACAACACGGTAGTATTGAGTGTACAAGAAAGTCTTACATCATATAAAAGCGTCAGATCTACGGGAAACCGCAGGTCTGACTTTGCGTTTTAGGGACGAATTGAATGATAAGTTCTGGGTAAATGGTACTTTGAGACCTCAAGTTCGTAAATCTATTATGAACTTTGCCAAAGCATTTGCTGACTACGTAGATCTGAATGACAGAGCAGTAGTTGATGTGCTTATGTTAGGTGGTAATGCAGGATATAATTATACAAAATATTCTGATATAGATGTGCATCTGGTGGTAGATACAAACTATATTCCACAGTGTGACCCATTATTTCTTGATGATTATTACATGGATAAGAAGACATTGTGGGAATTGACTCATGATGTAAAGATATATGGTGTCCCAGTAGAACCATACATCGAAAGACCAGGTGTTACACGTAAGAAATGTCAGGGTGTGTATAGTGTATTGAAGGGATACTGGATACAGGAACCAACAAAGTTTGAAGATGACTTTGATGAGAATGAGTTGATGAAGAAGGTGAATAACATCAAGAATAAGTTAGACACACTAATAAAATCTGAGAAACCAGAGGCATTGAAAACAATTGTCAATAAAATAAGGATGGCAAGAGCATCATCACTAGATCGATATGGTGAATATGGTTTTGAAAATCTTGTGTTCAAAGAATTACGTAACAGTGGGTACATAGACAAAGTACGTAGTTCTATGCTATCATTGAAGAATAAAAGTCTATCCTTATTATGATAAAGGTTATATTATTCAAGAACAATCTCGTTCTTATCTCTAGATTAGAAGAGGTAGGGTCTGAGATGGGTGAACCAGACTGTAAACTTATAGATCCTTTTGAACTCAAAGGTGAGTTCTTAGAATCATGGCCATCATTCAGTATGCAAAGAGAAATGATGGTACATTCAGATAGTTTTCTTACCATATTAGAACCTGACAAGAAGCAGCTAGACAAATATCAATCGTTGACTGCCAAGAATGTCACAGAAAAAGCTTAGAATACTTTGGTTATATCCTAATCAGCATATGAGAGTCACACCACCAGGTGGTGTTGCTATTATATCTGCTTGTTTAAAACGTGCTGGTTATAATAACATGGAACTGTTTGATGCCACATGGTATCCTATTGATAAGGAAGATGTGCATGCTAGACCTGATAGAGATAGGGAAAGAAGTAAGAGGGGAATGTTTCCTGAGTATAAGTGGGAGAGAGATGATATAAAATTAGAACTAGAAGAGATCGACATGTACACAGCATGGAGAAATAAGGTCTTGGAGTTCAAACCAGATGTAATTATCTCATCTATTGTGGAGGATACTTATTACCTTTGGAAAAATTTTATGTCTAAGATTGAGGACGTGAATTTTATCAATGTTGTTGGTGGTGTCTTTGCCACATATGCTCCTCAAGTATTTGAAGGACAAGTAGATTACATATGTCGTGGAGAAGGAGATGAAGCAATACCTGAGTTGATGGATCTTATTAGTGAAGGTAAGACAGGACATCATATTGCAAATATACATCCTAATCCAATGAGACCGGCAATGGATGTCGATAAATTACCACCAACAGACCATCAAATATTTGATGAGAGATCATTATACAGACCATTTCAAGGTAAGATAATCAAGATTGCTACTGTAGAAACACAGCGTGGGTGTCCATACAAATGTAAGTTCTGTAACTCACCATCCAATGCTGGAATATACAAAGAAGAAACTAACAGTGCATTCTTTAGAAAGAGATCTGTTGAGAGTCAGGAAAGAGAACTTGTAGACCTCATTGAGAAACATAATATAGAAGTTCTCTGGATAGTTACTGATACATTTCTCACTATGTCAAAGAGGGAGTTTGATAAGTGGGCAACGATGTATAGTAAATACAAACTACCATTTTTTACACAGACAAGACCAGAGTTATTGACACCTTACCAAGCAAGAACACTGAAAGAATTAGGATGTATCAAAATGAATCTAGGTGTAGAGCATGGTGACCCACAGTTCCGTAAAGATGTTGTAGGCAGGATATATCATAATGATGTAGCGATAGAAGCGTTTAGGATTGCAAGAGAAGCAGGACTATCTACTACATGTAATTTTATTATTGGGTATCCATATGAGACTATGGAACTTTGTATGAAGTCAGTTGAATTAGCATCACAATTACATTGTGATGATACGAATGCCTTCATGTACACACCATATCATGGTACACCACTAAGGGATATGTGTGTAGATGCAGGATTTATAGACAAAGATTTGATAGTTGAGATGAGAAGTGATGATCAAGGTTCGTATCTAAACATGCCACCACCATACATGAGTAAAGAGGAAATACAATACATGTTCAATAATTTTGTGAGGTTGTTTAGAGAACGGGAACGTGCTATAGTGTCGTCATGAGATATTACACTAACGTCCAGATGGTTGGGAATGATTTTCTCGTCCGTGGATATGAGGATGGCAAATCGTTTACTACCAGAGAGAAATATAACCCTACACTTTTTGTGCCAAGCAAGAAGAGGACAAAATATAAAACATTAGATGGCAAATATGTACAGAGTGTCAAACCTGGTTCTGTAAGAGACTGTAGAGAATTTTATAGGACACATGGTGAGGTAAAAGGATTTGAAATATTTGGAAACAACAGATACATCTATCAATATATCTCTGACAAATACCCAGAGAAGGAAATAGTATTTGATATCAACAAGATCAAACTTGTAACGATTGATATTGAGGTCAAATCAGAGAAGGGATTCCCTACAGTACAGGCATGTGATGAGGAGATGCTTTGCATCACACTACAGGACTATGCTACTAAAAGGATATTGACATTCGGTGTAGGTCCTTACCATCACAATGACAAGATGGTCAAGTATGTACAGTGTAATGATGAGTATGATATGCTCCAGCATTTTATAACATACTGGTCAGCAAATCCACCAGAAGTTGTGACAGGATGGAACTGTCAGTTATATGATATAGCATATCTTGCTAAGAGAATTACCAGAGTTCTAGGTGAGAAGTCATGTAAAAAATTATCACCATGGGGTCTAGTAACTCATGAAGAAATTTATCTACAGGGTAGAGCACATACTGTATATGATATTGGTGGTGTCACAGTCCTAGATTACCTTGACTTATACCGTAAGTTTACATACAAAGCACAGGAGTCATACAAACTAGACTACATTGGTGAAGTAGAACTGGGTAAGAAGAAGTTAGATCACTCAGAGTTTGATACCTTCAAAGATTTTTATACTAAAGCATGGAATAAATTTGTAGACTACAACATCCAAGACGTTAGACTTGTTGACGCTCTGGAAGAGAAGATGAAGTTGATTGAACTTGCTGTGACTATGGCATTTGACGCAAAAGTTAACTTTACAGACGTGTTTTATCAGGTTAGAATGTGGGATATGATAATATATAATGACCTTAAACGTAAGGGCATTGTAATACCACCTAAGAAAGATGAATCTAAAAGCGAAAAGTATGCAGGAGCGTATGTCAAAGAACCTATACCTGGTATCTACGACTGGGTTGTTTCTTTTGACCTCAATAGTCTATATCCTCATCTTATTATGCAGTACAATATATCTCCAGAAACTCTTCTGGATGAGAGATATCCTAATGTAAGTGTTGATAAGTTATTGAATGAAGAGGTAGACCTATCTGGTTTAGATGGTGTGACTGTGTGTCCTAATGGTGCCATGTTTACTACAGAGAAACAGGGGTTCCTACCTAAGTTGATGGACAAGATATACAGTGAACGTGTTGTCTTCAAGAAGAAGATGATCAAAGCAAAGAAAGCATACGAGAAGAACCCTAGTAAAGAATTAGAAAGAGAAATATCTAGATGTAATAATATACAGATGGCAAAGAAGATACAACTAAACAGTGCTTATGGTGCTATCGGTAACAACTATTTTAGGTATTATAAATTAGAGAACGCTGAAGCTATAACGCTAGGCGGTCAGTTCTCTATTCGCTGGATTGAGAATAGAATGAACAAATACATGAACAAAATTTTGAAAACTAACGAGGTTGATTATGTCATTGCTTCTGATACCGATTCCATTTATCTCAATATGGGTCCTCTGGTCAAAGTTATATACGAGAAACGAGAGAAGACTACTGAGGGCATTGTTGGGTTCCTTGATAAGATCTGTGAAGTGGAACTTGAAAGGTATATTTCGAGTTCTTACCAAGCGTTGGCCACGTACGTCAATGCCTTTGAGCAAAAAATGTTTATGAAGCGTGAGACAATAGCAGAGAGAGGTATATGGACAGCGAAGAAAAGATACATTCTAAATGCATGGGACATAGAAGGTGTGAGGTTTGCAGAACCTAAGTTGAAGATCATGGGAATAGAAGCAGTCAAGTCTTCTACCCCTGCTCCATGCAGAGAAATGATTAAAGAAGCATTAAGAATTATCATGAGTGGTACAGAGGATAATGTGATAGATTATATTGATGACAGTCGTAAGAAATTTAGGCAGATGGATCCCAGTCTCGTTGCCTTCCCTAGGTCTTGCAACAATGTAGACAAATATCATAGTAATTTTTCAATCTATACAAAGGGAACTCCCATACATGTTAGAGGATCTTTACTGCATAATCACTACGTCAAAAAGTATAAATTAGAAAACAAATACTCATACATACAAAATGGGGATAAGATTAAATTTTGTTATCTGACAAAACCTAACCCGATTCAAGAGAACGTAATATCTTTCAATGGTGATTTTCCTACAGAACTAGGACTAAACAAATACATCGATTATACTTTGATGTTTGAGAAGAGTTTCGTGGAACCTCTCAAGGCAGTCTTAGATGCAATAGGATGGTCAGTAGAAAGGCAAGCAACACTTGAAAGTTTTTTCATGTGATGCTATAATATAATTTTACATCATGTTATGGACTTACCTATAGACGACAAAGAGTTTGACTATATTGTGCTTGCTCTCTGGAAGTGCAGGAAATCTGAAAATATGTGTGGTGATTTGTACGAGAAATTGAAGTTGGTAAAGGAATACAAAGATCAAGGTTTACCTTACAAGAAAATACTCAGAGAAAAACACGGTATCGTAGCATGAGAATGAAATTGTATGGAGCAACAGGCAAGGGTAGACTTCCTACGTTAGGATCTCTATTCGATATAAACAATTACCCAAAGTTTAATGTAGCACTACACCAGAGTAGGTGGCCAGTGGTATGGTGGGATGAGAAGGTCGAAGCAAGAAGAAATAAAAAACGCATTCAACAAGAGAAGATAGATAGATTATATCCTAAGGTATAATGTTTTTTGAAAAAGTGAGTTTGGTCACGGGTGGGTTTGATCCTATCCACAGTGGTCACATACAATATTTTGCTAGAGCAAAAGATCTATCAAACTACCTAGTGGTTGGTTTGAATGGTGATCCATGGTTGACTAGAAAGAAGGGTCAGTATTTTCAGAGTTGGACAGAGCGAGCAGATATAATAAGACATTTGGATATGGTTGACGCTGTGATATCATGGGATGATGCTGATGATTCTGCCTGTGGTGCAATAGATAAGTGTCTTGATATAGCACAGGAAGTTATCTTTTGCAATGGTGGAGACAGAGGCAAGGGGAACACCCCAGAACTTGACAAATTCCAAAAGAATGATAGAGTTAAGTTTGAATGGGGTATCGGTGGTACAGATAAAATGAACAGCAGTTCATGGATTCTCCACGGATACTTTGAAAGACAACGTAAACTTCTTGGCATATGAATTGTTGGCACTGTCAAACTGAACTCATCTGGGGTGCGGACTTCGATGGTGCAGACTATGGATGTGAGGAAGACTATTCTATAGTCTCTACATTTACATGTCCTAAATGTGAATCATATGTAGAAGTTTATTACCCAAATAAAAACTAATGGATTTTTTGAAAGACGTTATCAAGGAGATTGGAGATGATTACGCCACGGTTGCGAACAAAATCGATGATACGGAGAGAACGGTTGACACAGGTTCTTACATACTCAACGCTCTTGTTAGTGGCAGTGTCTTCGGTGGCGTTAGTGGCAATAAGATTACAGCCATTGCTGGAGAAACCTCAACAGGAAAGACTTATTTCTCCCTCGCAATCGTCAAGAACTTCTTAGACAAGCACCCTGATGGTGGTGTCATGTATTTTGACACAGAGTCTGCAATCACAAAAGGATTGTTAGAGTCTCGTGGTATAGACTTAGAACGTGTAGGTATTATAAATGTAGTTACAATAGAACAGTTTCGTAACAGAGCACTAACCGTCGTAGACAAATATCTTGGTTTGGAAGAATCAGATAGAAAACCTATGATGTTTGTATTAGACTCTTTGGGTATGCTCTCCACAGAGAAAGAGATCAAAGATGCACTGGATGATAAGCAAGTCCGTGACATGACTAAATCTCAACTTGTGAAGGGTGCATTTAGAATGTTAACTCTCAAATTAGGTCAAGCAAATGTCCCACTCATTGTCACAAATCACACGTATGATGTCATCGGAGCTTATGTTCCAACTAAAGAAATGGGAGGAGGTAGTGGACTCAAGTACGCAGCAAGTACAATCATATATCTCAGCAAGGGAAAAGAAAAGGATGGCACGGAAGTCGTCGGAAATATTATCAAAGCGAAGACTGTCAAGTCTCGTCTAAGTAGAGAGAATAGGCAAGTAGAGATACGTTTATTCTATGATGAACGTGGTCTGGACAGATACTATGGACTGCTAGATCTTGCAGAGAAGCATGGTGTTATAAAGAAGGTTGCTAATAGGTATGAAATTGATGGTAAGAAAGTATATGCTAAAGAGGTATACAAAAATCCTGAGAAGTATTTTACACCAGAACTAATGCAAGCATTAGATGAAGTATCACTCAAAGAGTTTACATATGGAGGTGAATAAGTGACGGAAAGAGTTCCTCTTACCATCCTCAAAAATCTTATTCACAACGAAACATATACACGACAGGTCATACCTTTCATCGAACCTGATTATTTTGAAGAAAGGACAGATCGTATTGTTTTTGAAGAGGTTGCAAAGTTTTTGAATGAATATGATAAGACTCCTACTAAAGAGGTCTTACATATTGAGGTAGAAAAACGAGTCGATGTTACTGAGGATGAGTATAAAACTATAGAACAACTGATATCTGCACTTGATACAGAGGTGTCAGAGTCAAAGTGGTTGCTTGATACTACAGAGGATTGGTGTAAACAGAGAGCGATATACTTAGCACTTATCAAAAGTATACAGATTGCTGATGGACAAGATGAACACAAGAAACCAGAAGCAATCCCTGCTATACTGTCAGATGCACTGGCAGTTGGATTCGACCAACATGTTGGTCATGATTACATAGATGATTCGGAGGATCGTTATGCTTACTACCACAGAGTCGAGAACAAAATACCATTTGATCTCGAATACTTCAACAAAATTACCTCAGGTGGGATCTCTGATAAGACTCTCAATATCGCTCTCGCTGGTACTGGCGTTGGTAAGTCTTTATTCATGTGCCATGTTGCTAGTTCATGTCTTGTACAGGGTAAAAATGTCCTGTACATCACTCTTGAGATGGCAGAGGAGAAGATTGCAGAGAGGATAGATGCAAATCTACTTGACACAAATATAAAAGACATTGCAGAATTACCTGAGAAAATATTCAACAAAAAGATAACAAATCTATCTAAGAAGACAGAGGGTAAGTTGATTGTCAAGGAATATCCTACTGCATCAGCACATTGTGGACACTTCAAGTCACTATTGCAGGAGTTGAAGTTGAAAAAATCCTTCTCTCCTGATATAATATTTGTAGATTACCTAAACATTTGTGCTTCTTCTAGGTATAGAACAGCAGTAAATGTAAATTCCTATTCATATGTCAAAGCAATCGCAGAAGAACTACGAGGACTTGCTGTTGAATTTAGTCTACCAATTGTCTCAGCTACGCAAACTACTAGGTCTGGTTTTGCTAGTTCTGACCCTAATCTTACTGACACAAGTGAATCTTTTGGTCTCCCTGCCACTGCTGATCTTATGTTTGCTCTTATTAGCACAGAAGAGTTGGAGGGACTTAATCAAATAATGGTCAAACAGTTGAAGAATAGATACAATGATCCGACAATCAACAAAAGATTTGTCGTAGGCATTGACAGAGCAAAGATGCGACTGTATGATGTAGAACAGGGAGCACAGCAAGATATTGTTGAAGACATAGAAGTTGTGCAACACAATAAAAAAGAACAATCACAATCCAAATCTAAATTCGATGACTTCAAATTTTGATAAGTATGTTCGCTTCGTAAATCAAGTTACGAGTGACGAATCTAAAGATGCTGTAGCATTCATGAACCGTATACAAGACCTGAAGGAGCAGAAGACTGAAATGCATCGTCTTTTGACAGGAGCAGTAGGTGTATGTTCTGAAGGTGGAGAGTTTTTAGAGATAGTAAAGAAGATGATATTCCAAGGCAAACCATGGGATGAGGCAAATATACGTCATCTCAAGATAGAACTAGGAGATATCATGTGGTATGTTGCACAGTGCTGCATGGCATTAGATGTACCTCTTGAGGAGATAACTGACATGAATATTGATAAGTTATCTAAGAGATACCCTAACGGTATGTTCCAAGAGTACTATTCGGAGAACAGAAAGGAAGGTGACCTCTAGTTATTGTATAACTTGTCTTAAGATAGGCGACAAATTTGACCATTCATATGTGAATAATCTTTATGGTATGATAAGTCGCCAGTCTGATGCAGATTTTTATTGCTTTACGGATGATCCTGAGGGGATTGATCCTAAGGTAAATGTTGTAGAGATAGACGCTAGTGAGTATCAATCATGGGATAACTGGTGGGCAGCGTGGTGGAAGATAGTACTCTTCGTTCGTCCTGAGTTAGAACAGTATAGCAGAAAGATCTTTTTTGACCTAGATGTTATCATTCACGGAAATATCTCACAAGTACTTGACTTTGATAGTAACTTTGCATTAGTATACAGTACATGGAAGGGAGTTCCCTTCAAAATGAAGTACCCACACAAGAGTTTATTCAACTCAAGTGTTATAGTTTGGAAAGACGCTACGTCAATCTATGAGTATTTTATGCAAAACGCAAAACATTATGTGTCTAAATATGCAGGAACGGATGATTTCTACCACAACGAAGGAATCAAGAGAGAACAACTACCGCACTGCATATATTCCTACAGGGATGGAGAGAAACCAAATCAATTGAACAGTTTTATTTTGAGACAGAACAAAGCAATAGCACTCCTACATCAGAGACCAAAGAATCATGAATTGAGTGAATCAGAACATCCAATAGTGAAACACTGGAACGTTTATATATAAACGTACGAGGAGTGATGCTGCCTGTCCAAAAAAGATCGTCGTTCAACAACTTTATAATCAAAAAACATTATGTCTTTTGTTAATCCTAAGTGGTTCGAGCGTTTTCCTCGCACCATTACTAAAGCAGTTACATGGCGTAGCTGGATGATGGTTACTAACAGTGTAATCGGTTGGATCGTTTCGGGTGATCCTTGGAAAGGTCTTACAATCGGACTTATGGCACTCGTCATAAACTCCACACTTTATATTCTACATGAGCGTCTCTGGAACAGAAACGACTGGCAGCGTAGAACAACTTCTGCTACAGAGAAAGTTTACATCTAATAAATACTATTAGTAAAACTATTCCTAAGGGGTAATTTATGAAAACAATTAGATGGGTTCTAGCACACGAACCAATTGAATTGTTTCTAAGAGCTGCGAGAAAGTTCAAGGCATCTATGGAAGCAATCGCACCAGGTGCTTTGAACATCGAAATTCTTACACTCTCTGAGTACGCTGAGAAGTATAATAACGGTGAGTCAATTACTAAGCACGACTTACTAGATCTAATGGCAGAAGGGAAGATTGAGGTTTCCCAGATGTATACCTCAACATTAGGTCGTAAGCACAACAAAGATTTCTGGGCATTAGATATGCCATTCTTGTTCCGTGATCATGATCACGCAAGTCATGTCTTTGAAGGTCCTATTGGTAAGTCACTACTTGATGGTTTAGCAGACCCTGCTAAAGGTGAAAAGGGCGGAGTAAAAGGTTTAGCGTTCACATACTCAGGTGGATACAGAAACATCCCTGCAAACGCAGAAATACATAAGATCGAAGACTTTGAAGGACTTGAGTTACGTTGTAACAAATCTCCTATCGCTATTGAAACTCTAGAATGCGTTGGTGCTAAGACAGTTCCAATCGAATTAGAGCAAATCAACGAAGGAGTTCAGTCTGGAATTATCGTTGGTGGAGAGTCAACATACCCTCGCTTCTTTGGATTGAAGCAGAATGAGTGTATGAATACAATCAACGACACATCACACAGTCTATTCCTTACATCAATCATTGTAAGTGAAGAGTTCTGGAACTCTCTAGACAAAGATCTTCAAGATAAGATCCAAGACGCATCATTCGATGCTGCTAGAGCAGAAAGAGTTTGGTCTGTGGAAGACATTGACTTAGTCAAGTCTGCATGTGCCGATGAGAACATCAACGTTGTCACTATGAGCGACGAAGAGAAGTCTAGATTCAAAGAAAAGACAGCATACATCTATGACAAGTATGCACACTTGTTCCCAGAGGGACTTGTGGATTCTATAAAAGAAACAAAATAAATTCCACAGTGCATGGAATCCTAGGGAGTCTTCGGACTCCCTTTTTTTGTGTCTATATACTACATGGGATCCTTTTATAATGCAATTTCTTGAGTGGCCATCTCAATATCTCTCTAGTGCAAAGTATTTTGATACTCCTAGGTATCAAATGTTCTTTCTGAAAGAAGAGAATGAATTGAACAGATGGATGGGCATGAGATGTATATGTAGAGCAGGATTATTACCAACAAAAAGAAATTACACAGTTATATCACCACTACCAGATTTTGTAGACAATAATTTTCACACTGATATGACTATAGATGATTGCTGTAGAGATGCAGCAGATCTATGTGTCGAATATGCTGACGGTAGAACGATAAATCTCTTGTGGTCTGGTGGTATTGATAGTACTACTGTATTCTATGCCTTACACAACACAGGTCTTACCATAAATGTACACTGTGACCCTCAGGTAGAGAAGGAAGCACCATTCATATTCAGTAAACTAGATGAGTATGTCAATATGAATGTTATCATGCACCACCATGACAATACTCAAGACTGTGCACCCTATGAAGCAGGGATGAGTGTAAGGAAGGGAGTACAACCTTACATAAACGAGGACAATATATTTGTAACAGGTGAGATTGGTGATCAAATATTTGGTACAGGTAAGATATTTGCTTTTCCACCAGACAAATGGGACAGAGATTACAGGGAGAGTATACCTGAGAGGATAGATGAACTGACTTATGACACTATGCACTATGCCTTGAACAAAGAAGGTGCTAGTCTAAAGCAATGGATGTGGGCAGGAAGTTATATGTTCAAATATCAAACAGCAGCAGTCCGTAGCATCAGATACTATGGTGCTGTAGCACCGTTTGCTCCATATAATAATTGCTTCCACTTCTTTGATACACCTAACTGGAATAGATATGGACATACTAATCAAGATGAGAACAGTTCTTGGCAGAAACCAAAGGAGTATAAGATGCCACTCAAACAGTGGATATATGAACAGAATGGTGATGAATATTATAGAGATAACAAACTAAAGTTTCCATCATCTAATAGAAAGAGATTATATAACAATGATCTTGATGGTTTGCATGACAATGAGGAGTGGTTTGCACTTCAGAAGTCTGTCTTTGGGGGTAATATGTAGTGGGATATCAAGAACTAGATGAAAATATATTAGAGTCTATGCATCCAGACCGTAACGCTCATTCATGGTCTGAAGATGGTAGTCTTGAACCTCCTTATGATTATAAATGGAGCACTGAATATATGCCTAGGGGTCTGAAAAACAAGGAGGGGAAGGGATGGTATTATAAAGGTAATTTTACTAACAAAGAGAACGCACTCAACAGATATTTTAGGACTAGATGTGTATGTAGGAGAGGTAAAATTGTACCCAAACACCCATACAAAATAATATCACCACTACCTACCAACCTTCACACTGATATGTCATTTGATAATGTGTGTGAGGATGCTGTCAACGTTATCAATGATAATTCTAATGGAAGAAAGATAAACTTATTATGGTCAGGTGGTATTGATAGCACCACTGCACTATATGCTTTTGCTAGAACAAATATACCAATCAATGTACACTACGATGTCTCAGCAAAGAATGAGTGTACAACAGGGTGGAATGATCTAGAGACAGGTAAGTTTAGTAACATAACTGCTATCAATCATGGATACGTCAACGAAAGATTTGCTCTTAGAACTCCTCTGATTCCATACGTAAAAGATACTAACAATTTATTTGTCACAGGTGAGATAGGAGACAATATAATGGGTTCAGCAAGAGTATTTTTATACCCACAAGAAGTTAGAAATGATCATTTCAATAAGGTAATTCCTGATTGGGTGGCAGAAATATGCCATCAGTCATTGATGTGTGTTCTGAACAAGAAAGATGTTAGTCTAAAGCAATGGACTTGGGCATGGTGTTTCATGATCAAGTATCAGTACTGTCAGGTCAGATGTCATGAACAATATAATATAGCACCTTATCCACCACTCAATAATGCGTTTCACTTCTTTGATACACCTAACTTTCAGAGGTGGGCGGTCACAAATCAGGACTATATAAACAGTTGGCAAGAAATACCTGAGTATAAGATGCCATTGAAACAGTTTATATACGAGCAGAATGGTGATAAGTTTTATAGAGATCATAAACTAAAGACCCCATCATCTAATAGACGTAGGGTACAAGGAGGATTCAATTTTGAAGATCAGGTCACTGGACTTGAATTGAACGACGAATATATAAGAGTGATAAAGAAAACCTTTGGAGCAAATACTCCAGATGTAAAGGGGTTCTCTAGAGAAGAAAGAAAAAACATGTACTAATGATAGACAGAGGTAAACAATTTGAATTTGCTGTCATGAAGTCTGCTTATAGTAGGATAAGAAACCCTAGTCTTACTAAGCAATCCATGCTGGCATTTTTTAATGGTCAACCTATAGAAGCTAATGTACAAAATGCAGCAGATAAAATGGTGGATAGGATAGGTGGGAGTAGAAATACTATTAGAGGTAATGATCCATTCTATGACTCTTTTATATTGATGGGTGGACAAAGACCTGAACCAAAAACAGATATCATATTCAGAAAAAATGGTGTCAAACATAGATGTTCTCTGAAATATGGTGGTAGGTTTCAATTATCTTCTGCTGGTATAGAGAGTACTGTAAAGGTAATGAATGATGTGCTAACAAAAGTATCCTTTAGTGGGGGTCTTGGTGGGTTGCAAGTAAAGAAAGTTGCCTCAGTGCTATCAGAACTATCAGAAGTATTTGAAGGACCTAAAAGACAAGAGAAACCTATAATGGATAGACTTATGAGAGAAGCAAAGAAGGAGGGTGGTATAAATGAAACGTTGCAAGATATACTAGGGTCAAGAAAAATGCCAGATGGATCAAAAGTATTTCAAACATTCAAGGAAGAGTTAGTCAGGGAAGCATTGACAGGTAGAATTATGTTTGGTGTCAACAATGATAAGACTGCTAACTTTATATTGACTGATAGCTATCTACGTAGGATAGATGCTACACTTGTAAGAGAGGTCACATCAAAGACCTATGTGGATATTCGACCCAAAGGTCGAGGACTAACTAAGGAGGGTATTAAATTAAATGAAGCAGTCGTCCGAATTGAATCAATTGATTGATGAGTTGATCGAGGTCTATAAGGTACAGAAGACTCGTCGAAAACAAATCATGGTTAAAGAAGTTGAAGACTTCCAACGCTTTTTCTATGCTATAACTGGAGCCATAGATAAATATAAGCAAATGCAATATGTTGGACTGCATTATATTGAATCCAACAAAAAATCAATCTACGAAAAATTGAAGTGAAACAGTTCACACAATTCATAACTGAAGCAAGAACCACTAAGGCATCGCAAGAAGCGAAGCGTTTAGGTCTCGTTGGTGATGGTCATGGAGACTGGTATGACAGACAAGGAAACCTGAAGGCAAAGACTGTCAAGGGTGAACTTAAGATGTTCAGTGGTCAAGGCAGTGGTGAAGATGAGATGGGCACTCGTGGATCTAGTGCAGCAGCAACAGTTGCTAAACGTGGTTCGGGTGATGACGGACCTACACTTGCAAGTAAAGTTGCAGCAAGGTCAGTACAAACAGCACAACCCAATCCAAACTCTGCCAATGGACAGGCAAAGGCAGCACTACAAAATGTCAGTAGAGAGAACCCACTTACGATTGCGTTTGATAAATTTGACAAAGATGATGTCACCGATAACATACTTGCTACAGTAGAGGAAGTATCAGGTGGAGAATACTTCTACATTTTTCCAAGTAGAGACACTGAAATTGAGGAACTAAAGAATGCATATCCTAAGATTAGCGAGTCCATCGTTGACGATGCAAACGCAGAAACAATCTACGACGTCTTACAATCACTCTATGAAAATGGATTTGACGCAATTAATATCGTTGTACGACAGTCCAGAGCAAAAGAAATCTCAGAGCTAGCATTGAAAGCAAACGGTCAACTCTACAATTATATTATGATGAACGTCATACCTGTAGATGAACGTACTATAAGAGAGCAATATTTGGCAGGAGATATATTCAAGAATGGTTCAATGATTGAGTCACACAGTAGAGTAGGACAGATCTTTAGACGTGGTGCTAATCATCTGATTTGTGTTGATGAGAATAAAGAAATCTTCAGAGCATGGATATCAGAGGCAAAAGAAATAGATAAACTATTCCTGCCACTTGATTTTTGATAAATAATACGATAAGACTTAGGAAAGAAATGAGTAATCCCTTTACACAAGTATACGATGATCTAAGATCACCTTATTTGCAAGAGAAAAAAGCAAAGAAAGATTATGATGGTGATGGTAAGATTGAAAGTGGTTCCAAAGAACATGCTGGTGTAGTACATAATGCTATACAGAAGAAGAAAGGTGGCAAACCTGATGGTCAGGACACTCGTACTGAGGGTAAAGCATATGGACTTTACAAAGGGGATGGTAAAGTAAGGATTGGTCAGAAGCAGGAAGAGAAGAAACCACCAAGAACTGCTAAAGGTGCTATGGCATATGATGGTCCTAACAAGGCAGCATCTGAAGCAAGAGATAGAATCATTGCTAAGACTAAGGCAAAGAGAGCGAAGTTGAAGAAGGAAGACTGGAGAGCAGACTTAGGGTTTGAAATAGTTGAGCATCATCAAAAGGATGAAAATGGTAATGTCATTGAGCATGAAGATGAAGCAGATGGAACACCTAGTTCTGTAGAGGAAGCAGTAAAGGGAGAGAAGTTAGACATCAAGACAACAGGTGTAAAGAACAAGGTCGAGATCAATCCTGAGATGAAGACCGAAGGATATGGTGGGATGGCGAAGAAGAAAAAGAAAAAATTTAGTGAGAGTCTAAAGCAAGCACGTAAGAACATTGGTATGGATCCTAATAAACCTTCCTGTTGGAAAGGTTACAAGGCAACTGGTACCAAGATGAAGGGCGGTAAGAAAGTTCCTGATTGTAAGAAGGAATCTCTAATGGATAAAGTAGAGACTGACGCACTCAAGCTGTTCAATGCTAAATGAAAAAGCAGTCTCCCGAAAACAACAAAGATTCTTCGGGATGGTTAGAGCGGCTCAAAAAGGTGAGGCGAAAACTACCTCACCTGAGGTTGCCAGAACTGCTGCCAGCATAAAGATGAAAGATGCAAAGAAGTTTGCATCAACTAAACATAAAGGACTACCTGAAAAGAAAATGAAAAAGGAATCTGTAAGTGAAGACGCTAAAATGAGGAGGCAGAGTGATGAGAAACTCGCTGCTGCTCATAAGAAGTTTAGTAGTATGGATCAGAGTCCTGCTAACTCTTTCATGAAGAAAAGAATAGAGAAGGAAATCAATAGAAGAAAGAAGAGTGTAAAGGAAGATAAGGAAGCGTATCATACCATGTCTACTAAAGAGTTCAACAAAACTCACAGAGATTTCAAGAGTGGTTCAAAGAAGAAGGGTAATGCAAGAGTAACAAAGGGAGTCACTAATCCATCAGGTACTACTACACCTGTGTCCAGACGTGTAAAGTTTTCTGACGAGTACATATATGAATTAGACTTGAAGAAGATAGGTAAGAAGGTAATCAACAAAGCAAAAGAGGTCTGGAATAGACCTATTATGAAACCTAATATTACTAAGGATCAGCACCTACAGAAGATAAGGAACTCAGGTGGAGACACATCACATTGGGAGTCAACACAACAAGAGGGTGTATTCACTACAGGTGCAGCATTGACTGCTGCTGGTCTTGCAGCATGGAAGTTTGCTCAAGGTATGAAGGCAAGAAACCAGATGAAGAAGTCCATTGACACACCTGGTACTAATCTTAATAAGATAAAATCTGCAAACGATCAGAAGAATAAACTTCTTCAGCAATTGAATCAATCACACGAACCAGAAGGTGAGATGACTGAAGGATTCTATCAAAAAAGATATACCACTGGTGGATATAAGACTGTGGGTAAAAATAAGAGGATGGATAAGTCAAATAAAAGATCTGGTGATAGTAAAGCACAGTATAGAGAACTACATAAAGATCTAGCGAAAATAAAAAAGGAAGAGACTATTGTAGAGAAGAAAAAGATGGTCAAGATCAAGGTCAATAGACCTATCAAGACTAAGGTAACTGACATTGGACCTGGTGGTAAGGAATATGTTAGAAAGGATTGGAGTGAAGAGACTCTAACTGAGATAAAGTTTAGTTTTAGAAGGACATCTAAACCTAAGGAGACAGAAAGGAAACCACAGAAAGCACAAGACGCTGGTGCTAGAGGTAGAAGAATGCTCAAGAGAAGAGAGTATGCTGCTAAGATATCAGGTAGTGAGGACAATGTGCCTGATGATCTAAGAGATAGTGTACAATATGAGCAATCATGTGGCGAAGGGATGTATTTCTGTAAGGAGAAAGGTAAGTGTATGCCTATACCAAAGGGTAGTAAGGTAGAGAAGGGTGGTAACCTTGTCAAAGAGACATCTGTAGCACTCAAGTTTGGAACAAGTGGAACAGATCTTAGTATTGGCGGTACATCTGTAAGAAATACAATCAATAATGTAAAGACAGGAGTAAATGCCATCAAGAACATCAAAAAAGATGGTCTTGTAAAAGGTATTAAGAATACTTTCACCAAAACTAAGGTAGAAAAACCATCTATAGCAACTAACATTGACAATGCAATCAAGAACTTCAAGAAGGAAGAGACTGAGTTGGATAGAATACGTAATGCAATCAAGACAAAGACTATGAATGGTAAACCACTAACTGATAAGCAGATAGAGGGTTTGAAAGCTGGTCTTACACAAGGTGGTAACAAGGTACAAGAGGGGGCTGCTTGGACAAAAAAGTCTGGAAAGTCTCCATCAGGGGGACTAAATGAGAAGGGTCGTAAGTCTTATGAACGTGAGAATCCTGGCTCAGATTTGAAAGCACCTAGTAAAAAGAAAGGTAATAAGAGAAGAGCATCATTCTGTGCAAGGATGAGTGGTATGAAGAAGAAGTTGACCTCTAAGAAGACTGCAAATGATCCTAATTCTAGAATCAACAAGTCTCTCAGAGCATGGAACTGTGAGTATGAACCTGAAACACCTATGCTACCTGAAGCAACTCGTCTAAAGAAAGAGAAGGGTTATGATAAAGGTGGTACCAAGAAACCTACAGGTCCTAAGGTAAAGGACGCTGCTCTTGATGCTGTAAAGAAAAAGTATAAGGGTCAGATAATGAGGAGTGGTAGCAACCAACCTAAGAAGGTGAAGGGTGCGAAGACTACTGGTGTTGGTAAGTATCTTGCTAGACATAAGGAGAAGCAACAACTCAAGAAAGATACTAAAGAGATGGGTTATGGTAGTGATACAAAGTCTTATGTAAATGCTAGAGCAAGGTATGGTAGTAAGGAGAACATGAAATCTGGTAAGGGATTAGGAACATGAAGAGTTATAAACAATTTGTAACTGAAATGCCAGCACCTTATAATGATTACAAAGAACTGGCAAAGGATAAAGGTCTTGATCTCACTGATGCATTTCAAAGAAGAAAAGCAATTAGAATGTTCAGTTCTATGCAGAGAATGGGTGTGCCTAAGGGTGTAAAAGAGGGTAATGTCACTGGTATCAATGACGGTGGTATGAAGGATGCTCAGAATCAAGCGAACAAAGATATGAAGAACACTAAGTATGACCCTACAGAGGGTAAGAGACGTGGTAAGGGACTGTTAGATAGATTACTAAAAGGAGTGTAAATAATATCCTATATAATATGGAACTTTAGGGATTATTATGTTTGGATTTCTACTACCATTTGCTACAAAAATCATTACTGATGCTGTAGACAAGATACCTGACAACGAAGAGTTGGGTGAAAAACTAATAGAAGTGTGTCTAATCATTCTAGGTAAAGCAGTAAAGCTTACAAAGACTGACATGGACGATAGACTACTTGAAACAGTAGCTAAGGCAATCAAAGCCAAAGGATAAATAGTAAAACGTAAAACGAGGAAAAGAACGACATGGCACTCTGGGGAGCATCAGATTCTGATGAATCTAAGCCAAAGAACTTGACAACTGCTGAGAAGAAAGAAGTCTTTGCTAACGCTAGTGGTTGGGTAAGAGAAGCTGGTTCAGCACTTAGTGGTAATAACAACACTAACGCTGACCCCGAACTCTTAGTCGCTATTAGTGGACTAGCGGTATCACTAGGTGCTGCTGACATTACTGAGATTGAATTTATATCTACAGCGTTTGACAAGTCTGCTGGTGGTGTACTACAAGTTAGAGTCAGATTCAATGAGGCAGTTGACGTAACTGGAACTCCTCAGTTGACTATCACTAACGATACAGTAGCAAGAAACGTTACCGCTTCATATGCTAGTGGTACAACAACTAATGAATTAGTCTTTAGTAAGACCATTGGTGCTGCTGCTAACGACACTAACGCTGGCGACGTACTATCAATTGGAGCAAATGCTCTGGCACTAAACGGTGGAACTATCAAGGATACAGGCACTAACACAGCGTCTACTATCACTAATTCTGCTGCTATCGGTACTGCTGCTGGAACTTTAACAGTAGAAGCCTAAAAAGGCAATGAATCTAAATGAAATTTGATGAACTAAATGATGACAATTATGTGCTATTTGCTATAAAACATTATGAAAATCCTCATGCTGCCACCATGGAAGACTTTGAGGAGGACTTAAAAAGATTCAAGTATATCAAAAGGTTGATGAAGAAATATGTAGTATCAGGGGAACTAAAGCATCACCTGATACTCAACCATATGATTATTTGTTTTAATGTATTTGGCGAAGGTGCAATACCGTTATTCTTCTACAAGATTGATAAAGAGTATTGGTCTCTTATCAAAACTTTCTTACAATTCCTGAATCGAATACCAGATTTTCCTAAGACTGGTCTCGATAGTATACCAACACACAAGGAAGCATACGTTATTCTAAATTCTATCTAATGAAGGATTGGAAAAGCATAAGAGAAGAGATGATGTCCACCGATCCTGGTAGTACTGGGAAGGCAGGTTTCTCCTCGCAAGCAGATGACGAAGGTCCTGTGGCAGGGTATGATAAAGGGATGAAACCTAAGAAAAAGAAGAAGTATGCAACTGCTGGTCATGGATCACGTAGAAGATGGATGAACAGTGGACCCAAATAATGCTGCTAACAATGCTATATTAGAAAGACTAGAGAGAATTGTAGAGTCCCTGCAAGAGAACTCAGTCAAGATGGGACAGTTGCTTGCTGTTCACAATGAGAAGTTAGATAAACAAGATAGAATAGATGCAGTACTGTTTGAGAAGATAGAACAGGTTGATGAGAAGTTAGATCGTCATGCAAGAGAAATAAAGAAAGGATGTGAGAGAGATATAATGCTAGTAGATAAGCGTCTTCGTACTATAGAGCAGAAGATGTGGACTATAGCAGGAGCATTGACCATTATAAGTTTCGTGGTCTCACCTCTTGGACAAATCTTCATAAGAAACTTGACCACTAATACGACGTCTGCTATTATACAGAAAAACTAAACCTTTGTAATGATTCACATTGATGCCAAGTATATAAGTTTGGTATCTGCTCGACTTGGTAAATTCAAAAGGACAAAGAACAATCTCTATACGTTCAGGTGTCCTTATTGTGGTGACTCGAAGAAGAATAAGAACAAAACTAGAGGATATCTGTACCAAGTCAAGACAGATTTCAATTTCAAATGTCATAACTGTGGTCTCTCCAGATCCTTCACAAACTTTCTAAAGGATCAAGACCCCCAACTGTATGATCAGTACGTTCTGGAGCGATATAAAGAAGGTCTGACAGGCAAGGCAACGACCACACCTGAACCAGACTTCAAGAAGATAATCAATAAACCTGTATTCAAAAAGAAAATTGATTTGCCTTTAGCATCTGAAAATGCTAGGGCATCTTCCTATTTAAAGAACCGTAAACTAAATCCAGACAAGTTCTATTACGCTGAGAGGTTCAAGCACTTCTGCAATACTATCAAACCGACATTTACTAATGTTCGTGATGAACATGCACGTATCGTAATCCCAATGTACGACTCAAATAAGAGATTGATTGGTCTTCAAGGACGTGCTTTGGACGGGTTTGTACAACCTAAATATTTGACCCTGATGTTAGTGGAAGATCACCCCAAAGTGTATGGGTTTGATACAATAGATGAAACGAAACAGGTTTATGTCACAGAAGGACCATTTGACTCAACGTTCATTGATAATTCCATTGCTATGTGCGGTAGTGACGTGGATCTTAGCGGGTATGGTGATTTGGAATTTACCTACGTCTTCGACAACGAACCAAGGAACAGGGAAATCGTCTCTAAGATTACTAAATCCATCGAGAAATCCCACAAGGTGGTGATATTTCCCACACAAATCAGAGAAAAAGACATCAATGACATGGTTTTAGCTGGACATGATGTCAATTCTCTGCTAGAATCCAACACATATACAGGATTAAAAGCCAAACTAAAACTACAAACTTGGAAAAAAGTATGAGCAACGGTATAAAAGTTGTAAAGAGAAACGGTTCTACTGAACCATTGAATCTTGAAAAGATGCACATCATGGCAGAACGTGCATGTGAAAATTTAGCAGGAGTCTCTGCATCACAGGTAGAGATACAATCTGGTATACAATTCTATGATGGTATCACTACTGCTGAGATACAGAATATTCTAATCAAGTCTGCTAGTGATCTTATAACACTTGACAATCCTAACTATCAGTTCGTTGCTGCTAGACTTATGCTCTTTGCCCTCCGTAAGGGTCTGTATGGTAAGTTAGAAACAATTCCACACCTTCATGACCATATCAAGGAGTGCGTTGAGAGAGGTCTGTATGACACCACAGTGCTTGATAAATATTCTGATGAAGAAATCAATGAAATAGATGGTATAATAGATCATGATCGTGACTTCCTGTTTACCTATGCAGGATTGAGACAAGTCTTTGACAAGTATCTTGTACAAGACAGAAGCAGTGGTGAAGTGTATGAGACACCACAGCAGATGTACATTATGATTGCTGCTACACTATTTGCAAACTACCCTAAGGAAACAAGAATCAGTTATGTTCAGAGATACTACAACAGCATCAGCAAACACAAGCTCAACATTCCCACACCTGTCATGGCGGGAGTTAGAACTCCACTTCGACAATTCGCTAGCTGTGTTCTTGTGGATATTGATGACACCCTCGATAGCATCTTTAGCAGTGATATGGCTATCGGCAAGTATGTTGCACAGAGGGCGGGTATTGGCATCAATGCGGGCAAAATCCGTGGCATCAACAGTAAAATCAGAGGCGGAGAAGTTCAACACACAGGCGTTATACCTTTCCTCAAAAAGTTTGAAAGTACTGTCAGATGCTGCACTCAAAATGGCGTTAGAGGTGGATCAGCGACTGTCCACTTCCCCATCTGGCACCAAGAAATAGAAGATATAATTGTACTCAAGAATAACAAAGGAACAGAGGACAACCGTGTCAGAAAACTCGACTACTCAATCCAAATCTCAAAACTTTTTTACGAAAGGTTTATCAAGAATCAAGACATCTCGCTTTTTTCCCCTCATAATTGTCCTGACTTGTTTGAGAGTTTTGGGACCGATAGGTTTGATGAGTTATATTGCGGTTACGAGTTGGATGAATCAATCCCAAGAAAAACCATCGCTGCACAAGAACTCTTCCTCGCAATTCTAAAGGAGAGAGCAGAGACTGGTCGTATATACATCATGAATATCGACCACTGCAATAGTCATTCATCATTTATTGACAAGGTTTCTATGAGTAACCTCTGTCAGGAGATTACCCTACCTACTACACCCCTGCAACACATCGATAAGGAAGGTGAGATAGCACTGTGTATATTGTCTGCTGTAAACGTAGGAAAGGTACAGTCAGATAAAGAACTGGAGTCACTATGTGACCTTGCAGTCAGAGCATTAGATGAGATTATAGATTATCAAGAGTATCCTGTTGCTGCTGCTGAGAAATCTACTAAGGCAAGAAGATCTCTTGGTATAGGTTACATTGGACTAGCACATTACTTTGCAAAATTAGGGTTTGCTTATGATTCTCAGGAGGCATGGGACGCAGCACATACACTAACCGAGTCGTTCCAATACTTCTTACTAAAAGCATCAAATCAACTCGCAAAAGAGAAGGGTGCATGTGAATATTTTGACCGCACAAAATACTCTTTGGGACAACTTCCAATTGATACATATAAGAAGGATGTAGATGAGATTACAACAGTAGCATACCAACATGATTGGGATTCTTTACGGAATGACATCAAGACCCACGGTCTTAGGCACTCAACATTGTCCGCACAGATGCCTTCGGAGAGCAGTTCCGTTGTGTCAAACGCTACCAATGGAATCGAACCACCTAGAGACTACTTGTCCATTAAGAAGTCCAAGAAAGGACCTCTTAAGCAAGTTGTGCCACAGTATAGTAAACTAAAAAATAACTATACATTGTTATGGAATATGAAAGACAATCAGGGATACATAAATGTTGTCTCTGTGATGCAAAAATTCTTTGATCAAGCAATATCTGGTAATTGGTCATACAACCCAGAGAATTATCCAAATAATGAAGTGCCAGTTTCTGTTATGGCACAAGATTTGTTGACCACATATAAGTATGGATGGAAAACTTCCTACTATCAGAACACTCATGACATGAAGAGTGATGAAATAGAGGAACCGGTAGCATCTACTAAAGATCTAATAGCAGAAATAGAAAACCTATCGGAAGAATCCTGTGATTCCTGTGCAATTTAGAGTGACTGAGTCTACACCAGTCAATGGTATGACTGTCTTCAATAAAGGACATGTCGATACAAAAGAACAACCTATGTTCTTTGGTGCACCCCTTGGTGTGCAGAGATATGATTCATATAAGTATCCTGTGTTTGAGAAACTAACAAACCAGATGCTTGGATACTTTTGGAGACCAGAAGAGGTGTCTCTACAAAAGGATCGTGGTGACTACCAGTCTCTACGTCCAGAGCAGAAGCATATCTTTACTTCTAATTTGAAATATCAAATACTCCTTGACTCTGTACAAGGTCGTGGTCCTGGTATGGCATTCTCACCCTACTGTGCACTGCCTGAGTTGGAAGGTGCTATGAATGTATGGCAGTTTATGGAGATGATTCATAGTAGATCATACACTTATATTATCAAGAATGTTTATCCAGATCCAGCAGAGGTTTTTGATACCATACTGGATGATGATAAGATATTGGCACGTGCTAAGTCAGTGACTGCTGCCTATGATGACTTCATCAACATGGCACATCAATATGATCAGAGTAACTGGTGGAGACCTGAGTGGAAGAATGCTAGTTACAATGCGTCTTATGAAGAAAGAGAACTAAAACGTAAACTTTATCTTGCTGTATCTAATGTCAATATACTCGAAGGTATTCGTTTTTATGTTAGTTTTGCTTGCAGTTTTGCATTTGGAGAACTCAAACTCATGGAAGGTTCGGCAAAAATCATCTCACTTATTGCAAGAGACGAGAACCAACATACAGTCCTCACTCAACAAATGATCAAGGCATGGCAGAAGGGAGATGACCCTGTCATGAGTGAGATAATGAAAGAAGAAGAGCAAACTGTCATTGACATGTATAGAATGGCAGTGGAAGAAGAGAAAGAGTGGGCACAATACTTATTCAAAGATGGTAGCATGATAGGACTCAACGATAAGTTACTTGTTAAATATGTTGAGTGGATCTGCAATAAAAGAATGAGAGCGATTGGACTAGATCCTATATATGATGCACCCATAAAGAACAACCCACTACCTTGGACAGAACATTGGATTAGTTCTAAAGGTTTACAGGTTGCACCACAGGAGACAGAGGTAGAAAGTTATGTCGTCGGAGGAATCAAACAAGACGTCAAGAAGGACACGTTCTCAGGATTCAAACTCTAGAGGAAGATTCGATCCACCTTTGAATAAAGATGGATCCCCTTGTTTGAAAGGTAGAATTATAAACCTAATACAAGTAGTAGTGGTAACACAGTTACTGATAGTTGCTGCTACTATCCATGGATGTCTTATGCCAGGTAGAGAGTGTAACTCAGAAACTAAACAACATATTGCTAACATGATGACTGTTATAACTACCTCTACATTTGCTTTATATGCTGCTGAGAAGTGAAGTTTTATTTTGATGGTTGCTCTTTCACTGCTGGTGGAGGATTCAAAAAGTTTGGACACGAAAATTATAAAAATTTACTATGGACACACCATGTCTGTGACCATTTCAATGCAGAAGAACATAACTTTGCCATAGGTGGTGCTGCTAATGACACCATACTCAGAAATTTTTTCGTCAAAAATTATGATGAGTTGGAAACCTATGACTGTTTCTTTATGCAGACTACCATTACTGCTAGGAGTGAGTGGTTTGATGATATAAAAAATATTTGGAGAAGATATAAGTTCAAGGCAAAGGTTTATAAAGATCAACTCAGGAAGGAAGACCCTGTGCTAGAGGAATGGATTGACTACTATTTGAAGAGAATATACAGCGATAAAGCAGGACGAGTGAAGGAAGAGGTGACATATAGGAGCATAGATTCACACCTAAAAGCATTGAACAAACCTGTGTTCTGGTCTACAGTTATAAAAAATAAAGAATCTCGCATGGATTACCACTTGAACTTCAAGGATCCTAATCAAACTACTAATCTTCCTAAGACAAGGTACGACAGTTTCCCTGATGGACACCCAAGTGTTGAAGGACATAGGCAGATCGCCAAAGATGTTATAAAAGTAATAAATAGTAACACTATATTCAAAGGAATAACATGTCCGTAGATTTAAATTCATCAGCTAAAACATATAACCTAGCAGTTAGAGCAAAAGGTAGACTATCTGCGGATGGTATTATAGAGTTCCCAAAAGCATGGGCGGGTAAAGTAAAGACTAATACTATCTCTATTATACTTACTCCTTACAAATCATATCAAGAGTTATATGTTGAGTCTATATCATATGGAAGTAAAGCAATAGTAAAGAATGCAGCAGGATCTCATATTCAAGGATGGTATTTTCTAATCGCTAACCTACAGGACGGTGTAGAAATAGACACCAGCACAGGTAACTACAGTAATACTCAAGCGTTTGAGTAATGAATGGTAGAGGTGATGGCCGCAAACTAAAGATTTGGGGTGAGATATACCATAAGTACAGAACAGATTCAGGCAAAATTTACATCCAAGAGGAGGGACAACCAATGGCAAAGAATCGAGGGGATCATGCACCAACATTTGGTGCAGTCAGAGTAAAGGGTGACATACCAGACAATGGGGTTATAAATTTCCCTGCTGATTGGAAGGGTAAGATAGACATTGACAGTATTGTCATAATGGTTACACCACATGGTGCATTCCAAAGATTATATGTTGACTCTATACAAGGAGAAGTCTCAGCAGTTGTAGCGAATGCTATTAGCGGACCTATCAAGGGTTCATATATGATAATCTGTAACCTTAAAGGTTATCCTAAAAATTGATACCTTTATTATTAAATTTTGGAACTGCATACTCTGCGACCAGTCCATTGTGGCGAACTCTACAAGATGATACTAAGTATCTGCACACTGGACATCGTAAGAAGACTCATTGGTTATGGTTACTAAGGAATCAAGATACCAATGTGGAGAGGAAGTTTGTTCTCACACCAGAACCTTCTGCTCAAGCACCATCAAGACAGCATATAAAATTTACTAAAGAGGAGGAGGACTATTTCTTTTCTCTTCCTACATCTATAGAGAAATATATTGAATATTATAAAAGGCATTGGGACTATCTTGATGGTGAGTTCAAGTCGGTGGGTGACTTCTGTAATAAGATGGCAGTGGCAGATGAGGAATATCTTTGTTTTCTACGTGACAAGTTGTCTGAACACTTTGATGTTAAGATAACTCTGATATTCAGAGACCCTGTTCGTAAGATATGGTCTGAAGCACGTACAGAATACAGTAGAATATACAACAAGAAGGGTGGTATAAGACGATCAGCTTTATATGGTGAGGTGTATGAGAAGTATGCTAGAGTTTTTGGTGAGGAGAGAGTGTTACCAATGGTTATGGAAAGGATATGGGAAGACCCTAGTGAACTGTCAGACTTCTTAGGACATCCTATTCCAAAAATGCATAGGAATGCATACTATCCAGAGAGAGGTACTAACATAAAAGAGTTCCCTGAGTTCTGGGATCAATGGAGAAATGAAAAGAATCCTATAGACTATGATAGGTTGAGAAAGGAGTTTGATTTATGCTATGTGGATTATAAAAGAGTCTTTGGAGATGTACCTGTAGAGTGGGGTAAAAAGGACATAGATATAGTATGAAATTTTATTTTGATGGATGCTCCTTCTCACATGGGTATGCCATGAGTGAGTATGGACATGATTTCCTAGCAAATCGTTGGACAAAATTAGTTTCTGATCACTACGGTGCAGAAGAATTCAACTTGTCATCAGGTGGTGCTGCTAATGACACCATACTGAGACATTTTTTTATGGGAGAGAAGTTTAGAGAGCACAATGTGATGAAGAATCCTATACGATTCGATCTCAACGACTTTGATTTATTTTTTATACAGTCTACGTCACCTAGAAGAGGTGAGTATTGGAATAGAACTACTATGAAGTGGGAAAGATATAAGTTTAGAGGTGTCAAGAAAGAAGCAGAGAAGAGAAAGAAAAATCCTGAGTTGCAGAGGTGGATACAGTACTGGTTGACTGACATATATGACCCAAAACAGGGTGCAGTTTATGAGACTGTGATGATGAAAGCAATTACATCACATCTTAAACTACTGAAGAAACCATACATAACTCTTACGTTTATGAATCCAGAGAGTGCTGTTATGGACTACGACATATATCTAAACGCTGCAAGTAAACACTATGTGACTGAAGAGATAACTACAAAGTATGATAAATTACCTGATGGACACCCATCACCACTGGGTAATAGACAAATTGCTGATGATATTATAAAGTTGATAGATGAAAAAGTTTTACTTTGATGGTGACTCATGGATGAATGGTGGAGGACTAGAGTTATGTGGTCTTCCTAGGAAATCACGTTGGTCTACCTTAGTATGTGAACATTTTGGAGCAGAAGAAACTAATTTAGCAACTGGTGGTGCACCTATTGACACTGCTATGCGACATCTATTTACTGGTAAGTATAAAAAGAAAGAGATTCCTCTCCATGAGTTTGATATGTTCTTCATACAACTGTCTTACCCTCGTAGAAGAGAATACTTTTGTGATATTGAAAAGAGATGGAGGAGATATCATCCAGATAAAGATAAGTGGGCAGAGGACTATCTCAAATACAAATACAGTGAGGTACAGGGGAGAGTAATAGAACAGATTGCAGTCAAATCTATAAGAGCATACTGTAAAGAACTTGGTAAACCATTGTTCCTGTGCACTCAATGGAAAAATGCAAATAAAGATTTAGATTATGACCTATTTCTCCATACATATGCTAGACTACCTGATGGAGGGCACCCTTCAGTCAAAGGTCATCGTCACATTGCTGATGATGTAATAAAATTTATGACAAATGAACTACATTTTTGATGTTGATGGCACACTGACTCCTGCTAGGAGACAAATGGACTTGTCTTTCATGGCATGGTTCATAATATTTGAATGCAAGCACCCTGTGTATCTGGTGACTGGTAGTGATAGACAGAAGACTATAGATCAGGTGGGTCTTGATGTGTATAACAGAGCACAGAGAGTATATAATTGTTCTGGTTCAGATGTGTGGGAGGGAGATCGTAATGTTTATAGAGACGATTGGAAACTACCTCATGATGCCAATGCATGGTTGATGTTAGAACTCAAGCAAAGTAATTTTACTATCAGAACTGGTACACATATAGAAAGGAGACCTGGTTGTGTCAACTTTAGTATCTTAGGTAGAGGTGCTAACTTTGAGGAGAGAGAAGTATATAAGCAATGGGATAAAGATGAGAATGAGAGACATCAAATTGCTAGGAGATTCAATAGAGAGTTTCCTGACCTCTATGCTACTGTTGGTGGTGAGACAGGACTAGACATAGCACCACAAGGTAGAGATAAGAGTCAGATACTTAGAGACTTTGATGGAGATATAAAATTCTTTGGTGATAAGATGGAGAAAGGAGGTAATGACTTCCTTCTTGCACAGACAATAAGAGAAAAAAAATTAGGTGCTACCTATTATGTGTTTGATTATAAGCATACTTGGGAGATATTACAGTACGAAAATAAATGAAATTTTATTTTGATGGTTGCTCCTTTACATTTGGTCAAGGAGTGCCAGCAGATAAAAGATGGAGTTACCTTGTAAGTAAACACTTTGGTGCTGAAGAATTTAATATAGCAAGTAGTGGTGCCACCAATGATACTATCATGAGGCACTTTTTTACAGGACAAACTATGAATGAGTATGTTCCTGATATGACATTTGATCTAAAAGATTTTGATTTATTCTTTATTCAATTTACTTTTCATATAAGAAGAGAGTACTATGATAGCAGTGCCAGTAGATGGAGAAGGTATAGGTACAATGATAATGGTGCACGATGGTCACAAAGACACATTCAATTCTTCCAACACTACAGTACAGAGATACACACCAAGTATCAGGAGAAAGTTTTTGAGGAAATAAATCATACTGCTATAACCTCACACTTGAAGTGTCTGGATAAACCATACTTCTTAGGACACTTGGGACAATCCTTTGGTATGACATATGATTATGATTTCCGTACACCAGTTGACCTACTGCCATGTCACCACCCATCAATAGAGGGTAATAAAGTGATAGCAAAAAAGGTTATAGATATAGTGGAGAAAAAATTATTATGAAACCGCAATCAGCGAAGGCAAAGGGTAGGAAACTACAGCAGTGGGTGAGAGATAAACTTATTGAACATAGGGAAGTACATCCTGAGGACATCGAGTCTAGGTCTATGGGTGCTGGTGGTGAAGATCTTATTATGGCACGAGATGCTAGACAAAAGTTCCCTTTTAGTATAGAATGTAAGAACCAAGAGAAGTTGAACGTTTGGGATGCTTATCAACAAGCAATTGATAACTCTGGTGACTACGAACCTATTCTTATAATGAAGAAAAATGGTAAAAAACCACTGGTTGTCATGGACGCGGAAAGCTTTATCAAGTCCAAAGGCTGATATGGAAGACTGGCGTTACTCAGACGAGAGAATGTTACTGAGGGCAGAAGTCTTTCGTGCATTGCAACATCATTTAGCAGACCATACACGTGCAGTGTATGAGTTCTGTACTCTATGGGTAGATCAAGGAAACCCCAATACTAATGGTATTGAACAGGCATTTCAAGACTACCTACGTAAACTAGCAGAGGATTCTTATGCAAAAACTAATTAATGCAGCAGCACTATTCGCTGGTGCAGTATCACTCGCTGTCGTTGGTACAGCAGGGTATGTATACATCAGAAAAGACGCTATCATTGAGAGCGTCAAAGAGAAAGCACTTGAAGCAGTGATGGGAAGCGTTACTGAGTCACTACCTAGTGTTGATCTACCTGATGCTACAGGACCAGCAATACCTTCATTACCTACACCACCATCCCTATAAATAAAACTGCCTAGCAGTTTCTAGATGGAAGATAAGAAGGACAAACCTAAAGGTCCTATAGGTAAACTCCAAGAGTTTGCTGAAGATAAAGAAGAGCAGTTAGTAATTCTTAGTACATTTGTTCGCCTTGGTATTCTGGTGTGGTCTGGTGCAATATTAACATTGAACTACGTCACAATACCAGGTTGGGAACAAGACAAAATCGATCCGACCTTTATAGCTTCGGTGTTTACGGGAGTTACAGCTACGTTCGGAATCCAGACCGGTGGTAAGAAAAAGAACGGTGAAGCTGGTGGAGGTGTTAACATAACCAAGAAGGATATGGAGATGCTCATCGCCAAAGCAGCAGAAGCAGCACCCACTCAAACAATCAGGTTAGAACAGGGTCCCGTGACAATATCAGCGAGTCCAAATAAAAAGTCATCATAGGATACCTGTGGTATAGTACATAGTAATGTAGTAAATAATACAGAACTATGAAACACTATATCGTAGGTTATCATGACATGATGAACAACGTTATAGAGATCTGTGAGTACGCAGAGGATGCTTTCCAAGCACTACAGCAAGCAAAGCATGACATCCCAGAACTCATAGGTCACCCAAATGCATGTGAGTATTGTTACTTAGAAGATGGAAGAACTTGACTTCATACACTTTCCAAGTGTGAATAAGATAGAGGTAACTATACCTCCTATCAGAGTTCTCAACGTGCCAAATATAAAAGTATTCAATGCACCCTCTGTACCTAACGTAACAGTCCCAGTTACAGTGTACATTGGGAAACCAATAGTAGATTTACCAGGTTGTGTAGAAGCACACCCAGAAGACGAAGGAAAAAGTCCCTCACTTGTCACGGATGACAGTGATGGGACTGTTGTTTTATGTGACGGTCAGTATCCATCCTTTGATGCGATGGACTATGTACCAGAAGATATAATAATAACGACAGAAGCACCACCACCCGAAGTGCAACCACCACCAGATCCACCAGGTGCACCAGAGGTTCCTGAGACTACTGATCTAGGTACAGAGGAACAACCATGTCCTGCACCAGGTCAACCAAGAGTGGGTGATCTATCTCAAAGTGGAGATGAGAAGGTTATAGGTCATGAACTCCAAGGCACGACCTGTGTAGTATTATATGAACCTACTACTGCTATTGAAAAATATTTACCAACTACAAACGTGGTTACGACTACAGCAGTCATAGCAACTGTTGCTACTGCGTCTGCCCTATTTGCAAAACCCCTAGCGGATTTGATTCTGAGGGCTGTGAAACCTCTAATAAAGAAGGCAACTGATACTGTGAAGAAGAAACTGGGACGTCATCGGACTTTGTCTCCTCAGGAGGTGAGATCAAATAAGTATCGGGAGAAGAGGGGTCTACCTCCTTTGAAGGTTCCGAAAAAGAATAAGAAGTTGAAGGGATAGAGTGGGTATGATTTGGTAATGTATTTGGTGGGTTCACTAATACAACATCAGCACATACAGAGTAGTAAGGAGACTTTGGATGGAACATAATTCCCTCCTTCATTAGCTGACCACAATTTTTTAATCTAGCTATCTCAAAATCTAATCTCTTGTTGGCATTTGTCTGCTCGATGAATGCTATCTGCTGTGTTGCTGCCTCTTTACATAACTGAGTCAATTTCCTATCAAGTGGCCAACTTATAGTACCACTGATACCTATTGATATATTCTGGTTGTTCTTCTGACCTGTTCTTGTTGGTTTATAAAATAAAATTTCACCGGGATGATCGGGTACACCGTCATCATTGGCGTCTAGCATGTTGTACACTGGATCCATCCAGTAATCTTCGTAAGGATGCTGTTCGCTGAGACTCCCAGTGAAGAACGGAGTAAGGTTCATGGTAGCACCTTGACACTGTATACCATTACTATAAGTGTTGGTAATATAAGGTCCTTGTAAAACCTGTATTGCCTGATTGGTTACTGAGCCTGAAGAGTTGGCGACTGGATTAGCGGTAGCAGAAACTCCCCCCACGTCTGTGTTTGCTAAGACTGGGGTAGTTATGGTAAAAAGACTAAGGACGGATAGTACTGATGTACTTATTGACTGAAGATTGAGGTTGTATCTGTGACGCTTTGTATTGTTGTTGTTCTTTGTATTATTGTCTGTGTCTGTAAGCCTGGGCCATTGTAGTGCTCCGTGAATTGGAACGCTTGTCCTACATTGTTCTGTGTCCAGTTTGGTTTTTGTTCTAAGTCTAAACCAGTCCATGATGAAGTCACTCCATTCAAAGTATTAGATTGAGCACTCCCCACATCAGGAGATATGCTCGTGCCATCGTGTTGTACGTTTGTCCCCGTTACCGAGTATGTCCAGCCTGTCGAGTAATCCATAGAATTAATCGTCTCTGTCACGGTAGACGTCGTCTCCGTGTGGCTGGTCATCGAGCCCTGTGTGAAGTTAGGGACCACAGGGACTGCAATCGCAGTCGGTGCAGTCGCAAGGACAAGTGCACTGACAGTTATCGCACGATACAGTTTCATTTGTTACCATAACTCCTTATTTTATAGTAAGTTCAGTGACATGCTGTCCTGTAGCTGAAGTACCTGCACCACCAGCAGTTATTGTCATAACCCCTGCACTGGTTATAGTTCCAGCGAGTGTGTCTTTTGTACCAGCAGCAGTTGAAGTTTGGTTACTGAAGTTTCCTACAGCACCTACTGTTGGTGCTGATGTTGAAACAGCGTCTCCTTGGGTGTATGACTGGGTAAAGCTGAAAGCTGCACCAGGTACATCTTGAGTTGCTGCTATAGTACCAGGAGCATAAACACCTGAAGTTATAGTACCAACAGAAACAGTACCAGCTGTTGTACCATCTGTTGTATCGACACCGTTTCCAGTGATAGAGAATGAGGATCCAATCCTCTCAACCTGTGTTGCTGCTGCGTTCACTTGTAACTGAACACTTGATGACAGTCTGTGAGTAATGTCTGCACGAGCAGTCATCGGTGCAGCTAACGCTAACATAATAAAAGGAATAAGTTTTTTCATTCTTATACGTAGCATTCTAGCCGTATTTATGATAATATATATCCAACGATAAAAATACCTAGAAACATGAGAATTTTTCTTGACACTGCTGACACAGAAGTGATCAACAAGCACTATGTCACTGGTCTTATAGACGGTGTCACAACAAACCCAACACTTATACGTAAGAGTGGTAGAGATCCCATCAAAGTCTACGAAGAGTTAGCAGAGTTAGGACTCACTGACATCAGTATGGAGGTTGGTGGTAATGCCATGGAGATGGTAGAAGAAGGCAAGAGACTTGCTACTTTGTTTGGAAATGTTGCAACCATCAAGGTTCCATGTACACCAGAGGGTCTATGGGTATGCAGAGAGTTGAAAAGAAATCTTATAAATGTAAATGTAACTTTGATATTCTCAGCAGCACAAGCAATCCTTGCAGCAAAGGCAGGAGCAAAGTATGTTTCTCCTTTCGTTGGTAGATTGAATGACAACTCTGTAAATGGATTAGACTTGATTGAAGAGATCAATGGTATATTCACAGTGCAGGGTGTGCATGAGACAGAGATACTATCTGCATCTATTAGAGATGTGTCTGGTGTGTCTGGTTCATTCGCTAGAGGTGCTGACATAGTTACAATGCCACCATCAGTATTTGAAAAGATGTACAACCACATCTTGACTGATAAAGGGTTAGAACTATTCAATGCAGACCTAGAGAGCATAGCAAATGCGAATCATTCATAACGCAGTATCAGAAGAACTCATCGACAGATGCCTCGATGAGATGAATAGGAAGAGGAAGCAAGACGTATGGGGTATAAGTAAATGGAAGTGGGATGAGAAACTAACGAAAGGATTCAAACAGTATTGTTTCTCATCCAGACCAGAGGTCTATCAGTTCAATGACCTCCGTAACCAGTTGACTCAATACTTTGATCAAGTTCCTACAAATATAAACTATCACTTGTGGTTACCAGGTTCTGGTATCAATTGGCATGATGATAAAGCAAGTTTATATGGTGCTACATTATATCTAAACACATGGGAACCAGAGAAGGGTGGTGTATTCATGTGGAGAGAGAAGTTGAGTGGTGAATTGAAGTGTATTCACCCTCAAAGAAATATGCTTATGATAAATGAGCAGGGAGAAGATCATGCTGTGACACCTATCATGGTCAATGAATCATTTGGTAATAGAAAGAGTGTTCAGATATTCTGTGGTCTACCTAAAGAGAATAGTACTGACATACATGAGAGATAATATAATCTCAAAACATATAGGATTAGACTGGGCAGATGATGTAGAACTGCTCTGCAAGAAACTAATACTACAACATAAGTGGAGTAATAAAAATTATAAGAGAGGTGAATATGTATTTGATATAGCACCAAACAATCTAGGATTCTTTCAACCTCTGTTTGATATAATAAAACAAGAAGTTATAACACTATATCCTAAGGCAGATATACCAGATAGAATATTCAATAAGAGTTGGGCGTACGTATCTAATCAAGATAGGACTGTGAGTTTTATGCACAACCACATGCCTGAGAAAGTAAAGAAAGATATATCTACTGTCTTCTACCTACGGAAACCACCACAGTCAGGTGACATCATGTTTTTATTGGGTGGAGAAGAGTATATACATAAACCAGTGGAAGGTGAACTCCTTATCTTCCCTGCTACATACTATCACTCACCTTTGCCATCTAAAACAAAGGAATATCGGATAGCAATCAATGTCAATGTGGTCACTCTAAATGAGTATGATTACTTCCTTGACAACTGAGGTGAATGAACAGTATAATTATGTCGTTAGTTCAAAAAACAATGTCGAAGAAGGGATCTTTTCTTTCGAGATTCAAAAACAAATCTCAACTCCTTGTATCTGCTGTTGAAAATAAGATAGATTTAGAGTATGATCATCCTAGTCTTTATGATTCTCTAAAGTCTTTCTATCAGTCACAGGACATTTACTTCTATAATGATAAAGATAAAGATTACGATGTTATTATGGAGAACTTAGAGTATGATTTATTGAATACGGGGTTTATTGGATGATTGAAAAAGAAAGAAGACCATGGGGTTACTTCACTGTCTTGAAAAGGAGTGAGAATTATTGTGTCAAAGAACTCTTCGTAGAACCAGAGATGAGAATCTCTCTACAATTCCATAGGTATCGTACTGAGGACTGGGTTGTTGTAGAAGGTGATGGTGTAATAACTCAAGGTAATCTTGAGACACCATGTAAAGTTGGTGATACATTCTTTATACAAATAGAACAACGACATCGTATACAGGGTGGTAAGAAGGGAATAAGAATTATAGAAGTACAAAGAGGTGACTGTCAGGAAGATGATATTGTAAGACTACAAGACGATTATAATCGTGTAGATCATTTTGCATGGGGTCACTACTAATGAATCCAGATGATTTCAAACCAGAAGACCCTGCACATTACCAACGTGGTAAGATACAAGTCTGGGATTTCATAGCAGATCAAGGACTTGACTTCTTCGCTGGTAATGTAGTGAAGTATGTCTGTCGTGCAGGATACAAGGACGATAAAGTCCAAGACCTAAAGAAGGCAAAAGCATACATTGATAAACTTATAGACTTATGTTCCTAGTTACAGGTGGTGCAGGATTTATTGGCAGTAACTTCCTACACTATCTCAAAAAATATACTGGTGTAGATGATCAGGTTGTTATCATTGACAACCTATCTTATGCTGCTGACAAACAATACATGCCACTCAATGATCAGTTTGTATTTGAGTACTGTGATATATCACAGGAGGAGAATGTAAATTATATCTTTGACAAGTATAAGATCAAGAAAGTATTTCACTTCGCTGCTGAGTCACACGTTGATAATAGTATAACTAATTACAGACCTTTCTTAGAGGCAAATGTAATTGGTACAATCAATTTATTGAATGCCAGTCTAAGACATAACGTAGAGAAGTTCCATCACATATCTACTGATGAAGTGTATGGTTCTTTAGAATATTATGACAAGGTATTATTCAAGGAGACAACACCATATGACCCTAGAAATCCGTACTCGGCAAGCAAAGCAGCGTCTGACCATTTTGTCAAGACGTGGCATAACACTTATGGTCTACCTTATCTTATTACTAACTGCTCTAACAACTATGGTCCTCATCAACATGTAGAGAAGTTGATACCTAAAGTTATATACAATGCGTTTAGAAATAAGATTACATACATGCATCAAGGTGGACATCAAGTAAGAGATTG